GTAGGTTATTGTCGGCTATCCTATTTGCCTCGTCCTTGGTGCAGGCGGTGTATTTTTGTGTATAAATTTCTTGTATTAGGATGAAATCGTTATATTTGTGATATGAAAACAAAGTCATTTAAAATACTTGATCAGTACTTTCTCCGTTTTTATAGATCTATTATGTCTAAGAACGGCAAGAGAAGGAAACATACGATTGTGGACAAGAATGATATTCTCGAATGTCAGTCCTTGATATGGAAGGTCATACGTGATAAGTATCTGGATAATGAGGGTGGGGTTTATATAAACAACATCGGTTATCTGTGCCATAAGATCAATCCTAATCGTAAGATATATCTAAATAAGCTTACCGGTACTATTAACAGACGTGGAACTGGTGGATATTCTTATGTCCATACATGTATTGATTTTATGCCTCGGAACAAGTATTTCCATCTCTATGTTTCTCCGGCCTTGAATAAGGAATGTAGGTTGGCTATGGAATCAGGTAGGAGATATAAGTTCTTGTATCGGGAGGTTGAGTCGGAGAGTAAGGTATTTGGAGTTAAATGGGTTTACAAGCTGTAGAAGTTTTTTTTGTGATCCAGTTAGCCCGTGAGGGTAGACTGGATTTTTTTTGTATCACGGATTCAAATACATATCTTTGTGCAAAAGACTTGAATATGACTATAAAAGGGTTGTTGGCCGAGATCAAGGCCGATTTACATAAATACGATGATAGCGGGGCTATAGATACCTCGTCTGTTTATAGGTGGGCTGAGATCGCCTTGAAAAGGTTCGGGGGTGTTATAGCGGTCATGTCAGAGGCGGTTGTCAAGACCAGTAATAAACAGGCTGTATTGCCTTCCGATTTTTTCGACATGCTTGACGCCTATAGGTGTGAGCCTCTTGTCTGTGAGATTCCGGGCGGCGACAAGGCTAAGGCTGACCTCCAACACGAGATCGGCTGGGTCGAGCGCACCGAGCGCGGTTTCCGTTGGAACTCCTGCACCGAGTGCTGTAAGGAGGAGTTTGAGAAGACGATCACGGAGAGGATATATATCGGGTCTCACGAGGTTCGATTTCATTACCATCATCCCGTAAGGCTGTCTATAGGTCGAGGACTGAGGCGTGATTGCGCCGCCGACAAGTATCGGGATAAGTACGATTGGGATAATTATGATATAACTATATCCGGCAATACTATGTATACAGGGTTTGATGGATTTATTTATATCATATATCGTGCTACACCCAAGGATGATGACGGTCTCCCATATATACCTGAAACGGCGTTAGGATACCTTGAGGATTATGTCGAGACGTATATCAAGATGAAGATCTTCGAGAATGCCGCCGTGAATGGCTTGATACAAGGCGCTGGTGACGCTTATAAATTATATGCTCAGCAGGAGCCGGGTAAGTTCGCTAGGGCTATGAAGGAGCTTAAGATGTCGATGATCACGTTAAATGATTATCGGGAGTTGGCTGAGGATAATAGGAGAAGGATGTTGTCTTATGAGCGGATGTGGCCTAATGCTTTTGATAAGTATATCAAATTTATTTAGTTGCGGGGGAGGGAATCGAACCCTCGATCTTTAGGTTATGAGCCTAATGAGATACCTCTTCTCCACCCCGCGATTATGACGCGAATATACGTTTTTTTAAAAAGAAAAAAAGATAATATGGCAAAGAAAAATGATTGGATACATTTAGATAAGACAAGTGGTACTGGCCCTGCTGAGGTTAAGGTTACAGCTGATATTAATGAGACCGGCGAGATACGTCAGGTAACATACAAGGTTATAAAAGAGGGAACCAAGGAAGAGAAGACGTTCGTGTGCAGGCAGGAGTCCGTCCCGGTGGTGATCATCCCGGAGTTCGATTACCTTGTTCTTAGGTATATCTGGGCTGACGAGGACGGCATTGACTTTGACACGGCTACCGGTTTCGATAACACCGGCCTCCCGGACGTTGACGGCAAGCTTGTTGGTTGGAGTAAACAGTACCAGACCACGCAGGAGCGGGTAGGTGATTATCTTATCCACGGTGGTGATAACATGGAATCAGGTAATGAGGCCGCCTTGATCCAGATGGGGCCGTTGTTGGATGGCGATAATTATGATAAATTACCTCTTGAGATCAGGTGTAGTATATACGGTAACTGGTATGGTGGTCGTGAGAAAGGTAATGTCACTATCAGGTTCACGGCATATAAGGGCGGTTCTATGGAGAAACGTGGATATGATTTTGTCAATATCGGAGGCGAGGAGGTTTATACCGGTGACGCTCCCACTAACGTATCCGCCCATGGTGAGGATAATTGGCAAAATATAAAGACCTTGTATTCTAAGGTAGGCACGATGATCTATAACAAGGAATCTCGTGACTGTATTGTAAGAATAGGTGAATAGATTTTTCTTCATAATATAAACACATCGGCTCTCTTGTTCGTGAGGATAGGAGAGTTTTTTTATTTTTTTAATCCTTCACTTATGACATATTTGATCTTTTATTGCGTGGGAATAATCTAGCTTTGCCGAAAACTAGGATCATGATAACTTTAAATGATGTAAATAACGAACTCCATGTCCGGTTATATATACTGGAGGTGCTTAAGGATTATATAAGAGATGATGATTTCGATGGCCTTGTAGATAAGGCGTTGGATTTTGTCATGGAAGGCGTTTCTATGCCTAAGGCTCCGACCAAGGATACCACCATGAGTGACATATCAAAGAGCGTTTTGGCCTTGGTAGCGGGTGCTGGATTAGATGAGAGGTTAAGCAAAAGCTCTTTAGAGTTAGCTTACGATAGGTGTAAGATGAGGTACGTATTCGATCCTCGAAATCGGGATATACACGGTGTGATCGTAGGTTATTCCAATGACTTTAATAGTCTGGTAGCTGTGTGTGATGAGGGATCGAAGAAAGGAGTGGACAAAGGATCTACCGATTTTGTGGATGTCAATGAGAGATACGTGACTAACGGTTTCTTTTACATATCTGTAGAGGATGCCGATAAGCAATCGAACTACATGGGTAAAAATTTGTAATTGTTGTGTTTTTGTACTTTACACGAGCGTTTAAAAGTATTTAGTTCTCCTCCTGACTTGTGAAAGTCTGGAGGATTTTTTATTTTTGTACGATTTGAATGTTTTGCATAATACGTACTGTTTATTAGAATCCGCCACATAAGTGATTATCTGGTGGATTTATTATATTTGCGAAAAAGATAATGTCGTGCAAAATAACTCTAACATAGCGGTTCCCGACTCCGGGATGAACAGGGATAAGCATCCACAGGATCTATCCCCGTCTGAATATAGTTTCGCCTTGAACGCTACCATAGAGGGTGACGATGGAAGCCAGCTTAAGATCCAGAACGAGCCTAGTACCCTTTTATGTAAGCGATTTGATGGCTATAAGGTTATTGGGTATAAGAATGACATAGCTGGTGATAACACTTATTTCTTTCTATCTAATCCGGATGATAATACGTCTAAGATCACGTTCATGCGGTCATTGGATTATATCAAGACCGTGGAGGATCAATTGGCTGGATCGGGAAAGGACATCCATCGTATCCTTGGCGAGAGGCTTGAGGAGTCGGATGGTCGTTTTGATGAGATATGTGATTTGATGGAGGTCCTGATAGAGGACTGGGTTGATGACCCTTGTCTTAATTTCTCCATTCATCATCCGATCTTCGATATAGAGATCAAGGACGAGAAATGCGGGAAGGTGATATACTGGACCGATGGATATAATCCCCAGCGATATGTTATGGTCGATAAGGCCCTTAACCCGGATGATGATGGTGACTTTTGGTATCATTACCATGGGTATAAGACATGTGGGGATGACAAGCCAATAGAGAGGTGTAGGCTGGCCTGCGAGAAGCTGCTGGTGTTCCCGTTGCTGACGGCCCCGTGCGTGGAGCCTGAGGTCGTGGAGTTCGGGGGAAGCCTGCGTGCCGGGACCTACCAGTTCTGCGTGGCGTTGTGCGATGAGTTCGGGATTGAGAAGACCGGATATTGCTCATTGACCAACCCAATCATGTTATTCGATCGTCAAGATATGGTTATCCGCGATGGTTTATGGGGTAAGTCAACCAACATGGGTATCCGCCTTACCGTGTCTAATATAGATAAGCAGGTATCTCATTATAAGATAGGCGTTATACAGAACACGGTTGGGTTTAATGGTGAGCAAAGCCCGGTTCTTGAGTATTTCATAGAAGGTATACATCCGATAACGGAAAGGACCATCTATTACCTTACGGATCAGTATAGCGAGCGTACGACCATGGAGAAGTTATCCAAGGAAATACCGGTATATAAGACAGCCAGAGGCATGACGTCTGTCGGGAATCGTCTTCTTCAATACGGCTTGACCGTGGAGAATGAATGGAATCTTCAACCGGTCGTTAATTTCTTGGGTCATTTCGTTAAATGGCAGACATCGATAGCCACGGAGAATCTATATAAAGACGGTGTGGCTTGCTCTAAATACGCCTCTTTCATGCGTGACGAGGTATATCCGTTGGGTATAAGATTCTTTACCAATACGGGATACAGGACAGCTAGATTCCCGCTTATCCCTCGTCCGGCCACAAGGGAGGAGATGGAGGTTATCGTTGATGAGGACGGCAACTCTGAAGACCTATCAGCGGCTTCGGTATTGGAGAACAACCCGCAGTGCGCCGGGAACAGCCGCCGTTATCTTTGGCAGTTTAAGAATACGGCAAAGATCATAAACGACCCGTCTTGGGGATTTGATGATTTTGGGGGAGAATGCAAGAATCAGCTAGATGTTAAGCAACTCAGATATGTAGAACAGGAATATGCCACGGTAGGAGAGACCCAATTCGTTATCAACACGATGGGGGAAGATGTTACGGTAGATGATGCTATTGATTATATCGCTGATAATATAGAGAACTTGTGTGATATCATAGAATCTAATGTAGGTATTACTGACGAGTTATGCGCTGCTATATCATTGCCAGAGGATCAAGACGGTATAAAGGCTCCCGATTTCCCTAGTGGATGTGATGATATCGAGAGGATAGAGACCAGGACTATATTGGATAAAAACTCTTTGGTGGATTCTAGGATTGATTTTACGTATAAGCTGGCTAGTGATTATACGGAGACCGAGCCTACCACCTTAATACAAAGTAATGCCGAGTCACAAAGGAAGTTCTCTGTATTGTGTGATTTCGATAATTATTCCAGTGGAGGTAAGAATATCATAGATCTGGTTCAGGAATGGCTGGATGGTCAGGATAAGGATAAATTCCCGTCTGATATAGACTCCTCCGCCTTGGTCTTGTGTCAGGATATGTCTAATGTCCGGCAGTTATATGATGAGGGTATACGTACTAATGGGTGTTCGGTAGGTGATCCTCACGTGAATCCTACTATTAACGATGTTCAACTTCCTACATTCCAAGGGGGTAGGTCATTGGGTAAGTGCACATATTTGTATCAATATCCCGGATGGGAAGGAAAGAAGCATACGGAGACGATGCTTGATCAGTTAATGGATACGATGGAGGCTTATTTCCCCCAATATGAGAGTCAGTTTGGTATCGAGAACGCCATGTGTCTTTTTGGCGATGGTGATAATTCTAAGTTTAATACCGGTATAACTACTGACTGGGAAGGTCGTGTGTCTATGCAGAATGATATTGACGCCAAGACCAATTGGCTCGGTAGAAGCAACTTGACTTATTTCAAGTTCTATCCACATGTATCCTCATATGCCAGATGGGTGGAGTTGGATTACGAGAAATACATAAGTGGTTTATCCGATCCTGATAACGGTATTATGTATATAGAGATGATGGGTAACTATAATTATCCGATCGGCGACTCGTCATCATACAATAAGGTTCGTATAACGTTTTTCTCGGACAAGGAAGGTACTGTGGCTCCTAATCCTTTGGCTAATGATGCCAAGAAAGGTGTTATAGTGAATTACGTGGATCATAAGATATTTATGATGCCAAAGTACTTGTTCTGGAATGATGACAAGACTACTTTCCATAAGATATATGTTTGCATCGAGCCTGCGGTATGCGTGTTCTTCACCGGTTTCGCCATGAGGCAGGACATGAAGGAGCTTGCCGGATTCTATACGGCCGGCACCGCCATCTTCCCCGCCCCGTTCTGTTTTGGCATTCGGCCACTGGAGGTGAAATACGTATTCTTCTTCACAAAAGAATTGAAATTAAGGAGATTTGTTACCTATGAGGCGAAATGTATCTCATGTGGGGATAAACCCGCTGATTGCGCTCCCAGACCATATCAGTATGGTGATTTCGGATATTGGGAGTCTACCAATAAGTACCCGGCTAATTTTGAGTTGTATGATTCAAGTAAGATCGGGATATCATCGGGAGGATCAAAGAGGAAGGACATAATAGATTCTTTGACGAAATACTATGGGTCTCCTAAATCAGTTGGGGGTAAGTCTTATTTCACCGGTAATGGGGGTAACGCTGAGTACCCCAATACGTCAACCACGTTTTGTCAGAGACCTATACGTCATTACAAGTTCCCGGATAACTCTGTCGCTCCTTTTATGGGTAATCCGTCTCAACTGACCGGTCAATATGGAGTTGACTCCTATATTTATCCTATGGGGGTGATGCTTGATGACGATATCGTTAATGAGTTTTTGGATATAGCGGTAGAGAACGGTCTTATAGATAAGGCCAGAAGAGATTCTATAATAGGATATGAGTTGTATAGGGGCGATAGGACGTTGGATAAGAGCGTTATCGGAACCGGTCTGGCTTATGATATGTTTAAGTACGATGATCCCGACGGATCGGCTAACCTTTATCCTAATTACCCTTACAACGATTTGTCTGATGATATGTATATCTATAAGGATATTAATCGTGAGAAATTTATAACGCATCCGTTTAACAGGAAGGGTAATATCTGGTATTCATTCTTAAGTCCTGATATTGCCTTTAACAAGCCTGACGCTCCCACCGAGTGCCTTGTTGATGGTTATCAATTAGGTAAATCCTCCGGTATATTCAGGGAGGTGGAGGATCACCCTAAATGGACGATATTAGGGAGTAAGGCTTATAGTATGGCAACATCATTGGCTACGGTGGAGGCTATGGCTAATTTAATATCCGCTATAGCTGAGTATACATATCAGTCGGCTTCACAGCAATATGTCGGTGGAGGTGTGTTCTTTTTAGCCAACCCTGTCGGCATAGCGCTGACGGCTATCCGTCTGGTTACAGGTATCGCCAAGGCCACAGCCCAGTCCGTGGTGGATATAGGCAAGTATAGGTATCAGTGGTTAACGGCATTGATAGATAGGGGACCTAGACGGAACTATGCTTATTACTATACTTCTGTCGCTCATTATAATTTATTTTACCAAAAAATAGGGGAGTCAGAGTTACGTGGATTGTCAACGGCTAAATATATCAAGAGCGGGTTATATCCGGTAACAGATATCTCTTCGCAAGGGGAGACCGTAGGCGGTAAGCCTATTATCATAAACAACCTCGATCGTGAGCATTCATTGTTCATGTCATTTGGTATGGATAAGTATATGCTTGAATATCCGGAGTTGGTTTCAAGTTACGATACCAGCCGTATTCAGGACGAGTGTAATATTCGTAACGATGAGGTGGCTGGTATGACGCCTCATTTTATGACACGTGAATCTTTCGTATCCTGCCCCTATATGAGGATAAAGAAATATTCTCCGGCTCAATACGGGCAGATAGAGGATATCAGGTGGGTATCGTTAGGTGGTTGCGGGTTGATGGATAAGGATAAGCGTAAACCTGTTTTTGGAGGTGATGTATTTATATCAAGATTCTCGCTTAAGAGGAAGATGCCTATGTTTTATTTGACTCAGTTCGGTCAGGGGGACATGATACCATTCCCTTATTATGATTATCGGAACATCGGGTATCCCCGTTATTTCGTTAATTACGATACCGGGGAGGATTATCTTAATAAGACCGATACGGATACCGGATCGCTATACTCTTTCCCTAGCCGGAAGAGCGCTTATGAGATGGTTTGCAAGACCGGAGATATGTATCTTAGCGGTCGTTTCTTCCTATACTTCTATGGCATACCTCAGTTTCTTGTGGAGTCTGAGATCAATTGCAATTTCCGTATAGCCGGGCCTGAGCCTTACGAGGGGTTCTATCCGGAGGTAGGGGATTATATATCATGGACTCAGGAGCGTAATGTCCCTATATCAAGGGATAATGTGTTTAAGATAAGTCCTGTGTATAAGAATCGTTTTACGTTAGGTGGAAGGTCATTACCAGAGACGTATGATAGCAATTTTTGGGACTGCGCTTACCAAAGACCCAACGGCGTCATATGGAGCATCGCCGACGTGTCGGAGAACGGCATGACCGATCCTTGGCTGTCGTACAAGCCTATGGATTACCATGAGTTCAAGACCTCGTTCGGAAAGCTTATAAGCATGAAGGGAATAGAGTCGGATCAAATACTAGCTCGCTTCGAGAATCAGGTAGGACTATATAACGCTATAGACGTGCTGGCAGAAAGAATATCCCCGGAGAATAGCGAGCTAGGGACAGGTGGGCTTTTCGCCTCTCGTGGCATTGAGTATAATAATACGACGTTAGGATATTCCGGGACCCAGAGTCGGGATATGATCAGTTGCGAGTTTGGGCATTTTTGGGTCGATTTAAGGCGTGGTCAGGTGTTTAAGGTAGATTCTAATGGTAGGAATCTTACGGAGGTCACACCGGGGCTTAGAAACTGGTTTAAGGAGCATCTTCAGATGAAGATCATCCGTAGCCGGATATATAACGCTGATACGGACGCCGAGTTGTCTTATTATGATATTGATAACAAGTTTTTTGGTATAGGGTTGTCCATGGGTTGGGATAATAGGTTTAAGAGGGTTCTGATAACCAAGAAAGATTATATACCGGTAGGGAATCCGAGCGAGTACCAATTCCGTGGCGGCCGGTTCTACAGGAACGGGCAGGCGGTGGAGTTGCAGGACACCAGCCATTTCACGGACGTCTCGTTCACCGTTGGGTATAACTGCCTGAAGGGTGAGTGGAAATCATATTTATCCTACACCCCTGATTATTATATCGAGCACCAGCATTATTTCCAGTCCGGAAAGAACTACTCAAGTGAAAGTCAGGAGATAGGTTTATGGTCTCATGGTTTGACCAACCAATCGTATCAAGTATTTTATGGTAAGCTATATCCGTTTGTTATAGAGGTTCCGGTACGTGAGCAGTATGTGAATAAGATCCTCACCAACTACCAGTATCGGATGGATGCCAGAAGGTATCAGGATGAGGTTAATTACCAAATCCTTAGGACTACTGGATTCAATAAGGCATGGTTTTATAATGATACGAACAACAGCGGTGAACTTCGGATGGTTATCGCCGACAAGAACGATATGAGCCAGCGGTTAAGGTATCCTATAACCAATGATGATAGCCGTGAGATACTGGTGACGGAGGTTGATCAGAAGATAAATATAAATGACTATTTTAACGAGGTCAAAGACGATACGAACAATCTTCCGATATGGGTTAAGGATGTGAATGACATTGGCCGGGAGATCGACCCTAGGGCCGTCGATTATCATCGGAGGTGGCGGGATCGTCTTCGTGGCGATTGGTTCTTGGCTAGATTCGTGAATGACATTGAGAGCCGGTTCAAGATGATAGTACGTTGGTTTAGTAATGATGAGAAAGTTTATTGAGGTGATTATATACCTTTAAATATTTGATGTTATGGCAGCAGGGAAAACTAGCAGTAAAAAGAAGGGCAAATGCCCGAAATCAGGATGTATCAAGAAAGTAGGGAGTGATTGGCGAGTGGTCAGTAACAAGACCGGTAAATTATGGCCGGCTAAGTACAAGTCTAAGGAGAAAGCTAAAGGAGCCTTGGCTGCTTATCACATGCATTAGCGTATAAACGGGTACATGATTTATTATGTGCCCGTTTCGTGTTTTTAGGCTTATGAGATTATAGTTATCTTTGTGAAAAATGTAGTATATGTCTAAGAAGAATAAACCGGAGGAAATCCCATCGTGGATAAAGGATTTATATAAGGAGGATCTTGATCGTGTCGTAAGAGGCGAGCGTCCTATGTATTTCAGGGGTATGGATGATAGTCCTTTGAGAAACGTGTCCCCGGAGTTTGATATCCTTAGCGGAGGAGCCGCAGTTAAAGGCATGAATGGGATAAGAGGTGCGTTGTCCCCGTTGAATAATGGCATGGGTAATTATAATTTCAGTATCAGGGGTATAAATAAGAAGATCGGTGAGTTGGTTGATGAGGCGGGGCTATATTTACCTGAGAAATTAAGACCTGTATATCGGACTGTGGTGGATGCTATGTCGAGTTCCAAGAATAAGGGGTTGGGTCATATCACGCAGCCGTTGGCCAACGCCCTGTACCCAGCGGACGAGCGGCGGAACCGGCGTCTGGAAGGGGAGCATCCCGTTGGTTATGTGGATGCCATAGACGGCATATGGCCTAGGGAGAAATATGGGCTATGGGGAGAGAAGATGGATAAGAAACAAGGGGGTGGATATGTGGCTTCAAGGGATAACACCTCCGTTGGATCTAGTGGCATAAATCTTAATACTGAATATGGCAAGAAGATAAACGATGGAGTTGACATTACCGAGATTATAGCTGGAGGTATCCCTATTATTGGGGATGTTATGGATGTGAGAGATTTTGTGGAGTCATCGAAGGCTGGGGATGGTTTAGGAATGACATTATCAGCTTTAGGGCTATTCCCGGTATTAGGTGAATTTTTTTCTTTCGCTAATAAAGTAAAGAAGATTCCTCTGCCAGAAGATAAACGTAAATTGTATGATTTTCTTGTAGATAATGATCTTGTAGATAAATATGTTCATGATGAACCTTTGGTTAGGGATTTTTTTAACAAGGATGTCCATGAGAGAATTTCAAGGAATTATAATGATCTTCCTGATTCTTATAAGGCGGCTGTGGATTTGATGATTGATAATGGTGTTGATCTCCAAAATATAAATGATGTGTCTAACAAGCATATTAAGGATAAGATAGATTCTATGCTTGATGATAATGGGAAACGGTTGGAAGAAGCTTACAATCTAAGGGTATCAGCGGATTCTGATTTTGATGATTTTAGATATGAGGTATCCTCCGCTTTGGATAATAGTAATGCTAAAGGGTTTTATACTAGTAAATACAATAAGGTTGTTACTAGGAGTGATGAGAGTTTATCTAACCTATCTCATGAGTTTAGACATAAATATGATTCAAGTAATAATTATAATAAGATTTATTTATCCGAAAATGATAAGTCATTATTAAAAGACGCTTATAGGGCTAAACCAAACTCATCAAGTGATGAGATATCAGAGAAAATAGCTTTTAATACTCAAGCTAGATTTCGCTTGTGGAATAAATTTTATAATACATATGGAAGGACTCCATCTGTTGATGACCTTGATAAGTATATCGATAGCATGGATGAGATTGATGTGTACAACCTTGTGAGTGGTATAGGTAGCAATTATGCTGGTGATTATTCTAATAACATGCTTGGAGCTACTGGAGAGGTATTGAAAGAATCATCGGATAAAATAAAAAAAGCCATTAAAAACGTTCCTGCTATTTTGCCGGCGGCTATAGTTGGTAAGATGTTGATGGATGATGATAAGGAGAAGAAAGATAAGGGCGGGTCTGTAAGCACAGGTAGGGCTTATGGAGATGGTAAATATGTAATTGATCCTGATAGATCAGAGGATAATAAGATGGCTGTGTATGATGAGATATGGGATTATCTGACCGATAAGAAGGGAATACCACAAACGCAAGCTATCGGTATCCTGTCGAATATCGCCGCCGAGTCCGGAGGGGACACCGAAGCCCTAGGAGCCGCCGGTGATTTTGGCATCCAACAATGGCTTGGACCGAGGAAGAAGGAGCTACAGCGCAGGTATGGGAAGAAACCGACATTGACACAGCAGTTGGATTATCTCGTGGATGAGTATCAAGGCAAGGTCCCGGGGTTAGGTTGGAATTACATCAATCAAGGAAAGTTTTTTGACAAGGACGCTCAAGGTAATGTATATAATTACTATATGTATTCTAAATCCGATTTCGATAACGCCGTCAACTACAAGGACGCTACCGTGGCATGGAATCAAGGATACGGTAGGCCTCTTGGATCGACCTTAAGAAATGAAAAGAGATTTGAGTTCGCTGATATGTTCGCTAATAGGTATGGTGTTCCGGAGAACGAGCCAATGAGATACGAGTTCGGACAGCGGGATTCGGGCACGGGGGACGGAGGTCAGCAGCCCGTACCTGAGACGGTAGCCCCTGCCGATCCTTCTTTGGCTTCTCGCCCATCTATGGATATTTGGTGGGAGAAGGAAGGCCAAGACCTGTTATATAAGATGCTAGCTCAATCCGGCGCTAACGAGAAAGCTATAGAGGACATCGCCAATAATATTAAGAATGATCCTCAATCGGAGGCGCAGATAGCGGAGGTCGAGCGCATGCGTAAGGAACAGGCGAAAAGGCAGTTGGTGCTTAACATGATACCGGGGTTAAGCCTTAACATAAAAGGTATGAGTAGAAATAATAGTTAGTATTTTAATGATAAATAATTTGTTATGAATAAGTTATTGTTTTTATTTGATGTGTTATTTAAGGGGGCTTGTTTTACCCCCCCCACCCCTAGTAGTTTAGGATGGGAGAATAGATGGGTAGATGCTATGGCTGATGATAGGAGGATGGTTATAGCATTGTTAGTAAAATATCTAAGGGGAGGTATGTTATGAGAAGACGTGTAATGACAGGCCCCAAAAGCTTGGATGTATTGTATACATACACTTATAATAGTAATAATTACCATACATTTGTGGCTCCAAAGTCGGCGTATTATTATGTTGAGTGCTGGGGTGGTCAAGGTAATTATGGTTACAATGATAGCGAAGATAGGTTTACCAGATCTAATGACCCTGGGTATGGTGGATATGTGGCTGGATTTATCAAGTTAGTTGGTGGTGATATCATTTATGTGTATTGTGGAAATGGTGGACTTAAGCAGACGAGTAATGTTGTAAAATATAATTATAATGGAGGAGGTTCAGGGCATTCAATGACTAATGAGAGCGCTGGAAGGTATATCTATGAGGGAGCCGGGGGCGGAGCTACAGATTTGAGGTTGTCCAACAATAGCGATCCTCTAAACGTAGATTCTTTAAAGACCCGTATTATGGTAGCCGGGGGAGGCGGTGGAGGATGTGAGTATTATTTTATTGGGCATGGAGGATCAGCGGGAGGGTTGAAGGCGTATCTGGGGGGCTATGCCAAGGGAACTCCTGCATCCCAAGTAGCGGGAGGATCTAACTCCGACAATAATTTAACTAACGGAAATAGAGGTCTATTAGGAGAGGGAGGAGGATGTGCCTTTGATGGCGTTTCGTATTCCCCTGGTGGAGGAGGAGGCTTTTATGGAGGACCAAGCGGCGGGATATCGTCGGACGCTATTCAAGCTGGTGGTGGAGGGTCCTCGTATATATCCGGTCATCCGGGATGCGTGAAATATGATAAATATGTATTTACTAACACTAAAATGATAGATGGGAACGGGTTCGTATGGACAGATGTGAAAGGGGAATTAGAAAAAATGCCTAATCCTTTGGGTGGATTATATGATTTAGGAAAGGGACATATAGGTTCTGGATATTGTCGTATATCTATATTCTAATAAATATTTATATATTTAATCAGTTTAGTGTTATATTTGCGAAGTAATTAAACGTTTTAGATATGAAAAGATTGTTATTTTTATTTGCTATGTTATTGACGCCGTTCGTTTTGATGGCGCAAGAGGTAATCCCATCAGAAGGGGCTATCACTATTGATTTAACTACCTTCACCGGCATCATGGCTTTCGTCACGATGTCAGCTACGCAGTTAGCCAAGGTTGTGCCGTATATTGACACCCATAAGTGGGCTAAAGTCCTATCCGCCGTAGTCATAGGTATGCTGGTTTGTATATTAGCGTGGCTACTAAAGGTGTCTCCATTGCTTATAGGGAGTGAATGGTGGGAGGCATTGCTGTATGGGATAGCTGTTGGGTTCAGTAGTGCCGGCTTCTACGATCTGGTGAAAGCTATAGGATCACTGTTTGTAAAAAGGATCTAGCATCTTATAATTATTTGAGATATGTAAAATTTCAAGATTTTATTATCTATAATATAGGCTATTATATTTTGTAATAATATTAGTATTGCTTATACTTGTGCGCCTACCTACTCATCACGAGCGGATAGGCGCATTTATTAATTTAAAACTTTTAGTAAAGGTATGAAAAGTAATTTGATTTTATCATCAGAGAGTAGGGAATTATTAGGTAGGAACATTTCTGTTATGTCCAAGGACGGGTTTGTATGCATAACGGAAGTTATGGAAGCCTTGAATGAAAAACGTAAATCTATGGGGTTGGAGTCTAGAAGGCTTGATCATTTGTTTGCTACTAATGGATTTCAGGAAAAGATGAAAGCTCTTGTTAGGGAGCTGAGTATTAATGATATATGTACTGTAAGAAATCTTACGGTACAAAACCACGAATTGAAAATCAATAAGATAACCGATCTCAAAAAATACGGAATGGCTTACCGAAGAGGAAAGGGGGAGGGTCAGAAATGGTATGTAAATCCGTATTTTTTTGTTATGGTAGCATTGGAATTGGATCCAGAGATATACGCCAAGGTGATAATATGGTTGCATGATGGATTCATAGAGGACAGGAATGCCGCTGGCGAGGCTTATATCAAGATGAGTTCGGCCGTCGCCAGGTTGGTTAGCGACAAGAGTCAGTTGTCTGATAAGATATCAAGGGTAGCTAAGGCTATTAATTTTATCGTCTTTAACAAGCATGAGAGTGGGATAAGGAATACGGCTACAAAGAATCAGTTAAACGACATAGTAGCTGTAGAGAATGTTATCACCGGGGTTATAGATGGTGGCTTTATAGATACTTATGATAAACTTATAGATTATCTTGGTCATGAGTGGAAAAAGAAGTGGAGTAATCCTATAACGTGTTTAAAAGATTGATATTAAAAAGACTCATCGTTGTGAAATGATGAGTCTCTATTTTTTTAAACTATCTTTGTGTCAGAACGAAATTAATTTGATATGAGCAAGTATGTAATCAAGAGGAAGATACCTAAATATCAAGAGGCCGGGGAAGTCGGGTCGTATATGCTTGGTAATATGGACGGTATACAAGGGTTAGGTATAGAACCTTTGGTGAATACCAACCAAGGATTACCCGCGCCGGTCAATCCGCTAGGGATATATTCTTTGGATACTCCAGATCAGTTGAGGACTAAATACGCTAATGCTTTTGATCAGGATAATGTGTTTCCGGCTAGCTTCAAGGGTAGTTTACAGCGTATAGCTGAGAATTATCAGGACAATGGTATTACGCTTAATAACATAACTGTTAACGATGTTGATAAGTCTAAGACCGGTTCAGGCGAGACGGATGTTTTTGATTTTACCACCATCCCCTACTATGGCGCTGATGATATAGGGTCTAGATTCACTCAGATGGGTCGTGGTATAGGGCGTATGAGAAGCGAGGGATATGGTGATTTATCCACTGGGGCTAAAACAGCTAATACGATAACCACCATAGCCTCAGGAATTAGTGGTATCATGGGATTGGCTCGTAACGTGGTTTCTGGGATAGCGTCTGAGAAAGGTACTCGTGCCAATATCAGGTTGGCTCAGGAGCGTGAGGCCAGACAAAGAAGGCAATCCCAGATGCAGTACAAGGATGGTGGGGGTGTTTATCTAGGACCTAATAATAGGTTCGATAGCGGAAGCCTTACCGGTGAGTACCTGTATCCGTTACCTAAGTCGATGGAAGATCAAGCCAACGTAGAGGTCGAGAAGGGTGAGTACGTGACGCAGCCCGGAGAGGCGCCGATGGAGGCTATGGGGCAGAAGCACGCCGATGGTGGAACCCCCGTTTCCTTGGAGCAGGGAACGAAGGTTATTACCGACGACACAACCATAGAGCCGGATTTCGCTAAATACATCAGAGATACGTATGGGATCAAAGCCACGCCTAAGGATACGTATGCTACGTTAATGGACAGGTATAAGGCTAAGATCGGTCTTAAATCGGCTTACGATGATCAAAAAAAGGCGCTGGAGAAGCTGAAGAAAAACGATAAGATAGATGACGAGAATACAAGGCGTTTAAACGCCTCCGTATTATCTAAGGCTATAAATGATAGCAACGATACCGTTAATGGATTAGAGGGAAGATTTACGGACTTCGCTAATGTCATATACAAGGAGCAGGAAGACCGGAAGATGAAGAAGGATGAGGATACGTATTTCGCTAAGGGTGGTGAAATAGATAACATCATATCCAGATCCATGAAAGAATACGGTCTTACGGAGGAGGATATAGCTGAGGCTAAGAAAGAGCTGCTTAAGAAAGTGGCTGGTATTCGCCAGAAGATGGAGATAGGAGGCACGTCTTTGTTCGGTCGTAAATTAACTTTCCGCCCGATCGAGAATAGGTTCAACAATGATCCTAACTATTTCGGTTATCAACGCCAAGGAACTGATGGCTCTTATGGAGGTATTAATACGGATGAGAGGTTGAATTATTACAAGACATTCAATCCGGTCGCTTACGATGCTTATATGGGAGCTTCAGAGGGCGCTAGGGCTAGGGCATTGCAAGACGCTATCTACGGTCAGACAAGTAGCTGGATGGGCTTGGCTACGGCGGAGAACCCGATCATCGCCAACGCCGAGGCGCTTCGGGATTACACGACGCTCGTTTCCTTTGGCGGTGAGGATAGTCAAGGTAATTACCCGGAAGACAAGAAAGCCGCATATCATGATAGGATGAGAGACAATAAATTAGGTTTGTTTACCACATCTCGCCCTATGATCGGTCTAGACGTTGTTACAGAGGAACAGCATAAGGCTCTTAACGATGCCGGTATCACCCATTTTAGCCAACTGTTCTCTGATAAGAACAAGGATGTCGTTAATAAGATACTTGGCGAGGATATGCTTAAGATGCAGGCATTGAGATCCATGAAGGGAATGGAAGGTCTTGATTTTATACTTGACCCTCATAAGGTGGCTCCCGGTCCTATGGATATAGGTGATGTGGAGGATCCTGATGTTAAGCTGGATATGCCTGAGCTGATTGATTCTAATACACTTCCTAAAACCAACACAAATGCCGGTAAGTCGAACGGCGGCAATGGAGGCAGGAATATAGTAGGTGGTGGTCTTGACTTTCCTGAGGTGTTCAGGATGACTCCGGGAGCCGTGACAACGGAAGGTCTAGAAAGACATTACGCTCCTACCGTGAACCCGGTGTTGAGATCGGCTGATCAGTATATGGTTGAGGCTAATCGTGCTTTCCAATCACAATTGGATCAGATGGGTAATGTCCCGGATTCCCAGAGAGGGGCTTTATCTTCCAATTTACAGGCTATCATGAGTTCCAATATAGGTAAGTATATAAATGAGGCAGAACAAGGAAATGTGGCTCAAAGGACTTGGGCTGATAATGTCAATGCTCAGTCATGGGCTAATACTTATGATAAGAATATAGCTCAACGCCAAGCTTACCAGCAACGGATACTACAAGGATTGGCTATAAATGACGAGAACTGGGCTAGGTATTTCGATAGCGTCAATGATGAGATTCAGCAGAAGTGGAATACGGCTACGACCATGAATACATTAAGGTCTATATTCGGGGATGTAAAGATTGGTCCTAATGGACAATTAATCGCTGATCCTCAAGGAGATATATTGAGTTATAGGAGATTATATCCTGCTCAGGAAGTAACTAAAGGCAAGAAAGGATAAAGGATGGCTTCACAATATAGTATATTAAGGAATTACGGCAAGTATGTATCGCCCTACAACATGGATGTCATGATGCAGGGGATGGGGTACATGCAGCAGAAGATAGATACCAATCGGCAGGCTATAAACGAGTATGCTGATTATATTATCAATTCTGACATTATAAAACCTCAGGATAGGGAATATCTTCAGAATAGGTTAAATGGGCTGATACAGGACGTGAATAACGTGTATCGTAAATCTAATTTGGCTTCCGACGGTATAGCCAGAAGCATACAGGCTCGTCTTGGAGAAGCTCTGGATACCCGTGTGTTGAATGCTATTGCCGGTACTAGGGAGATCCGGGCTTTTAGCGAGAAGATGGAGGATATGAAGCTGAACAATCCCAAGATGTATAGTCCTATAAACGAGGCTGAGGCTTTTGCGGATGCCGTGGCTTGGATGAATGACGGTCAGGTAGGGACACGTCTTAATCCTATACATTATACCCCTTATACGGATTACCACGCTGAGATTGATGAGAAGATGAAGAATTTCATCTCCCTTAACAAGGGGAAGAAAGTCAATGTACCGGTGACTGATGCCAATGGCAACAGGACGGGCGAGATGCGTGAGATGTATATAGATGAGATGAGTTACGCTCAGGTCAGGGATATAGCCATGGCTTCTATATCTGAGAACGGTAAGGCTCAGATGCAATTAGAGGGAAGATATATGGCTAGAACGAATCCTGACTTATTTAATGTTCAAAGCACCTCAGATTTCCTTAAAGGGTATATTGATGATTTCAGTGTCAAGGAAGAATCCATACGAGCCAAGCTAAAGGGCGTTGGCAATGACAAGGCCAAGAGGGCTAAGTTGGAGTCGGAGCTGGCGGATATTATCAAGCAGAGAAATGATTTCGTGGAGGAGGCCGAGGGCGTTATCGGTAGCAACTACAGCCCGGAGCGAGCCGGCATGTTCATGGTACGACAGCAGTTCCTTCGTGGCGTCGGGCTGAGATGGTCTTATAATAACTCATACGAGACGTTGGGTGTTGATGATTATTATTTCAAGGCTAATCAGCAGATGATGGAGAGAGCTAAGTTTAATGAGACAAAAAGGCATAATCTAGCCATGGAGAAAGCAGCGTTGATGAGAGCCAGCAAATCGGGTAAGTCGGAGAATGGAGGTGGCGGAGGTGATGACACGACCGGGCCTACCGTGGTTACCAAGAGCGCAAACCTTGACGATGTGAGCATAAGCGATGAGTTCATGAACGGGTTCATAGCCAACGAGAAGGCGGTGACTACCGGCATGGGTAATTTCGTTAAGTCATTATCAGATGACGCTAGAAGGAAGATCGACGCATGGGCGTCTGATCCTGAGAATAGTAACGTGGTCAAGGATATGGATAACGATCGGGTTATCATGGCTTATTTCAAGGCCAATGGAGGGTCAAGGAACGAGTTGCTTGATTACAATGGTCAGGATAGTTATTTGAAGCTTCTTGGATTAAATACCCAAAGAGGGAAGTATAATAAGATCAATGATGGATTCAATAAGGCGAGCAATGCTGTTTTGGATGGTATTGATACTATAATTCAGAGAGAAGCTAGATCGGACAGTGGGTCAGGTATAGATATTAGTTATGGATTCGGCACATTCAATCTTGGAGATATTAATAACAATGGCGATAAGGTTTTTGATATAAATGGTATAAACGATATAACATTAAATGATTGGAGTAAGTTGTCCGCTTACAGCTCTTTGTTAAATGATAATATAAATACTATTAATTACGGTGTTGAAGGAGAAATGCCTCATGTATCAATGGATTCGGGTCAATCAGGTGTCTTATTGGATCGTGTGAATGATTTAATGGGAACGTCTTTTTCGCTTGATGATATTGAATCTATAATGTCTCTTGCCGTATCTGGGGCTAGTAAGAATAAGCACATTGAGGAAATAAGAGATAGGTTTGCCGGGGATAACAGGGCGATCGCTGTCGCTACCGCTATATATGATGAGGCTCATAAAGAGAGGAATGATTTATTAAGACATAAATGGAGTCGTGGGGATTTAGGTAGGATCGCTGATGACGCTAAACGTGCTGGCGAGGATTACCTGAGACAATATCGTCATGAGTATGCCGAGCGTGAGTATATCTTCTCCGGTGATTATCCGTCTAAAAGTCAAGAAGAGAAAGATTATATAAAGGTTAGTGACCTATTTACCCGTGGTGGCGGTTTTATTCCTAAGGGTGAGGATAATGCCAATACGAAGATAACGTTTACCATATCCCCTATAGGTGATGGTAATTATCAGATCATTGGCAATAATGGAGGTGATGGTCGATCTGTTGTTGAGGTAAGCGAGGCTGATCTGGCTGCGAATGGACTTACTTTCTACAAAGAGGATGTAAGCATCCCGTCCGAGACCTATGATTCCGGTGTCGTACCCATATCTTTCGCCAGCTCAAGCAACAACGCTTATGGGAAGATGGCTAAGTCATTGTTGGTAGCTCCATTCGCTTACGCTAGCGGGGCCAAGGACACGGTAATGCCTTATATAGATATGTTTACGAATATAAATGACGGTAATATCAGGAAGAATCAGATGATGATCGCTACTGACGTGTTGTTCGATAACGCTTCTATGTACGAGTTAAGGGCTTCCGGATATAAGTATAATAATGGTTCTTCTGGGATAAATGTTGATATATATAGCAAAGGAGGGGCTAGAGAGGGTAATACCCCGTTGTATTCAATTGATCTGGATGGCGTTAACTATGCTGATGAGGTAGCAAGGAAGATCGACTTCTGCCCGCAGTATTATTTGGTCATGGCATGGCAACAGATACTTAGCAAGGAGAATGAGGTGTATTGGAGGAGCGAGGGAAGATCTACTACTGATGATTTCGAGAGCTTCATCTCGCCCATAGCTGATATGATTGATCAGGAGATAAGAAACAGGAATAACGGAAATAGTGGAAATAATGGAAACAATGGAAATCTATAATAATACCTCTAACGGAAAGGATCTTGCCGAGAAGTACAGATATCCTACCATAAACGTAGATAATATAAAGGCTATTGGTACGGATCCCTATGATATACCGGATCGTGACCTGCCTCCGGTATTGGATCCGTATTCCGCTTCCGAGAGATCAAAGTCCCAGATACCGTCATTGTCGGAGAGGATCAAGAATACTGTTAAGACAAATTATTATGATGATATGAAACATATGTCCCCATTAGGATATATGGCTTCTGATCAAAGCTATAAGGGCAGGTTTAATCTTACTGGTCCGGAGATATCGTTGGAGGATTCAAGGCATCGACTTAGTAGCGGTACTTGGATACCTAAATACGAGTCTTATATCCCCGGTGTAGATAACGACACACGTTTATCTAGGAGTCAAGGTAGGACTGAGAAATGGATGAGAGGTTTGGGGAAATTTGTAGGTAAAGCCGCTTTGTATGGATTAGGTGGTGTTATTCAGCCTTTTTATGGTATTTACGCCGGTGTATCCAGAGGTAATTTTAACGCTGTTTTTGATAACGATTTCACGAGATGGTTGGATGATCAGGACAAGAAGATGGATTACGGTCTTGCTCATTATTACAATCGTGAGGAGCGGGATATGAATTTCCTTCAAAGCATGACCACGGCTAATTTCTGGTCTAACGATTTTTTATCCGGTCTTGCTTTTACCGCTGGAGCCATGTTATCGTCAGCCGTATATTCCGGCGCTGGATTGATGAACTTAGCTCGTACGGGAGCTAGGGCGGGCGTGGCTTTGGCTAGGATAGGCAAAGCGGCTTCGGATACCAAGAAAGCGTTCGGCGTCTACCTTAGGGCCGCCCGTACGGGACGGAGGATAGGCAAGGGACTGGACACCCTCGCTTTCCTTGGCACATCTACCTCGTGGGAGGCGTCTGTCGAGACCAGAAGCATGCTGATGGAGGCTGAGGAGAATTTCAGGCAGTCTTACCGTAACGCTTATGGAAGGGAAGTCCCATATGAGGAGCTTATGAAGTTCAGAGCTGACAATGCCAATGCCGCTAATGCCGTATTTGCCGCCAACGTCGGCATATTGTCATTATCCAATATAGCTATGTTCGGCGATATGTTCGGCATGGATCTTGGCGTGGATAAGTTCATAAAACGCAATATATTTGGCGTAGGCGCCGAGAGGATGGATAACGGGACATTGAGGGCCATAACGCCTAAGAAATGGCAGAAAATAGCCGGGAATACGTTCAATATTATCAAGCGCCCAGTGTCAGAAGGTCTTTATGAGGAAGGTCTTCAGGGAGTGGCTAGCAAGTCCGCCGAGGATTGGGTAGAATCAAGATACAATCCTATGGCCATCCGTCAGAACATAGGCTATATGGAGGCTATAAAGAACGGATTCAAGGAGACTTATGGATCCAGTCAGGGCTGGAAGGAGATCGGCATCGGTATGATTATCGGATCGGTTATGGGTGGAAAGACCATTGGAGGTATAAGGGAATGGAGCCAAGACATGTCCCGGAACAAGGGGATGGTGGAGGCCTACAACGCCAATGCCGGCGCCTTGACCACCGCCGCTGTCCGTGCTATTCGTGGCAGTATGGCTCTTAACGCTCAATTATCTGGTGTAGACACATCGTACGAGAGTGATGGTAGGATTATAAACAAGGATTTCAGTGACGCCGTATTCAATCGTCTTCGTTATGATTCGGAGATGGGGATGTTGGATGATACCAAAGAGAATTTCAGGACGGTAGTCGAATCTATACCTAATAGCGATATAGCGTCCGATATGAATATGACGGATGAGCAGGTCAATGAGTATAAAGCCGATCTTGTCAATGAGTTTAATAAGAAGGTGGATAATTTCACTATGGCCAACAGGTTCGCCGATTCTCTTACCGAGGGTATATCCAATAGATCGTTCAATACCTATATTTCTAACATGGTATATAATGGTCTTGAGGCTAAGGATAATTTGGACGATATTGCCAGCCAATTAAATAGGTTGTATAAAAATGATATAGGTGAGGCTCTTGATGTTTATTCTCATCTTAACCCTGATTCCTACAAAGCTATTAGCGAGCTTATGGAGCTTACGTCAAGAATGCAGGCACTTGAAAAAGGCATATTAAGGCTTCAGCGGATGGCGATGGGTGAGGAACGGTTTGAGAGGAACAAGGATAAATTGGCTAAAAAGACCGATGAGTTAGCTAAGCTGACAGAGGATAAAATAGTCCTTGAGAGGAAATTGGCCACGATGGTTAACTCGGAGGCCGATCTATCCTCCTTATTATTTTCTGATCGATCTAATAGACAGATTAGTGCTTCTGATTTAATGGCTGCGTACAACACTATAACTGATCTTGAGAATGTAGTATCTATCCGTGGTGTCGATAACCACAAGGAGGCAATGGCATTGCTTAGTGAGTATCGTCATAATCTAGTGGCTTATAAGAATATTAATGAATCTCTTCGTCGTATGCGTGATAAGAGATTTATACGGTCGCAGGAACGGGGATTTATGAAGATCTTGTCAAACGCATGGGGAAAGACTTATGAGGAGGATGATAGCAAATACGATTTCAGGAATACCGATAATTCTGACGTTAACGCCCTTTATGCCAATGATCAGGCTATAGATAAGGCTTTTAATGATGGTCTTATTGGCGAGGACGAGGCGTTTATGTTCAAGACTTATAATCATATGATCGCCAGATCCATGGAAACGGATATCCAATCTGGTGACAATATCGTTGAGAATGTCCCTGATGACGAGGATCTCCTAAATCCTTCGGACGATAGGTCTACTGATATCGCTATAAAGATCTGGAACGGCAATGAGGATATCCTGTCTCCTAGGGAGCGTCAGATATATGATAATAATAAGGATCGTATTGATGATATCATTAAAGGGTTTGGGGATAATCCTATCGCCAGACTCAATAAGATCAGGTCGATGATAGATAGGTTAAATATCAATGGTGATGTCTCGGATAATATCAAGGATGCTATTGATAATATTATAGATATAAATATTAATGGTCTTGATCAGGATCAGGTTAAGGAGGCGATAAAGACCTACAACGATCTTATGAATGAAGCTGACAATGGCAATGAGTTTGATCAGGATAAGCTTAATGAGACTATTGATATTATCAATAATTATTCCGATGGTCCTCTTCTTCAATTCGTGGAATGGATGAGGTTGTATGATAACGGAAGTATAGCTGTCAAGGATTACGATAAATCCATACCTATGGGTGATGTCCTCACAGAGAGCGAACCCGGGACATCCACCGGCAGGACGGAAGTTAACGCCGCCCAGAACCCAGTGGTGTTGATGGCCCAGAAGAGAGAGATCGGTGGGGTTATGTATTATGAAGTTGGCGGAATGAGACTTGACAGGTTTATGGACAGTCTTGGGCTTAAAAGATCTGATGCCACTGATACTGATAATGGAAGGGTGATGGATTTCACCAACGGAACCGACATATTTACTGTTATAGAGTCAGATAACCACTCAAGATGGATGATTAGCGAGGATGACGCTCAGGCTTTCGAGAACGCTACCGGTGTCATATTGGGGCGGCAAACCGCCTTGTCGACCTCCATCTGGTTCATGGTGTATCGCAAGGGGCAGGATGGATCTATTATCCCTTATTATACGGGTGATACGTTTGGATCTAACAACGAGTCGGTGAATCAGGAAGCCGTAGCTAATCTCCGTAAGGATAATATCGTAAGGTTTAAGATGGATATGTCAGATCCATATACCAAGGAATTGTATGATAAATACAATAGCCTTAACGCCGTTGACCCTAATTCTGATGAGACTAAGTCGGCTTACCGAGAGCTGGTTGATAATATGGTTATTAAGATCGTGGATAGCGACGGCAATTTCGTCTCGGTACTGAAAGCCAATGACCCGGATTCAAAAGGAAGTAACGCTGATTTAAGGAGTAGGGCCTTTGAGTTATATAGGGATAATATAGGATCTGTTACTGGCGAGATTGATATACCGTTCGTAGGTACAGTTACCAGTGTTTTGCCGGGAAGACCTAATTTTAGCGTAAGTGATGATAATGGTACGTTGATGGTATCCGAGAATGATTTTACCAACGAGACGGTTGGTAAAGTCGAGAGCGTAGGATATATAGAGAATGGGGAGGTTACGATGAGGGATGATATTAAGTATAATATATTCCCGTTCTGTACGGCTATCGTCAGGGACAAGTATGGTGACTATAAAGATTCACGTATCCCGGTCGTAGCTATAAAGACAGGAAATGGAAGAAATTACCTGTACCCCGTAAGATTGAAAAATCAGGATATATCGTCATTCTCATCCATGATCGGATCGATGGCTGATAGGATTACGGAGGGTCTAGGCGGAGGCGTAAGTATTGATGATATAATGGATCTTAATAACGCTATAGCCAGATCCGGGTTGGATAATAAGACATATATGATTCCGTTGACGGGAGACGTGGATGTTATCAAGAAACGGCTAGGGGCTGTCAAGGAAGCGGCTAGTAAGATGCCTATGACTACTGACGTAAGAGGGTGGATAGGCGATTCCAGGACTAAGGAGGATATTTTGATGAATGACGTTACGATCAACATCGATCTTAATAACGATCCTTTCATAGCCCCTAAGTTTAGGATGAGTATCAGGAGGGATGAGACGTTCTTCGAGGATACGGAGACCCCGTTCGGCAGCCCGTCTGACCTCCAATCGGGGTCCGCCTCGCCCGCGAAGGCTGCTGAGGATAGGTCTTTGGTTTCCGACGGTAACGTAGTATCCGGAGAAAACGAGGCGGAAAATCCTTGCTAAATTAAATATCTTGACTTATCTTTGCGGCGTCAGTCCATCACCTGACGAGTAAGATATTTAAAAGTTGGTCCCTGTCGGGTGTGTGATGGCCCCGGTGGGGACTCTTTATATTATGCAATTAGATGCTTTTTTACACCGGAAAATTATGCAAGACCTACGCATCCAGCGAGTAAAGGTCTTGATGATGTTATACACCAGTAACTATTTTGTCGATGTCAGACAAAAGCAGTTGCTTGATCATACATACGCCTTAAGCAGGGATCAGGCTTTTGACTATATGACTGAGTTCAATAAAAGGCTTAGTGATAAGGTTGGTATAAAATGTACGATGGATGTACTTCTGCCTACCGATGACGATAACGCTAATATCATAATCGAGCACAATGGTATTATCAAGAAGTTGATGAAGGAGGCCGAGAAACTGGAACTTGATACCGATGCTATCAAAGCCATGATGCGTGATCTTCTTGACGAGTTGAAGGATGATATTGATCTTAATATCCTGATATTTGACGTAAGCCAGTTGCTTATAAAATACAATCTATTTAGGTTGGAGGCTATAACCGAGCAGGAGTTCAAGAACTCTTTTGTCAGAATGGATAGCAGGAATATGGAGATAAAGAAACTAACTTTATCTGATATCAAGAAGGTGGTGATGATGATGGAGGATAGATATAATCGCTTTGTATGGTGAGAGAATATGATAGATTACAATTTTTGTAAAAATATTTCCTATTTGTTTGTAGTTTCAAAATAAGGTCTTATATTTGCGGTGTCCATCCGTTATTGGACCATAAGAAGATATTAACTCGCCTAGGCGTAGGCGATAGATGAGGGCTATTGGTGGAATAACGGACGCCAACGGCCCTTGTTGTTTTGTATTATGTGTAATATTGTTTTGAGCGATGACTTATCTATCAGATCGTATTTTGAAAAGGTTTTAAATCTAAGTAAACTTGGTGATAAATTCCCTGTTAATTTAGATGATGTATGGCCATTGGTTTATTCGGCTAAGGAGAAAGCTGTTAGAGCTTTAGTAAGTAGTGATCAGTTTATGCAAGGTATTGATTATGAGATTTTAGCCACAAATGGCGAAAATACGACAGTAGGAAGACCTGTAAATGTTTATATGATTTCTATATCTTGTATGGAGTATTTTATAGCTAGAAAGGTTAGATCTGTATTTAATGTTTACAGGGATGTTTTTCATAAAGTGATAAATAAAATACCATCTAGCTATTCGGAGGCTTTACGGATGTATGCTGATGAGGTGGAAGCTAGAGAAAGGGCTGAAAAAGAAGCTAAGCTTGCATTAGAGGCTAAAAGGATATCTGATAACATCATCAAAGAACAGGCTCCTATGGTTGAGTTTGCTAAGACAGCCGAAATAGCCCAAGAGACAGATATGTTGATCAGAGAGGTTCGGGAAAAGCTAGAGGCTCATGGATATGATATAGCTGAGAAGAATCTTCGTATATTGCTTGAGGATAATAAGTTCTTCGCTAAGACCGGTAAGAGGTGGTTGCTTTCCCAAAGGATGATAGATCGTGGTTACGCTCGTTATAGATATCGTGATGATGATGAGTTTTATGGAACTAACACTGTTTATGTGACTCCTAAGGGATTCCAGTGGATCGTGTCTAAGATATCTAGGGAATGGATGTCTAGGTTCTTGGAATTAAAAGGTAGGGTTCTCAGTAGATCAGATAAGGATATTTTCGCTAAACGATAAACTCCATTTTTTATAATTTAGGATTGAGTTTTTGCCTGTCCGTGAGGATCGGCAAAAAGATTTGTACTTTTCGGAGAAACATAAGGTTTGTTATTATTGTTATTTGGCTCCCGTCCGCTCGTGAGAGTAGGCGGGATTTTTTATATCTTTGTGTCAAAACGATTTAGCAATGGGAAGATCTTGTTATGTGATAAAAAATAAGGAGGGTGGGGTAGATAATGTCCTTGCCCCTAACAACCAACCATCCGGATTATACCAAAGGGCGATGGAGGTGCTGGGCGACCAGAAGCAGGCCTTATCGGTCTGGGGTACGGCCTACTCCCCCGACTTCGTGTCTTTCTTTGGCGATTGGATGTCCATGCCATCGGAATATGACCTAGATAGTAACGGGGAACCTAGGTATGATGATGTCATGCCCTTTATTAAGCGGAAGAACTATTTCGCTGGCAATTTCATGGCCGATGAGGTTAAGGATATCAATAACACCCTTACTTCCTTGGGAGTCGATAATATCAACGATCTTAATGATATGATCATATCCAATTTCCTCTCCGGTGGTGATATATTTCTCAATAGGTACAATCTTGAGCGATCCGGGATGTATGACGCCGATGAGATTGATAATATCATGACCAACAGATCGGCGTATGAGCGGGTAAGGGATATGATGAGGAGGGTTGTCGATTTTATGTCTGACGGGGATCTTAATGAGAAGGATATGTATTTCCTATCCTCCGAGTCAGGCCTTGGTGATGATTATATGATATATGAGGATACATATGACTCGTTAGGGAAGAGAAGAGCCTTGAATCCAATGGAGGTAAGGGATACGATCATGAGGGCGGTAGGCGGTATCAGCGACCGCCGGGAGTTTGACCGGGTTTTCATCTCCATCCCCTACCCTTCCTTGGCACTCCGGTATCAGGATGATCAGGATTACGCAGATCGGATGTATGACACGTATCGTAATATGACCCGTATGGAGGTTCGGAGTCAGGACGGAAATACGATTACCGACTCGTACTTCAATAGTACCACACCGTATATCAGTATGCCTAAAGATATGAAGGGTCTAAGGGATAAGGTTGGGGAGATAATCGACATGGATGATTTTAAGGACATCAAGGACGTTTCCGGACGTCTGTATGACATAGCTATGGATCTTGCCGACATGGGCGTGGATATAAGCGAGGCGATCAGCGATGAGATGGTTATATCCAGACCGGAGGATATCCGTGATCTTATGGCGTCGCTGGATGTCATGTTATCTTCCATACAGGCAGGCAATTCGGTATACGATAGCTTTATCTCCGATCTTGATAGGATAACAGGAAAGGGGAATCCGATATACGAGGTTCAGGATACTTATTCTACCAGTGATAGGATGGTGTATGTAAGGTCCGGGAATACATCCCCTTCCGATATGTATGATAGGAGCATGTTGTATATGGGTAGGAATACGTACCATAACACGGCCCCGATAACCGACACCGATCAGGCCTATGAGATGTTGGCCGATATCGGGATAGAGCGGCCCTCGTACTTGCCGGCTGGCGTGATTCCCGCCGGGGCTTCCCGTTCCGATATTGGCGTGGTCAAGGATAATATAAAAAAGCTGGTTATGTCCAACATCTCATCCTCGAATACTGAGAACATGATCCTTACCAGATTGATATACCAGCATCCCGTAACCCCTAAGATGGATGATGTCGATATTGATCGGGAGTTCAGGAGATACGAGGCTAGGCAGGGAAAGGATCGGGATTTTATCAAATCCTGTACCTCGTTGAGGAAGATCCAGATCAAGGAAAGGTTAAAAAAATCGGATTTATATAATAATGTCTTACGTTTCCTTGATTTTAATGGATTTTATAACGTATCTTTGAACCACCATGACAGAAGTACGTTAAAAAGCATGGAGATGTCGTTGCCGGAAGGTCAGGTAAGGGATCTTCTGTTTGACGTGGCTATCGAGTCCGGTGACAGTAGCATGAGAAACCTTTTCTATCTGGATAGTCAGGATAGGATGATGGATGCCGGGTTTTACAGGTATCTGTACCTAAGGAATCCGGGCCTGCTCCGGGAGGTCAACGGCGGCGTCGAGGCGAGACCGGACGGTTCGTTCTTGGCTCGTGGGAGGTATGATGATTTCGTGTCATTCCAATCCGGCTTATATGAGAAGGTAGGTGAGACGGTTGATGGTGCGATATACAGGTTCGTTGATGATCTTATATACTCCGATCCATCATCATATCAAGAAAACATGGTACGAAGGATGGGTGATGTTACGGTAAGGAGTGACGATAACCGCCTGTCAAGGATAGAGGATGATCCCTCATCCAGCAAGATAGTTAATGAATACACTGCTAATACAAATAAGTTGATGCGAGATTTTTCGTGTAGTTAATCTCTCTTTGACGTCGTGAGACGTTTTCTTTCGAGCATTGAAACATTGAATTTTATAGATTTGCGATGAATCCGGGTCGTAGTGATACGCTCCGGATTTTTTGTCTTGTATCGGTTCTTATTAATCCCATTTACAAGACATTAAGTACTTTGATGATGACACATATCACGATCTTAGGGCTGTTAATTTTTGAACTTTGTAACGCCCGCCATCAGGTGGGGTTATTATTAATTCAAAAATAAATAGACATGGGTACAAGTGGAGACAAAATCGTTTTGTTAGACGGTATGGGTTCCGGTAGTGGAAGCGCCACTAACGGTTTATTATCTATGATTCCGGGTATGTTCGCCAATTTGATAGGCGGAAATAAGATGGATCCGAACTTGGTAGCGGCTTTGATGAACGGTCGTAACAACCAAGACGGTTTCGGCGGGGCTAACGGTTGGTGGTTGTGGATCATCGTCCTGTTCTGGTTATGGGGTGGCCGTGGCTTTGGCAATGGTTTTGGCAATGGTAATGAGTGTTGCGCTAATGGTCTTCCCGCTCAATTGAATAACGACTATGGTCGTGAGTTGTTGATGCAGGCCATCCAAGGTAATAGAAGCGCTATCGATCAGATCGCTAACGCCTTGAACTGTACTACCACTCAATTGCAAAGCGCTATCTGTAACGTACAAGGCGCTATCGATAAGGTGGCTGGTCAGGTAGGTATGACCTCTCAGGCTGTTATTAACGCCGTACAGCAACAAGGTTGTGAGATCGGTAATCAAATTAGCTCTTGCTGCTGCAATTTGAGTTCTTTGATCAACCAAAGCACTTGCCAGACTCAGCAGATGATCAACAATCAAGGTTATGAGAATCGTCTTGAGACATTGAATCAGACTAACACGTTACAAAACACTATTAATCAAGGATTGACGAACAATCGTGAGCAAGCCACGAGTCGGTTCAATATCTTGAGCGCTAAGATTGATGCTCAAACAACCTTGATTAATGATAAATTCTGTCAATTGGAAATGCGTGAGATGCAGAATACGATCAATCAGTTGCGTGATGAAAGGTCGGCTTACCAAGCCTCCGCGTTGACTCAGCAACAGACTCAGAATTTGATCAACCAGTTGAGACCTACCCCTGTGCCGGCTTATCCTTCATGCTCTCCTTACCAGACTTATGGATGGGGTCAAGCATTTTATGGAGGTAATTACGGATGTGGGTGCAACAATGGATGCTGCAACAACGGAAACGCCGCTATTTAACTCTATAAAGGAAGGAGGCTATTATGGCTTGTGTTTCTAAAATAGGGTCTCTTTATGAGTTGGTCACGAAGAACGTGGTAGTGACTACTACCAACACCATCTTCGGTATCAACCCAAGGATATGGCTGTCCTTGCCATGCGAGGGCCTTCTGCTGCTGAAAATCCGGCAGGTGGTTCCGACAACAGGCGAGACATTGCCAGTACAGATAGCTATTCCAGCGAACAGCACCGTATCCACGGTAGGTGATGACACATGCTGCCCGGTAACCGGCGTGGCTGTGGTGAATCCGATCAACGTGGCTGTGACCGGAGCGGCTATGGTTAACAACACCGAACGCCTTGTTTATTTCAACAAGGTAAGGGGTGTATTGAGGCTCATGGATTGCTGTGTGCCTACAACTTCCGCCTCGGCGTCGGAGACGACTGTTGATGAGGAATAGGTTAGATTGGATGTCTAATGGGAGGGTATTCCCTCCCGCTTAAAAATCGAGATATGTTTAGAGACTTAAAGAAAGGATTTCAAGTATATACGCTGGATACATCCGATGTTCCGGTGTTCAGGATGGGGAATGTGGTTAACGTGTCCGAGCCTAGGTTCCAGCAACCCCAGATGGGTCAGATGGGGCAATATCAGCAACTACAGGATAGGGTGATAGACCTTACCGTGGAGATAAACGGGTCTTCCATGACCTATGTCGTACCGGAGAGCAGGGATGTCGCTATGTCCAATAACATAACTTTGGCCTGCTCGGTCGATCCGATCATGAACCAGCTTAACGCCGCTAAGAGAACCAGCTCCGATATTCTCGATAGTATCGATAAGCATAGGAGGACGCTAGAGGCTTGTGATTCGATCCTTGAGGAAATCAATCCGGCTTTTAAGCAGACTAAGGATCAAGACCGGAAGATCAAGAATCTTGAGGAGAAAGTCGATAGGATGGGATCCTCTTTCGATGAGCTAAAAGAGTTGTTAATTAAAAAATTAGGTTAAAATGAGAGTTATAGATTTAGGCGGCGGTCACGATGAGGACTACAATGACGAGATCTACGATCGTAGAGGCGGCCGTGGACGTAGCAGGCGTTCGGATGGGACTTACATGGGTTATGGTGGCGGAATATACGACCATTATGGCAAGGAGCATGACGGTAGGATGGATGAGCTAGAACGCCGTGAGCGTGATCTTGAAAGACGTGAGAGGGAACTGGAACGTGACGAGCGTGAGCTTGAGAAACGTGAAAGACTCCATGAACGTGAGGACGAGATGTATCGCAGGGGATGGTTCGGTGAGCGCGGCATCCGTGACGAGTACGAAGGTACCGAACCGTATATGCGCAGGGGACGCAGGAGTCGTTACTACTGAGGAGCAGACGCCGATGACCCGGATTATAAGCGGTATATAGACACCCATGGATATCACTTTTCCAAGGAGCTGGCTAGGGAAGCCGCTGACAAGATGCTTAACGCCGACGGGTCCAAGAGAAGATGGACGATGGAGGACGCTAAGCAGATGTTCGATAAATGCGGGGCCAAGAAACCTGATAACGCCACTTGGGGAGATATCCAATACCTGTTCGCTATGTTCTATAGCGACTACTTTCCTAAGGTATTGGATTGCGACCAGAAAATAGTCAAGGCTGTCTTGGCTTATCTGGAAGACCCTGACGCCCCGGAAGGGACGGCGTTCGTAAGGTATCTGGCGGTGCGGTGCTTCGTCGGTGACACAATCAAATGGAGTGATATGATTTAGTTTGATACAACGTTGGAGAACCCTGTCGGCAATAGAATACCGATAGGGTTTCTTTTTGACCGTAGCTTTATTATGATTATATTTGTTCGAGGTAGATCTTTTTGTCATGGTAGGGTGGGCGGGAATGAAAAAGGCATCCTCACGGACACCCTTTCCCTTTGGTTGAAAATTACTTAAAACATTATGAGTTACTACACCGCAAATATAGATAATTAAATACAAACTGCAATGGGTAAGGGGTATTATTGGATAGAGCCAGTGGATCAGACGTTGAATGATTTTCGGTTTTATAAGGCACGTATCGTAGGCGATCCTGAATATGACGAGAGACATCATCGAGTTATATTGAGAACTGATAAGTATTTCCCTGTCGGAAGTATCTTCCATGTCTTAAAAGACCCAGAGATGTTTGTTATAGAGAGGAAGTTTAAGACATGGGGGAATAAGTATGTCGTTAAGCCTTGTGAGGGTGAATGGGAATGGGAGTCTGTCCAGAAACTTAAAGACAAGGCTATTATATTCCGTAGCGGACTCCTGCATGGGGACGGCAGCTTCTAACACCTGCCCGCATCTTCCCCCCCCTTCGATTTCTTTGGGTTGATACATATATCTATATTTGAAAAAAAATAATTGTAATATGGCAGATTTTCAAGGTAAATACAATGGCGAGCAGATAGAGCAGCTTTTGGATAAGGCTAATGATATTGATCTTACCAAATATGCTCTTAAGACAGATAATGCCCCTACCGCCACGAAATTACAGGCGGCTAGGACCATAGCGCTGTCCGGGGCTGTTACCGGTAGTGTCTCATCGGACTTCGGAAGCAACGTAACTATCTCCACGACATTGGCTAATTTTGATGCCTCTAAGATCGCGTCCGGAACCATCAGCATAGATAGGTTACCTAAGGCGGCTTTGGAGAGATTGATCGTGGTAGCTGATGATACGGCTAGATTCGCCCTTACCACCGCTACGGCTCAAAGCGGTGATACGGTAAAGGTCAAGTCTACAGGTAAGATGTATCTGATAAAAGACGAGTCTAAATTAAACAGTGAGGATGGGTATGAGCCTTACACGGCCAGTCAGGCTTCCTCCGTGCCTTGGTCCGGGGTTACGGGCAAACCAAGTACCTTCACCCCTCCCACGTCCTCCGCTACCGTTCTTGGCGGTATTAAGGTAGGATATACGACTTCCGGGAAGAACTATAAGGTGCAACTGGATTCGTCCGGCAACGCTTACGTTAACGTTCCGTGGACGGATAATAACACAACGTATAATGAAGCCACGGCCGACACCTTAGGATTGGTTAAGATCGGCTATGCTTCTAATGGAAAGAACTACGCTGTGCTCTTGGCTAATGGCAAGATGTACGTCAATGTCCCTTGGACTGACAGTAACACGACTTATACCCAAGCTACAAGCGATAAATTGGGTCTTGTTAAGATCGGGTATTCGGCTAACGGGAAGAATTACCCGGTAGTTCTTGACGGAAACGGTAAGATGTATGTGAATGTCCCGTGGACGGATACCAACACGACATACACCAATATGGGAGCCGCTTCTGCCTCAGCGGCGGGAAAGGCCGGCTTGGTGCCTGCGCCGGCTGCCGGAGCGCAAGCCAAGTATCTTCGTGGTGACGGGACATGGCAAACGCCTCCTAATACCACATATAGCAACATGGGTGGAGCGACGTCCTCAGCCGCTGGATCGGCGGGATTGGTACCCGCTCCGGCTGCTGGCAAGCAAACCTCTTTCCTTCGTGGTGATGGCACATGGATGGTTCCGACAAATACCACATACGCTAAGGCTAATACCACGACCTTAGGATTGGTGATGATCGGATATTCGGAGAATGGCAAGAATTATCCGGTGGAGTTGGATAGTAGTGGTAAGATGTATGTCAACGTGCCTTGGACGGATACTAATACAACGTATGGTGTTGTAGGAGCTAACGGGTCCACGGGGTTGGTCAAGAACGGCAGTACCGTGACAAGCGCCTCTGGATATACAGCTTGTCCTATTGTCGGTGGTATCCCATATTATAAGGATACGAATACTACCTACGCCAATATGAAGGCGGCTACGGCTTCTGCCGCCGGTGCTGCGGGATTAGTTCCGGCTCCCGCCGCTGGTAAGCAGACGTCCTTTCTTCGTGGTGACGGGACATGGGTCGTACCTACTAATACCACATACGGATTGGCCTCTACTACAGCTAACGGCTTGTTGAGACGGCTTAATGGCAGTACATCCAGTTTCATGCGTGGAGATGGCACTTGGGCTACACCTCCTAACACGACATATGCCGTGGCCAATGAGTCTACTAACGGTTTGATGGCGGCCGCCGATAAGAAGACCATGAACAGGCTTATAGGGGTTAATACGGTCACGACATTAGCTAACCTGCCTATTAGCAAGAGAAGTATCACGGCTACGTTATCAGCCGCTACCACCCTATCCGTGCAGTCAGGGATGCAGATAGGGGAGGAGCTGATGATCAGGTGCGTCCCGTCGGTGGCCTTCACGCAGGCTATACCCAACTCCGGGGCTTATGTAAGCATGAGTGGTACTTCTATAACCACTACGGCTAACAAGCCTTTCGAGATAAATATCTGGTGTTACGCTTCAGATAAGTATAGTATCGCCGTTAGAGAACAAGATTAATGATATAAGATATGAGCTACGTATATATAAACAGGGAAATATATCCCAATCAATTAGTTCAGGACGATCCGCTTGATGATAATTACGCCAAGGGCTATAGTTATGATGATTACATTAACGGGAATCCCGCCCCATGGATAGAGCTTGGGGAGGAGCAATTGGCGTTCAAGGAGGCTAATCCTAAAGCTACGGTTAAGGAGATTATCGAGGCTAAATTGGATGACTCAAGGCTTCTTAATGAGGAGAAATCGGCTAAGTATGAGGAGATCAGGACTTATGAGAATAATAATCTTCATGAGTTTTTCTTGGATGACCAAAATATCTATATCCCTGAATATGATAGGCGTAACGCTTTGGCTGATGGGGCTATAGCTGGCAAGATAACGATCATGGGTCTGAAGTTTGATATGACGGAAGGCAAGATCTTGATCGGGATGATGGATAGGTACGATAATGACCTGATGTCGGCGTTAGGAGCCAAACAGAGGGAAGTAAGCTTAGCCACTACCGTAGAGCAGGTGAGGGCTATTGACGCTCAGTCCGGCTATCCTGATAAGGTAAGTGTTACCACGGCGTACATCCAGCAACAGGCGAAGGAGAAGGACGCTTCTGATCCCCAGAAAGTAGCTGCCAAATTCTCTAGGATGGTAGTTAATAATAAGGCCATATCTTTATCTTCTAACGAGAAATTGGATATTAAGGTCCTATTCCCTATATGGGGACAAGAGGGAGCGGAGTTCGGGCTGTCGGTGGATGCCGGATTCTGCCTCAGGGTGGTTAAGGACGATACGGATATCCTTTATGAGGTTATTCAGTCACATACGTTGTCAGCGGAATGGGAACCCGGACTAAATACGGCTTCCTTATACAAGGTCATTGATAAGGAGCATGCCGGGACCATAGGGGATCCTATCCCGTATTTCCCTCCAATGGAGATATTCAAGGATAAATATTACATCCAGAACGCTGATGTATATAAGTGTACTAGGGATAGCGGAACTCCTCTTAGTCATAATCTAAAGGACTTAGTAGGGTTGTATGTTGAGGTTGTACAGGGCTAGTCGTATCTACCCCCCCCTATATTTGGCTTGTGATATGATACAAGTTATTTTTGGCATAATAAAATGACATTTGTAAATATATTTAAGTATGGCATCACAAAAATTCGGTTTCGTAACCGTCGACCCAGTATCGGGATCAGGAGATCAGGCGGTTAATTTTTCCGGTGAGAAACACACCGGTCGTCTTCAACGCACTATCAACCTTACGGTCACCACGAACGGCGGGGCTAAGAAGGCGTTGGTAGTTAATCAGGCAGCGGCTGCTGAGGTGGTAAGATCAGGCAGCCCTAACGCTTCCGTACAAAAGACAGGCGGTAATGTTACCATCACCGGTAAGTCTAACAGTACTAAGCTTACGTTCGCGGTCACGCCGGCTGAGGAGAACGGGCTTACGTTACAGCTCCCGGCTAACTACACGGCGGCTGGAAAGACTACGACTAACGGAGCGGTTATCGCCGACGATCCCGGAGCCGCTGGCGAGTTCGTTTGGAGCATCACGATCTCGGACGTACCGGCCAACGTCACGATCGAGGAACTGACAGCTACATTGAAGGTAACTGCCGCTGGTGGCCAGACAGCCAACGTGACGGTAACGCAAGCCGCTGGAGACTCTACTATCGAGCTTGACAAGAAGATTATTAACTTGGATGTAAGTGGTACTCAACAGACGGTTAACGTAACATCTAATGACAGCTGGACATGGGCGCAAGCTGCGGCTAGAACCGTATTGAGAATGATGGGACGATAATCAGTTTCTTTTCGCTTACTCAGACCCCGATCGACTAAAGCCGGTTGGGGTTTATTTGTTTTGCTATCTTTGCAATAGAACAAAAATAATACAACTATGGCTAATGATTTGAATATTAATTGGAAGGACGGGGTAGGCGAGGTAACGGACCAGCCTCTGACCGTCAGCCCGGGGTCCGGGACCGGAAGCGCCCCCGTTTCCTTTGGCTCGGTGATGAACAACGGTCTTGATCGGACTCTTGAGCTGGAGATAACAACTCCAAAAGGTGTTAAGAAGACGCTCACGGTGAATCAGGAGGGATGCCGGCAGGCTTATATCACGAGCGACGGCAAACGATGGCTGACTAGCGACAATCGGGTGTATGGGGTTTTGAAAAGCGATGCTCCGTGCGAATGCATAGGTGATTGCCCTTGATATTTTGTTTTTACGAATTTTGTAATTACATTTGTGGCGCATGTCCATCACCATGCTTTTCGTCGCTAATTTATTATAAGGGATACCGGTCTGTGATGGGATCGGCATCCCTCTGTTTTTTTTAATATGGAGAAGATAAATGTTTTCGATGTTCAGGTTCCTGATGGGAGACAAATCCGTTGTATGTCGTATAATAAGGTTACTTATTTTGATCTTGACGATATATGTAAGTTATGTTTTGACTCATACGATCTACATGATGTGGCTGACACTAAGGTAATGAGTGAGTTCCTGCACCGAGAGGGTGGTCGTTATTGGACTACGATAGATGGCGTAAGGCAGTTGTATCGTAGGATTGAGTGTAAGATGTGTTTTGAGGTTATAGAAAAATTAAAGGGATTATGAGAGAAAAGAAATTTGATTTCGTGATATATCCGTTGGATTTGATTATCACGGTTGGATTAGATTATAAGACGTTGTGTGATCGTTTCGAGAATATGGAACCTGAACACGAGGGGAAATGGGGAGATGAAGATGATATGGATAAGGAGGCGTCTTTCGTGAATTTGGTAAGGGATAGGGACGATGATGATAAATTTGCCATACTTTGGAATTTTTCGAGCGACGATGATTTAATAATGAGAAATATATGTCACGAGTCATTCCATATAGCAATGAGCGTATGCCAATTTTGCAACATGTCTCTTGGATTTAAGGTTGGAGAGGATGAACACGCAGCGTATATAGCCGGATTCGCTGGTGATTGCGTTAGTGAGTTCATCAATAGCAAGAATACGGATTAAGTCATAAATTCTATAAGGAATATAAGAATATCAGCCTCCGCTTATTTGTGGGGGCTTTTTGTTTATCTTTGTCAAAAACATGAAGTTATGTCGAGTTGCGTAATTAAAAGGAATAAGGAAGGTAAGATAACCCGTGTCTTGACCCCTTCCGGCGAGGTATCCACCTTGTTCGATAAGATAGCGGGTATAGCCGCCGTAAGTGACCTTAATAAGGCCGCTGAGGCTTATATGACTATTTATAACGATAAGTTCAGGTCTAAGTTCGGAGACTGGACTAGATCCGTGCCAAGGAATAAGGAGGCGGCCAGATCCATAAGTGCCAGACTTAGCGCCAGCGAGTGGGGGCAACTTATGTCAGCCAAGGTCCTGTCCGCCATAAGCGATATGGATGCCCCAGCGTTGGCCAGAAGCCTTGGGAATAGCGACAATGTCGTGGCTTATCTTACCTCCGGAGAGGTAGGTGATGTCAATGATATGGCTGTGGTAGATACATCCACGGTACAGGAGGTGGATCTGGATTCCATAAACGAGGATAATATTGGTGATACGATACTGAAAGAGGCGTCATGGGATGATATAAGGGCTATCAGGGAGAATATAGATATTAAGGAAACAGCCCGTATGTTATGGAAGGCCGTGGAAAGCGCTTTTACCGGGCAACGACCTAATATTAGGGTGAAGGGTGGAAATATAGATGGTGAGATTATATTCTCCGGCAATGTCTTGCCTTTAAATGATATTGAGAATTATACTCCTCCATCTTCAAGATTGGTATATGATTCCGGTGAGCCTCGCCTATTCTTTAGATCGGATGACGGCAAGATACACGACTCTTACGCCAACGCCATAAAAGGCTCGTCCGGCGGGCGGATCGAGGCCGGGTTCTTGGCCGGCAGTGTCGAGGAGAGCGACGTCCCGTCCGGCACGGCTGACATCTCCTTTGGCTCGTCCTCCATAACCCTTAACAACAGTGATTCGTTCATCCCGGTCCTTGGCATCAGCTCAGATTCTAATATAAGTACCCGTGGAGGGTTTGTCAATTACCTTATCAAGAAAGGTCTGTTGAGCGGGGAGCGTATAAGGCTAGGAGATAGGTATTATCTTACAGGGGCCGGCAACTCCGATGGTCTTAAGATCTATAACGCTATGGATGCCTTGTCTAGGCTAAGGAATAGGTTTGGAAGTCAGTCCTCCGAAATGAACGTATTGGGTTCTATAGGTTTTGATACGGAGGTAAGTAATGATCTTGATCTTATCACGACATCAGGGGAGAAGGTTACGGTAAGCAGATCGGAGATCAAGGGCATGTTAAGGCAAGGTAAGTTTGAGGAGCTTAATAATAAGTATGATGGGTTCATAGAGCTAGCCTTGTCGTTGATGATGGAGGATAACGCCTTGTACGGAAGTAATGTCCGTGGGGTTATTGAGAACGAGAAGGCGGAGGATCTTCAGAACAGGACTGATATCACCAACATCTTATCCACGTTAGGTATCCGTGTGATGGGTATGTCTGAGTATATGGATAAGTATAAGATGCGTAATGGTGTCGAGCCTTCGGCTAGGGCATTGTCCGATATGGCCAATGGGGTTATCGCCTTGGCTGAGGGAGCTACGGTAGAGGATCTTAATGAGGAGGTGGCTCATTTCTTGATCGATACTTACCGTAACCAACAGGAGATTGACGAGGTTCTGGACTCTGTTGTCGGCACGCCATTATGGAATCAATTCGCCGGTCGTTACTATGAGGTGTATGGGAAGGAATACCAAGGGGAGGAACTGGATCGGATGGTGAAGCGGGAGATCCTAGGCAAGACGTTGGCCCAGCGGTTCGTGCCGGGGATGGAACAGGCGGTAGAGGATCTGACCTCGTCCGAGGACTCCCAGCTCTCCTTGTTTGGCAGGATAATCCGGGCTATAAGGAATTTCTTCTCTACTCAAAGATCAGACTTGAATAAGGTTCTTGATAGGATAAAGGAGTCGGCGTTAGCTGATGATCCAAGCGCATTTGACGTGCTTCTGTTAAAGGATAGCGACCATCTCATGTACTCATTATCGGATGTTGATGTGGCTAATAAGCTGATCAAGAACGGTAGGTCATTGGAAAGACTATATACCAGATTGCAGAGGATGAGGTCAAGCCAAAGCCAGAGGATCGGTGAGAGTATCTCCCTTCTACGTGATATAGGCGAGAAGGTAAGACAAGTCGGGGGTGAGCTAAATAAGAATAACAACCTATTATCCACCAAGAGCGTCATAGCGACCGCCAAGGCTGAGGTGGAGTATTTGGTCACTGTCGCCAGTAGCCTACGTAAGAGCGGAAAAGGATTGGATTATGAGACGATACGGGTTATCGATAACGTATATGGGGAGATAGTTCCTCTGATCAGGAACCTTCGTGGATTCGTCAATAATCAGGCGGCTGATTATTATGGCAGCAATAAGGTTGGCATGGTAGAGGATATGGATGATATATTACGTATGGCGGAGACATCCATGTCTGATATAAATGCTCTTCGAAGTGATCGTAATGAGGACTGGCTGGATGGACAGCTCAGGATGTTTAATATCCAGGAAAGATATTGGAATGGGATAAAGAAGTTGATAAATAACATCCATAAGGATATCAATGTCATGTCCCGGTTCTTTGGTACGCTGGAGCATAGTGGTAACGCTATTTTAGGTATGTTAGGCCAACGTCTAGCCAAGGCCCATAATGAAGCCCATACCGAGGGTATATCTAATATCAATAAGATGACTAGGATGATGAAAGAGCGTGGATGGGGGATAAAGGATAATGAGGATCTTATACAGAAGATAAATGGGAAGAACTCGGATTACCTTGACTCGTCCCGTGATTTCGCTAAATACGATTTGCTATACAGGACCGAGCAGGCTAAGGCTATTATCGATATATATGATCTTAAGAATGTTACGGGTAAGACCGAGAAACAGCTTATCGATCTTCTTCTATCCGATAGAGGCCTTAAGGTGAAGACCCGTGACGACATAGTAGGATATGACGGGGATAAGCCTATTACGAAGGAGGTATATCATGTATTCAAACCTACCATCCAGAATTTTGATATTTCGGACATGACGTTCGAGGATCAGCAACGATATCTCGACGCGATAAATAGGTGGTTGGATGAGAACCGAGAGAAACCTATGGTGCAGGCTTATTACGATAAGATCGAGAAAGTTAATAAGAAGGTCGAGGAAAGACTGGGTCGTAGGGTATCGCAAGCTACGTCCGATTTCATGACCCGTATCCGCAGGAGCCGGTATGTGGCTATGGATAAGTTCGTGAGGAACGGGAAGGTCGATTGGAAGGCGTTTCAATCCGATCCTATAGCTTGGAGATCTTATCTGGATATCTTACGTGATAGGGCTATAGCCAAGAGCGAGTGGTATTCCGATGGGACACCAAAGGAAGAGGGATCCGAGGCTCTGATGATGTCCGAGGAGATCAAGGCATGGGACGAGGCGTGGGCCGAGGAGTTCGGGAATACCAACGAGGGTCGTAAGGCTTCCGCCGAGTTCAAGGAGATACTTCGTGGAATAGAGCGGTCCGAGGGCGGTAAGGCGGCGTTCGAGTTCCTGCTAGCTGGCGGTCATCTTGGTTTCTCTAAGGATATGTGGGGATCCGAGGAGGGTGATTATTACGAGAATCTGGTTGATAAGATCACGGAGCAATCTGTATCATCATCAAGGATAGAGAAGGTAGAGGAGGCGATGGCGACAATAAACGAGATCAATGACCAGCTAAGGCCTTTGCTTATCCAGTACCGGGATAGCACGAGATACGGGGAATATGATTTCGATAGGTTACGTGGATCCGCCTCATTAAGAAAGATAAACGAGTTATATGATCGTCTGGCTGAGGCTAAGAGCGTTATTAACGCCGCCGCTTCCGCTGAGGCTATTGAGATGGATATGCCTGATACGGTGGAGAGTGGAGTCACGGATTCTTACCGTAACGCTTTAAGGGATGCCATGGCATACGACAAGGGTATGGATGAGATTAAATTCGCCAAGGAACATATGTCTGCCCGCTCCCGGAGTCAGGTGGATAGGATGGCCGCCAAGTTATCTCGGAAAAACCCGTCATGGACGACCGTGGAGGTATCGTTTTTGAGAAGGAAATACGGTCCTGACTTCAATAATAAGCTAGCTAACGACATAGCGATGGGTAAGACTGATAAGATCCTTGTCGAGTACGCCAGGACCCGGCTGTATCCTTATATGAGGAGATACTCTCCCAAGGGATATTCTGATTTCGTTAGGAAGATAAATAACGGTACGTATAAGGTATCCGAGTTCTTTGATGCCATAGAAAATGGTATATCTAAGGAAGAGAGCGTATCCCGTTTCGGGTTTGATATTAATATGATCGATCTGACGATCAATAACCAGTGGCTTGATGAGGCTGACGCCGAGAGTTCTTTCCGTAATCCTAATTATAATCCCGATCTGGGTTATGGATATCATACGCCTAGGTTCGATAAGTACAAGAACGAGGCTTTCTTCAAGAAATACGGTATTACCAACGAGGGGGAGGAAGCTACGATCAATAAGGATAAGTGGGAGATGAGGAAGGAGCTGCTTAACATAAGCCGTAAGGCTATGGAGGATTATGATGAGCGATTCCGGAACATCTACCAAATACCACAGATATCCAAGGGCGGCGTGGAGAGGATGGTGCAGGCCGGGGTTGACCCGAAGGCGGCCATCGGCAACGCCGTACGTGATATCGTTGGCGAGAGGGTGGATGACCCTATACATGGTCAGGGGCAAGACCTAGGAGGGATTGATGAGAACGATAACAAATATCGTATGATCCCCAAATACTATCTTAGTAAGTTGGAGAACGCCGATGACGTGTCCCATGACTTCGCCTACTCCTATTCCATGTTATCCTTACAAGCGACCTCTTACAAGTATAAGAGGGCGGCCTTGGATGATGTTATGGGATATAGGAACATGATGCTGGAGACGCAATACGACGGCGGTAAGAACCCAGAGGCCACTCACGCCTATAGAATGTTTCAGGACTGGGTTAACGCCAGTATCTATGATGTTAGGATAAATAATAAGCGGGCAGAATGGAATATAGGTAATTATAAGGTCGATCTTAATAAGCTGGCTCTTATGTTTACCAAATTCGTATCCAAATCCAACTTAGGCTTCTCCCCATTCGTCGCGGCTACCGGCGCCCTTACCGGGCAGGCCAACTTCCTTTTGGAGGGTATGGTAGGGCAGTATATAAGCAAGGACTCCATGAAATACGCCTATGGGGAAGCCCAGAAGCAGTTAAGTACGTACGTGTCGGAGATCGGGGATATAAACCGTACCAACAAGCTATATGTCGTTGGAGAGGCTCTAGGCGTATTCAATGTCCGCAACCGTGTACGATCGGCGGCGTATAACAAGATCTGGAGAACCTTCTTCCGGGATCTGCCGTTTAAGATGATGGAGGTTCTTAACTCCCCGTTGGATCCGCAGGTCATTATCTCGGTCATGGATGATACCCGCCTATACGAGGGTCAGTTCTGGTCATACTCCAATTTCAAGGAGATGATGATGAAAGACAGAAATATGTCCGCTAACGAGGCTAAACGCGATTGGGAGCGTTTAAGGGATTATTCTATGTGGAACATGGTAGATGTCAAGGATGGAAAGATCGTGGCTAAGAACGAGGCTAACAAGGATATTATAGATAGATACATACCTACCTTGTTCAGCAGGGTCAGGAGCATGGTGCAGATCTGCGACGGTGCCTTGAACGAGCAGAACCGGGTGGGGGCTAGCCGGAACGCTATCCTTAATATGGTGCTGCCTCACCGTGGATGGTTTATATTGGCCGTGCAGCGGGCGTATAAGAAAGCCGGTTTCAATTTCCAGACCAACCAGTTCGAGGAGGGATATATGAGAACGTTATGGAGATTGGCCGGGAACGTCTATGGTTCGATGTCGGAGGGCAGGATGGGAGAGGCATATGACGTGCTTAAGGAAGAGTATGATAAGCTTACCCCCTACGAGCAGATCAATATCAAGAGATCGATTATCAACATGGCGGTATTCGCTACGATGATGGCCATAGGACGGGCATTGATGGGATATAGGGAGGATAATGAGGATAGCTGGTTCGGGCAGTTCATTACCTATATAGGGTTTAGGACGATCAATGAGATCGCCTCCCAGACATCCCCGTTCATGGAGCTTAACGCCATAGACATGCTACAGGATCCGCTGGTCACCGCCCGGAAGTTAGGCGACCTCACCGATCCTCGAAACTGGGATCCGTTCGCTACTGTCCAGACCGGCGTATATAAGGGCGAGAGCAAACTATGGAGGCAGCTCATGAAGTTCTCGTTTGGTAAGCAATGGTATAATATCAAGACGGCTAGGGATATTAAGCAGACATCCGACTACTGGTTGATGACCAACGGCATGACGATGGGATTCTTCTTAGGAGGCAGGAATAAGGATGAGTCTGGGGAGGACGCTAATTGGTATTTTGATAGAGGAAGATAGCTGATATAGTATGACAAGAAAAAAAATAGCCAGCAGATTGCTTAAAACAATCAGATTGGCTATTTTTGTATTCCCACCTATCCATCCCGGACGGATGGGAATAAATAATTATCAACTATGAATGCAAATGTAAGCATTTATCAAGATTCTGTGAAGGATAGTAGCGGAATTTTGACGTCCGAATCCAACGAAATAGGGTCTTTGAAAATTATCATGCCTAATAAATTGAATCAGTTGACAGCTCGATCGTCCTACATATGCCATATAGACGATTTCGTTAAAGGGAATAAAGATTATTATGGATTTGATATACAATCTGATAGCGAAATGGAATATGATTATGAACTAATCATAAACAAAATAAAACATATCAATAACAATACTGGTAAACATGAATATATATCAATATTTAATAATTTCCCTGTATTAGGTTTTATGTTATGTCAGATAGCTAATTTAAATGACCTTAGGATTCTTGGCGGATACAGATATAGCATAAGATTGAAAAATATATCAGAAAGGGATATTGTTATAGACTATATAAATAGTATTTTTATAACATATGATAATATATGTATCTATAAAGTTGATAATATTGATGTTAGACGTGATATCCCTCGTGAATTTATCGATGATTTAAACGCTCTTTACAAAACTATTATTGATAACATTTTTGGATATAGATTTTCTATAAGAGTGGTGACTGGATATGATAATTGTATAGTAGACAATATTGAGGTGTTTGTCCCAGTCAAGTCAAATATGGATATATCAAATAGTGTATCAAATATGTTTAGAAAATTTCTAAATGCTAAAAGAATTGATTTTTTTAATTTAATATCTGTTTTTGAATATTTTAACGATATTAATAATTTGAGCATAGGACATCTGATAACTAAGATATATAAAGATTTTATCTATTTATATGATATGTCATTTGATATATTAGATAACAAGATAGTATATACATATTTAGGATCAGGTAATATTGATGGTTATATTAAGATAGGTAAAACCAATAATATTGACAAAAGGGAAAATACGATAAGAACCGGGAATATAGATTTTAAGATAATAGCCTTTGTTGGCAGAGATATAGAAAATGAATTGCATAGCAAATTTGAGATAAAAAGGATGGAAAGAGAATGGTTTCATTTATCTGATAATGATATAGACAATATAATCAACGAGTATGGTTTTATTAGGGTAAGGAACAGTGTTAAAGATAAAAAGATATAGTTATATCATTGATACTTAATGTAATCCAAAAATGGATTTACATAATAATAGAAGGATAGGATATCATCACCCTATCCTTCTTATTTTCGTTATCAGTCTTTATATTTATCCACAAAATCATCCACATCCATATACTCACATCCGAAGTTCTCCGCCGTCTTCTTATCGGAGTCGGAGAACTGCCCTTCTTTTCCGGAAGCGTCCCCGATCATCATGATAGTATCGTATATGATCTTATTTCCCTCATCTACATTATCATTTATGAATTTGATATAATCCATATACTGGTCTATCATCCCCGTATTTGGTTTCCTATTGATGTTATCTTTATCATTGTTGTCGCAATAAAAGTTGTATACGGATATATTGGTATAATCCTCCAATGCGCTTGATATATAATCGAATTTATATTCAAACATCTCTTTGTCTACGAAGCCTTTTTCTATACCTCCCTGATTTGATATGATTAGGATGTCATCAGGAGCGTAATTTTTGATAGCCTCAAACACGTCGAGTTTTATTTTCATATCCCATATACCTTTAGGGAATGTATCCCCTGACACTGTCTCAATCAGTGTCCCGTCTAAATCTGTTATTAACAATTTACACTTTTTCATGATTCAAAATTTAAATGATATATAATTACCTATCTTATAATAAATTATTTTGTCTTAATAACACCAGCATCTTATCCCAATCCACATATCCTTTATCCGTAAGTGGAGTGCCGATATTCCTATCATCTATATAATAATCACAATACACTTTTGGTGATGATGATACTGGCTCAGGATTGTAGTTTACCGAATACAGATTGATATGATTATCTCTAAACCAATTCACGGCATCCTGTAGATATTTACCATCTCTTACCGTATATAATATCAGAAGATTCTTATCAGCCAATTCTCTCAATACTTTAGCGGCTCCGATATTGTCTCCTACATAAGGGAATGAGTCTACTACGCATGTCCCATCAAAATCTATCCCTATTATTTTCTTCATATTATATATCTTGTAATAAATACTCTTCTATTTTCTTAGCCATATCAATAAGCATCTCACATCTAAGGTCGTTAAGATCCTTACAAAACCTCATTTCCTCCTCATGCTTTTCCTTCGGCGATCTGCTATCACTTATGCTATAGCATGGTGATGAGCATACTGGAATTGGCTTCATGACCTCTATGGCTAATTTGATAGCCTTTTCTTTGATATTGCTTATATCATATTCTTTTTTCGTCCAGATCATACCGCTATTCTGGCAATCAGAAAAATGGGCATGATCCGATTCGTATATCGAACAAATTCCTTCGTTATAAAAACAGCATCCTGTACAATTACCTTCTTTTATCTCCGGAACAGCCACGTATGTTATTCCTTCGTATATTCTAACTTCTCCTTTTCTTACCTTATTCATCTTATTTATCTTATCAGATTTTTATATCCTACATGTTTTAACTGCTCTTCGGTAGCTTTCTTCTTCGGGAACTTCCCGTGCCATTTACCGGGCACCACGACATCACGGCCGTCCGGGGCGGTGGTAAGCCTCCCGCATTCGCTGCACAGCCCCATGCTCTTGTACGGCTGTAGTTCCTTGGCATAGTCGAATTTATCCACCATATACTCGTTTGTCAACATCCAGTAACTAGATGTGGCGGTATTGTCTACGCAACCGCATTTAGCGCATACAAACAGGCTCATAGTAAGTTCTTTTTTGCTTCATAAAACAACCGTTCTACCAGATTCTCAAATTCTCCATCAGGCATATCTATTATGTCTTTTATCTGCACTTGTATTCTTTCTTTTGCTAAAGAATAGCAATTACTATTGACAGAGTAACGAACTACAGTGCCGTTTACGAAAATAAAATCATCTGGTTTTAAATCAGACGTATAGCTATTTTCAGAAAATATAGGGATATGATGTATATCATCTATTCTTGCTATAAAAGAATCATTATATTTAACATATTTCCCAACAATCCATTTATACTTCTCCTTTAGGTTAACTTGCATCTTGCTCATTTCTTCTTTTAACTGTTTTTCCAGTTTTTCAATCTTATTCATATTCTATCTGTTTTAATGTTATTGTTATTAAATCTGTTTATCATCTCATCAAAGAATTGACGGTCTATCTCCACAAGCAGGGAGTCCCTTCCCTCCTCGTAAGCCGCTATCCCTGTCGTTCCGCTCCCGGCTACCGGATCCATTACCGCATCTCCCGGATTCGTGTATGTTCGTATCAAGTATCTTAGTAACTCCATCGGCTTCTGGTTGGGATGGATGGCTGATTTTTGCCTGTCTGTCTTAAATGTCATGACCGATAGCGGGTATCTCTCCGTGCTATCGTATGTAGTGAGACCGGCTTTGCCATATAATTCCGTTTCCTTGCATCCCGCTTTACTGGAGGCCTTGGATACTTTCCTGACATGACCATAAGTCTTTTGGGGATTATATGTATGCTTCCCAAGTGGCATAGGTGAGAAGATAAGTATCAACTCATGATTCCTTAATGGAGCTTTCTTGGCGTTAAGAAAACCTGTAGGGGTAGTCTTATGCCAAACAAGGTCGTACCGGTACCATCCCGCTGGGGCGACCCTCATGATCTCGACCGCCGCCGTGAGGGAACAGGTGACGGCTACCACCCCGTACGGACACAGCATCTTTTGGATTACCTCCCACATCGACTTATAGTCAAATCCCTCCTTATCGTATCTTGCTTGGGTTATCTTATAAGGAGGGTCGGCAAAAACAAATCTTACCTTCCCTACCATATCCTTGAATACGGACATCGCCATACCCATATCCCCGTTAAACGCCCTTACTTTCCCGTTCATCATCAACCCTCTCCACTTTAATTGTTCCCATATCACCTGAAGGTAACGTAATATCGCTATACACGTTATTCCAGTTCTCGTCAATAGCTAGCTGATGCAGTATAGATCTATATATTTGGTAAGTGTTGCCGATAAGTCTCTTCCTGCTTATCGTATCATCGCTTAGATGTCTATCTCTTATATGCCTTTCAACATACTTGTTTGCTAGATTCTCTATTTTGTTTGATTTGTCCATTTGTACTATCAATTATTTAGTTAATAATAGATCATAGTCCTCTTCATCTATACTCCCATTATTGTTGACATATATAATGAAATCATTTAAAAGCACGGACTTATCCTTGGATAAGGCTTTTATAATAAGCTCTCCATCATCTTTCAACATCACATGCACAGTATCCCAGATAACATATTTTTGACATTCTTTCTCAATCTTCTTGATTGTTTTAAGTATTATCTTATACGTCTCCTCATATCTTTTTACTATTCCGCACAGTTCAGTCGTATTATATTTACGTATAGCCGTGAATATATATTCCTTTTTACAATCCCAGCATTTTATCAGTTTTTCTGATCCGCACGCCTTATTCTTGTAGAAGAAACAGCCCTTACATGGCTCATTATGGTCGTAACTTAATACTACAAGCAGCTCCATGCCATTCTTGTATATCACGTCTCCTTGTTTCATCTTGTCTATTTTATTAATCTCATTATCAATATAGCAAAGTTGGATATTATCCATACTATAGATATCCAGAATGTTATACTCAACATAAGACCTATGTTCTTAGGTATAGGATCTACTCTCCTGAATGTAAGGATCATGAATACAAATGTCTTGAAGTTCATAATTTACGATATTTTTCTATATAGTTAACTATTAGATCCTTGACACCTTTAGGGACATTAATTAGCTTAAGGTTACCTTGGAATATATCCTTACCGTACTCGTCCATGATCACCCCGAATGAAGGATTCATGATTCTTGTCGATATACATATCGGTTGGTCGGTATCGAATCTGATAACGGCTACCTTCTTCTCGTTTATCGCCTTCTTTAGGGCTATATAAAGCTTATGACCTTTAACAATGTCACAATTACCTTTCATGATCTTAGACATATATATGATATGCTCTTTCTTCACATTGCTGAGATTGTCCATCAGTTTAAGATCTCCACCAACAGATTTCCATTTTTTGAAGCAAGATATGCATAGACAATAACTGGACTTGGCGTTCCTCGGCATCATCCTGCTGCTACCAGCGGGAACCGTATCGCCACAGCAGACGCACGTCCGGTCTTTGTTGGTGCGTACTGGGCCATAGCTGTTTATCGGGTATTCTTTTTCTTTAAGCATCTTTTTCTGTTTTCAAAATTATCATCACCATATTCATAATTAGGACAAGCCTTATTGCTTGGGCGTCTCGTATAAGTCTTTTGCTCCCTATCATATTTCCTGTTAGGGTTTATATAATGGTCGCACACTTGCCAAATGGAGCAGCATACTTTCCCGTATCTTTTCGCCCATTCCCGATCATGTAGATGTACACAAGTGGCGCAAGTTGGGTTCTTGAGCTTATCCTTATTCTCATCTATGATCTTATTGACCCGATCAAGAATAACATGCATTTTTTCAATATTTATGACGTTAAATGCGTCTGGGCATGGAAGATATGTCATTGAGCTTATATCTATGTCCATTTCCTTGGATTTATTGTAAGCTGATTTGTATTTCCTTCTCATCAAATCCTTTAATTGATTTACTTTTCTCTCATAAGTCCCCATATTTCACTCAGTTTTCCATCCTTGTTTTTTCAATAGATCCACCATCATCTCCTTTATCTTAGGGCTAATGGCTTCGGTAAGTATATCAGCGGCCAAGTTAATAGAGAAGCTTGTCATTCTAGATTCTCCTATATACTTCTCGCTGGTAACTTCTTTCACATAGTCGTGAATATCCTTGATCATTTCATTTTGAGATCTTAGGAGATTCAGTATCTCATCGAGTTTATCATTCATCTTTTTTCTCAAATATACCTGATAATAACCAGATAACCACTATCAAAAAGAAACACAACCCAAGCGCCTCATCCGGGTAATCATGCATAGCCTCTAAAATTCCCCTCATAACTTAACATCCATTTTGTTGATTATCTTATAAAATATATCTCTAGTCAGCTCAATATCGTAAGTAGCGTCATGGAGCTTATTCTCGTCGATCTCAATACCCATAGTTCTGGCTACGGTCATCAACTTAAAGTTCTCCATATCGTTTCTTACACCCATCAGGAACGGTGTCACCATAACATATACATCCATACAGTTAGGATAGAACCATGATCCGAAATACTTATCCCCACATTGCTGGAATAAAGCCCGTAGGAAGCTGTTATCGAATCCAGCGTTGTTATACCCCACCAAATACATTTTATCCCTCTTATCGAACTTATTCACGTATTTGGATAATATACCAACTAACTGCCTGTACCCTTCTTCCATAGGCTGATACGACTGCACTTGCTCCAAGGTAACACCAGCCACATCCAGCGCCTCTTGCTCTATCGTGGCGGCAGGGTTCGGGGCTAGGCGGATGTCGAACCTCTCAGTCTCCTGCCCGTCGATATCCACGATCCCTCCTATTTGGTGTATCCCGTTTCTCCAGAACTTAACCCCGGTTGTCTCTAAATCAAAAAATAGTAATTTGCTCATGTCTATTTATTTTGTTAATTTATCATTATCTAAGAACTAGTCGTGAAATGCTTTTATAATATATACTCCCATCAACTCTTTTACCTTCAAAGAAGTATATCCAATATTCTAATGAAGAACATCCAAAAGCAAGACATAGATTATTTATCGCATATCTAAAGTATTTCTTGCCTGAACGAAATAAGATTTGAAATTCTTTATTATTTAAATGGAGTCTTTTTTTGATTTTTCTTTTATTCATGTTTATAGTTTTATTTTAAATGTTCCTTAATCTTATCCAATGCCTTATAAGACAGATAGCTGTCTATAGTATTATCGCTATCTATTTCCAGCAACTCATTAAACAAGTCTTTAGCCAATGCTTTCCACTGCTCTCCCCAATCACGGAGATTCTCGACCTTTGACCGTATATCCTCGAAATAAGAATCTACGTCTGATTTGATTGACTTTGAATAATATTTAACATCCTCCTCGTCCCCATCCATAATATAATCACATTGTGTCCTGATATCTTTTATATGACTGTCTATATCACTGCACATATAATCAACAGGTTTACGTATATTGAATATAGCTTCTGACGTAAGACCGGTTATATCTTGTATGTCTTTTAAATTACCCATGATTTAATCAATTAAATACCAACCATCCACCTGCAAATCCCATTGCGAAAATAGATAAGATTATAGATGTGAATAATATCCAATCTTTTGCGCTTAGCTCATTATTATCTCTCTTTATTTTCTCAAGATAATCATATATAGCTGTATAAACAGCATGGTGAATATTCTCGTCTCTAGCCCTTACGATATTATCATATTCATTATATCCTAGATTATGGGTGGCGCTTTCGATCCTCGTATTCCCCGTAACTTTTTTGTTTACATCAAAATCGAAACTAAATACCATATCAGTGGTTAGAGCGCTGGCGATTTTGCTTTTTATCTCATCATTACTGAGATTAGCATCGTGCACTAATCGCTCATAGTCTTTATCGTCAAGAATTATCTGTTTTTTAATGTTCATATCCCTAATATTTCTGCTACATAAACAAATCCATAACATATATAATTATCAGCGTCATGCTCACCCCAATTCACATGCCATACGACGGCGCACGGGAAATATAATGGCATATCCTCAGCCATAGGATCCTCTTTGAAGTCATCAATGTTTATCTTCTCCCTCCACCTCCACAGGTCTTGGATATCGTTCAAAATTAATTTCTCCATAACTATGACGGATATTAGATGTTAGTAATTCTATAGCCAAGCTGATCATGGCTCCCGCTTCAGTAAGTTGATTCATTTGGGCGTACATTTTATGCTCTGCACTACGATAAGCCTCTCTACTACTTATGGTGTCTAGTAAATCATCTATAGCGTTTCTAAGAAGATCGGTCATCCCATGCCCTCCTATGCCCTTGAAATAATAAATATCACGACCAGCGTAAAACATGTCCTGATATCTTTTAGCTACATACTCTATCCCGGATAGATGGTATTTCTCGTTGTCTATCTCCACCTCTCCTTCTTCTATAGCTCTCAACAACTTCCAATCTATCTTTACATCAGCTTGACGATTTTTTACCTTTACATAGGCATATCCGCCATAATGAGAACCCAGCGTCCTCATCGTAAGTTCATTGACTTTTTGTTTGTCTCCATCCATAATAATCTGGTTTTTAATGTTGATACAAAAGTAAGATTTAAACAAAAATAAAAGCATGAATAATATTAAAATAATATTAATCATGCTTAAATATAAATATATTCCTTCTAGTCCTCACGGATATACGTATTCGTACTCATCTGGAGGAGATGTCTTATATTCAACATCGCACTCCATATTGGTGTAATAGTTATCCCCTTTTCTGTATACTAACGCTACCCAACAGTCATATTTTTTGCTGTATCCTATAAGAGGGACATTGGCCATAGGCGGATTATCCCCCGTTTTGTATCTTATTCTTGTTACTTGTTTCATGTTCTCATGGATATAGATATTCGTATTCTTCCGGTGGATATGTTTCAAATTCGGTGTCGTACTTCACACAAGTGTAGTACTTGTCTTTGCTTCTGTACACTACTGTCCACGGGCAGTCATATCTTTTGTTGTATCCTAAAAGAGGAACACCTTCCATAGGGGGCTTATCTTTCGTTTTGTACCTTAATTTTGTTATTTGCTTTATGCTCATATAATCTTATGTTTAAGTAATTCCATCATCATCGAAAACAATGTGTCTACAAGAAGTTTCTCGCTACTCCAATATATAGGGATCTCGTCTATATCTCTATACGCTACAGACCATGCATGTTTTAGCTTATAACATTCTAATGTACAACCCTCTATCTCATATGGGAGCAAATTCAGCAACGTGCCTACATCCCAAACAGGGTTGGATACGTCTGGGGTAACGGCCTCGATCAGTCCTATACGACCAGCGTTATCCTCCATAGAATGTAATCGATCCAGATACTTGTCTCTGAAACCGATGGCGGTGGAGATAGGGAGGCCGGCCTCGACCAGCACCCTCCCCTGTTCTTTTGTGGTGAATATCCTTTCCTTCATAATTTCATTTTCCTTTCTACCGTAACGATCGTATCATTATGCCATCCCCCATGGGCCACAAGAAGAATCTCCTGCTGCTCGAAGCCAAGCCCGGCCCCTATACCGCCGGAGTTCCACGCGCAGGTAATGACCACCCCTCCTTTCTTGGTGATCCTAGCTATCTCATTCTTCTGCCTAGCCCAATAACTAGATTGCGTTGTTTGCATATTAACAGATCCTCCAAGTCTTTTATAAGACTCAGATACCTGTCTCGCAGAATATGGTGGATCATATAATACCATATCAGCTATATTATCATCAAGATGACACAAGAAGTCCGTGGCGTCTTTATGATACATAGCTTTAGTCTCAGGGTCAAGATCGTTGGTGATCGTCCCTATATCGCTGTTTCTGGCGAACGGATCCACTATAACCATCCCCTCTTCTCGATATTTGTCTATAAGTTCCCTTATCGGTCTTATGCTGAATGTCTCTTTATTCGGCATCGACCATGTTTTGTTTATAACCATATCGCTGTGATCGTGTTTTAAATTCTACCTACGCTCTATGCCTCTTAGCAAATGGGCTATCACATCCACTGTCCATCCATTGCCCGTTAAAGACATGGCCGTATTCGGGGCTATCCCGTCAAGGTAATCATCCGGCAATGTCTGTAGCCTACACATCTCTATCGGGGTAAGGTACCTGAATTTGTCTTTCATGTCAAAGGCGTTAGGATATCTTCCGGGAGGTAACGATGAGATTACGTTATCTTTCATAACCGTTGTCAGGCAATTACTTTTCTTGATGGGAGTGGTATTCTTATCTTTTCTTATCTCCAGACATTGCGTTATTTTTATGCCCATGTCACAATCCTTTCGATACCCGTCATCTCCTATCCTTCTACCGACAATGGTCCCTATATATCTCCCTCTTATGGCTCCCGGATTCCAACCCTTGTCATGCTCTAGAATATCATCCAATGATATATGCTTGTCTTTCGGCATTTCTACCGGCCAATTACACCAATAAAGGCGATGCCGGGTCTGTGCCGAGACCAAGGCACTATCGATCTCCACCGGCTCCACGCCAAGCTCCTCGGTGATCACCCAGCGGTGCTCGTCCCGCATCTGGACGTTCTCGCCCAAGAACAGGATTTTACCTTTGGTTTCCTTTCTTAAATGCTTTACGATGTCCGAGAAGCAAAAGAAAAGCCTTCCACGAGCGTCCATGAATCCCTTACCCTTACCTGAGCTAGAGAAGCTCTGGCAACAGAACCCTCCCATGACCAGATCTATGTCTTTCCAAGGGATATCCCATGTTCTCCAGTTATTAACATCCCCTAATTGAATAATATTAGGAAAATGTTTTTGACTTACCTTTATACATGTCTTGTCTATCTCCGAGGCGTAGTAAGTCTCGATAGGTATGCCGGCTCTTTGTAATGCTAGATACCCACATGATATCCCGTCAAATAATGATAATACCTTCATATTGTCTATTGTTTATCTATACAATTCTATAGCAATTATATTATCAAAATGATCTTTGGCTATATCTTCCCCTTCTTTTATAGACATATCAAATAAAGAAGCAGGGTATGATGTTATATAATCATTCGTATTTACAACAACCCTTATTTCCTTACTCTTATCCTTGACAAGCATCAATTCGTCTATCAAATCTTGTACTGTCATATTTTTCTCCGCTTTCATAAATTCCATTTGGTATATAATTACCTTCATATCTACCCTTCATCACCTATATTGCTTCTTTCTTAGCGTCATACATTGCTTTAAATCTGTTTCTTTATGACAATTTGGTTCCCGTATTTAGGTATAATGCATAAACCTTCATTCAATCCATTTATTTCCAGTTCCCCAAAATTATTTAGATTGATAATAAACTCATTACCAACCCAATCAAAAACTCGTATGCCATTTTTAACTTCTATTTCATCGTCACCGCAGCGATGATTAATAATATGCACTTTCATTACCTTCGTCCCTGTTGTTCTATATTTGTAACTCTCAATTTATCATATTCCTCTGAAAGAATCCCATGATCAAACAATTTGCTAGCGTCTATCTTAAGACTTCTATAATTGTCAGTTATATTGATATCACTCCACAAGTTCAATTTTCCCTTATCATCCAATTGCATATGGATAAAACCTTTTGTCACCTTCTTTCCGGCTTTAAGAGCCTCTACGTCTTTATCGGTAATCTTTTTCATACTTTCGATATTTTATCATTATAGTTAAATTCATCTTTCATTCTGATCTTTATACCTCCATATGATAATTCCTTATGAGCTGTAACAAAATAATCAACCGCATCTTCATCTAATAAACTATGCGGACACCTTTCCCATACAGGGTTTTGATCTAGATGACCCCATGTGGCTACAAGTAACCTATTCTTGTCATTATCAATAGCTATTTTGTATGTCCCTGTAGTAGCCTTACGTTTAATGATCGCTCCATTTAACATCTGTTTCTTAGCCCAGCTCCATGAACCTCTCAACCCAAATTTTCTTATAATCCAGTCGTTTATCTTCTTCATTTCAAATTATTTGTTAAAAGTGTAATATAAATATAAATACATAAATTGAATAGGGCTATTCACCATGCCCTTATCAGTAGGATCATCGTATTTTTCAAGCCAAAGACGAAGTGCTTCCCAATCGATATCCCGCCGGTCACATACCATGCAGGCTAGGTTAGCCCCGAACAGCTCCCCGCCGCCGCTCAACGACCTGTTAAACCTCTTGGCTAGTCTTCTTTTGAATCCCTTATCATACCATATCCCGGAGGTAGCGGCATAGCAATAATAAGCGTTGTACTTCATTTTCACGCCCATCCTCTCAAATAAAGGCGTATGCCATATCCGGTCAAGGAAGAATACTATTCCACGATAGATAAAGGTTCGGAGATTCTTCCTGTATTTCTTCCCTAAGAAGCTATCTACGCAAGATATAGTCCCGCCTGAATAGTACCAGTTATTGGCGCCTCTCTTGACCTTATCCGTCATCTTGAACTTATTTTTCCTATCCTCTACTCTATCCCAAGGCTTTAATTTATCCTCGTTAAATGTCGGGCAATAATGATAGTAATGATTGATCCACGAGAGGTAGGGATTGTATATCGTATATCCATTGTCGCTGACATATGAGTTCATATCATATCCAAGTTCTTTGGCTAGAATAGATCCTTCATCAGCTAATACCTTCAATATCGGGTTCAAGTTCCATATCTGATCTTGGCTGACGAACATCGAGTAGCATGGATCCTCATCCTCTCCATACCATCCTCCCATCCCGCTCACTATTTTGTCCAGATTAAGTGAATAATCTTTGCCGGATTGGAAATCATCCCTAAGGAAGAATCCATTATACATAGTCATGTCATGTATGCCGGGCTGGTCGTCAAATATGAGCTTAGCGTTTTCGACTAATCTAACCAATGTTTGTAAGACAGAGGATATCTCTATGGGTGCATATTCACACCCATAGACCTTATTATTTATCCAAAGATATTGAAGAAGCTCGGCTATATTAATAGTCCCGTCCTCCACATATCCTGTCTTGTTATCGAAGTTTATTTTGGCTAGAGGTATATTACTTCCTTGTGGTTGGTCACTTTTTTCATTACAACAATGCACGAACCTGTCAAAGAATATATCTTTCCAGCCAAAATATTTATCCCTTATCGTCATAAGCCTATTTCTTGTCGTATAACGACATGATGTTAATAAGATCAGCTTTTCTGGCCATCCCCTCAAGTTTATTAAAGCCATCCATGTTATCTCCGCTGACGATGATAGTAGGATATACCTCTATACCGTACTTGGATATCTCCTCCTCCGTGGCTTTGTTCTCCGGGATCTGGTTCAACGTAACCTCACCCTCATACTCCTGTAACGTGTTGGCGATAATATATCGCATGTAATCGCTGTACTCAGCGTCTTTCTTCGTGAAAAAATCAATTCTTACCATTTTTAAATAGTTCTTAATTTGTTAATAATTAAATCCGCTGTAAATATAGCGTTATCTACCTCATCTACACTCAACCTCCTCCCATCGAAATCGTTGGACAATAAATCTTTTACGATCTGATATCTTCTCAACTCCCAATCTATGTCTATATCAAAATTAAGATGCCTTACACGATCATAATTCAGCTCCTTACCATTCTTATCAAGGTACTTAACTATCGGGAATGAAGTACCATTGTCAATAGTACGTGCGATCACATTAATGTACCTACCAGTCCTTTTGTCAATAGCTTTTAATTTCTCGTCTACTATTATTTCTCCTGATCCTTCCATTCTATTAACCCTTTGTTATGTTTATCGTAATATAATAACGCTATGGCGTTCCAGCATACGGCGGATAGATGCATAAATCCCTCCTTATCATATCTCTCCCCCTTCGTGTAAGCAACCAAGTGCCTCATGAGTGCGCCTAGATAACGATTGAATCCATCAGGTATATCTTGCCATGAGTTATCAGCGTACTTCTTGGCTCCTTTCGTATATACTCTCACGATATCCTCTATCTCAGCCAAAGGAAGGAGATCCCACCGAAGCTTGCCGTCGGCCCGGTCGTCCTTCCCGCTGCCGTCTTTCCCTACAAGCGGCCCGCTTTCCACCACTGCGTCTCCTATTTTTGGCTTCCCGAAATTCATCGCCTCATCCGCCGTCTCATCATCAATAAGCCTTAACTTGATAGCCCTATTTAACGAAACAACCATCTCCTCATCAGCCCAAATGGATTTATATGTCTCATCAAATAACGGTTCTATTTTCATCATTCCCGTATTGTCGGCGGTTTCAAGTACCTCAAATACCTCACCATCATAAACGACTTTGTCGTATTTGCTAAATTCCTCTTTCATTTCAAACTCCTTTTTGTTTTATTATTAGGTAATTATATACTTTTTAGATTAATAAAATTCACTAAGATCCCTGCATTCTGGCGTCTCACCTGTCATAGAGTAAAGCTCACCAGATGATAGATGCACGCAATGAACGGTCTTCCCGTCTATATACTCACTTCGCTTCGTGATCCCACAAATAGCGCAGCGTTGGATCCCCGGACCCGCCTTTATCCACGAGTGCCGTATGTTTCTCTTTCTTGTCCTATTGGTGTCATTAAGCTTTCTCATGATCAATCCTCAAAGGTCATTATAATCTTATCTTTCCCGATAATAACTTCATTCCCGCTTCTTACATCAAAGCATCTCTCACCCTCTGCCTCCTTGAAATAAAGAGAGCCATTGTACTCGAACAGACCGAATCCATAATCATCTAGCTTCATCTCTTTAAGTTTCTTGAATTTGTATACGCTTTTCATATTCTCCATATTATATTGCATTACTGGAAATATCATTATGATACTTATGCCTATTACAAGCAACCCTGTGTAAAACTTTTGTGAATCATATTTTTCCCATCCCTCCATCATCATGGCAAAGGAGATTACTATTATTATAATAATAGATATCAACCCTACCATATCACATCCTCCTTTCTTTCAAAAATCCCATCATATCCTCCACGCTAAGCTGGAAGCCGGCAGCCGCCTTATGACCGCCGCCACCGGGGTTGGCCTTGCGTGCCAGCGCCGAGACATCCACCTCCTCCTTGGTGGTATAGAACGAGCATCTGAAGAATCTGCCGTTCCAGCAAAATGGCATCATCAAATCATGTTTTCTAGGATCGTACATAGACTCGAATGTGGTGGAGTTAAACTCCGTAGTATTCATACATATCGCCTTGTATCCAAATATATCTGCCTCGAATGAGAACATCTTCATTTCTCCTCTGTTTTTCTCGATGATATATTCTATTATGGCCTCGCCATTTCTTATCATATCAGAAACAAACTCGCCATTCGCCTTGTTTAGCACCTCCCTGACCATGTCAACGTCAAGCCCGCAATACCCTCTCATCCCATATTGGAATGAAAGAACGTCACTCCATTCTAAGCGATCATGATCCCATACATCATAAGCGCTCAATAATTTTACCACGTCAGGGGTTTCGATATCATCGAAAAGATATTCCCACGTAAGCTCACAAGCCGCCGTTCCGATACGTCTTTTGCCTTTGACATTATATTCCTTCACAGCTTCTATCGCCGTCTTATGGTGGTCTATCCATGTGACATCTATCCCCTTGTCTTCCCATTCGTCGAATAAGAATATCGTTCTATCGCCAAATGACACGTCAACTACAAACACCTTATCATATTTATTCACGTCAGGTATTTCCTTGCCGTAATTGTAAGGAAGAAGATCAATGTCCCCTTTGAAATACTTTTTTACTATAGCCGCTGACATTACTCCGTCAAGATCAGCCTCATGATATATACACCCAATCATAATAATTTTTTTATTTGTTTCAATTCATATTCTATCACATTGATACGACCCATGATAATATCTTTATCATCGTCATTATCATGATCACCATCTTCCTTCTTAGATAAGATATTATCTATTTGGGCTGACGCTAATACCATCATCATGCAATGATTTGATTTAATTTTTTGTGATATATGTACGCCATTTATAGCGATTTGGACACAAATATCTTTTATCTCATCTATACTCATATTCATAATCTATTGTTTTTAATTAAAAAATCTATGTATTCTTTTATCTCCCTGTTTCGATCATTACTCCAGTCAAAGGTCTCGTTTATGAATTTGAAATACGATACTGGAATCGAATGAAACATCCATCCACAATACTTGCCGAATGTCATCACCGTAGATCCAAGGGGATGATCCGGCCTTCCGGGAACAGGGGCGGCGGTTACGCCCTGCGCCAGCCCCCTCCTACGATCTTTCTTGGCGGCTTTGATATCCAGATCTGTTTTCGTTACCTTATCCCCCATCGGGATATTGGTAATTAGTTTATCGCCGATAAACATCCCCCATCCATATCCTTTGTAGTTCTCTATACTAAGTTTCCTTATATCACCGAACCTTGACGAGTTGTTACAACAATCAACGACCAATGCGCTATCCTTACCGTCCTTTATCCTAACCGCCCTGCCAAGCCACTGATAAAACGAAGAGAACGAAAATGTCGGTCTTCCTACTATCACGCAGTCCAGACCCGGATGATCGAATCCCGTACCGAGGGCGGAATAGTTGAACACTACCTTCGTCTTACCCGACTTGAACCTCTCAACTATAGCCTCCCGCTGCTTCTTTGGCGTGCCTCCGTGAACCACCTCCGCCATGCCGGCACATATCTTGGCGTTCATCCATTCGGCGGCAGTATTGCAGCTCTCAACAGAATCCATAAACACCAGTATAGATCTACATACGTCTTTTAATACCATCAATCGACGCAAAATAAGGTTGTTTAAGCCATTTTTTCTCACTGCCTCACTAATAGACTCAGCCGTATATTCGGAGCCGTTAGAATTGAGTTTAAGGGCATCTCCATTGAAATCCCATGTCTCATACTTAAGAGGCGTCCAAAATCCTTGCCTTATCATCTCCTCTACCTGTATCACGTGAATCAGATTCTTGAAATACACCGGTCTCATACGAGTGATGAAATTAAGTTGGGAATATGATGTCTGTCCTATCGACATGTTTTTAAGTCTACATGGCGTGGCTGTAAACCCTATCACCTTTCTCGGCTTCAGCTCATTCATGAATGTCATGAACTCACTGCCATCCTCAGGACTGTATCCGGCATGAGCCTCATCTATCAATACGTTTCTGATTCCCATCTCCTTAAGCTGACCAACAACTTTCTTGATAGATCCTAACGTGGCATATATCATGTTAGATAGCTCTTTCTTGCCACAGGAAGCGGAGTAGATGGTAGCCGGTATGCCATACGACGTTATCTTGTCGTGGTTCTGTTGCAGCAATTCTTTTGATGGTTGTAAAATCAGCGTCTTATCTCCCATCAATCTAGCCGCTTCTGCTATCAGAAGTGACTTACCGCAACCTACAGGACCTACGATCAATACCGGATCATGTCTATCAGAGTTTATGTAATCGGAGATACTTTTAACACACTCCTCTTGATATGGCCTTAATTTATATGTCATCTCTGTAGTTATCAAAAACGTCTTTCACGTACTCTATTCTTATCGCACATTCCCGGCCATCGTCCATTTTTACCATCAAAGTCTCTTTGGTCTTGCTTATGGCTATCACCTCTCCTATCCCTATCTGGGTATGAACTATATCACCTATCTTTACATCAAATTTACTCATGGTCCAGCCTTTTATTAAATTCCTCTATCTTGCTCCTGTCTGTCTCTTTGGTCATCTTAGCCTCTTCCTTGAATATGTCATACCCTTCTCGGATATTGTCTCCAACCATATTCTCTATCATCTCCCTTAACTCATCGCTTCTTACGGCGAAAGATATCTGAAACGATTTACTTGTACCTTTCATTAGGTAATCAATCTCCTTCTTGCATTCTGTCATCAACCGATCCAGATTATCGAATTTAACGAACTTAGAGTTGCCATTGGCTTTCCTTACCCCATCCTTGAAATCCTCCAATATCCCGTTAAACACATCTGCCATACACATCATGGAATGTAGCCATACCAGCATATTGAATTTATATTCATTATCAGCGTTGTTCATCAAACTCACCAAAGACTCGCTTTTTGTCAACATGATCTTCGATTCCCGGTCTACGATATCCTTTATCTCCTGCCGGCATTTCATGGCACCAACGAAATCCATTTTAGAATAACATTCATTTGATTTCTCTACCAATTTCCTGATATCCCTTCTAGACATCAGAAGATCCAATACCTGTTTTTCTCTTTCGTTTTTATCCATAATCGTTTATTTATTGGCACAAATATAATTAAAGCCCAGATATTTACCTAGGCTTTTTAATAAAGTTAATCTTTTTTATTCTTTCTTTTTGACTCATCCCAATCCGATGAGTACCTGCATGTCCCTTGTTTGTGGATCGAGAAATCGCACCAAAAACACAAGGGCTTGGGGCGGGGTTCAAGGCAGGCCGGCTGGCGTCCCATGAGGTAGCGCTTCTCGTACTTATACCCCTGTTTGGCGTCGTCCCAAACGTGAGCTTGATAGCTATCTATTTTATTTGTCTCGAAATCATACATGTCAAGGAGAATATCGTTAAGTTCCTTGACCGATCTCTCTACTTTCTCCTTATCTACCTTCACGTTCTGATTGTCCAGCATGCGGGTAAAGAAATAGCTGCACATATCCGGCAATACCTTATATTTCCTGAGTATGTAAAAGGCGTATATCGGATGTTGGAGATTATGAAGCAGCTTATCTTCATCGAATAACTTTCTCCCGGACTTCCAGTCTATCGTATACATGGCTATCCTGTCCTTTGTCTTATACTCTCCACGCCAGTCCACCGATCCTATGATATGTACCTTATCGTACGTAACGCCATCCAAAGTAAGGGGCTTGGGCAGCTTATAGGGCAAGACAAAGTCCTCCTCCACGCCTACCGGTCTCGACCCCCGGATCACCTTCTCCATTGGCGTAAGATCAGACCATGCCTTCTTATAATTGCCAGCAGCATCCTTCTCAAACAACCCCACAATCCATCTTATTAACCTAGCCGCATGTTGCATGGACTCGATCTGAGATTTTACGCTATCAAAAGGTATCTTCTCTATATCGGCGTAATAGTTAAATGCCTTACTCATGTCCTCATAAGAAGGTCTGCATCCGTTCTTGAAGAAATACTCCATCGTCTGGTGGATAACCGTACCATATGACGTAGCCTCATGCTTCTCCGTGGATCTGTGACCCTCCACGTAAGTCTTATACCACTTATACGGACACTGGACAAACGTATCTATCTGCGAGTAAGAAGCGGCGAGAACCTTCTCTCCATTTATTATCTTACACAAGAGATGTGTCTCCGGGATAGTCATCATCGAATATATTTAAATCAAGTGATGTTTCGTATAAATCATATGCTATATTTTGAAGGTGATGGAATCCTTTGATATCCATTTTAACAACTGTGTTACCCCATAAACGTGTGATACTTAAAACGTAATCTTTTGTTATTGTTATATCCCCTTTATTGCGGTAATCATGATTATCATAATCGTTAAATCCAATCCAATCCAATATCCTCTCATTCAAGCTTATTGGATAAACATCACATTCGGAAGTATACCACTTTATTGTGCCATTATCAATTCTGCGTTCGAGAATCAAACTCCCTTTGTCCTTATGCATACCGGTAATACATCCTATCCTCCATATATTACCATCCTTATCTTTCACAATATTGCCTATTCTTAACTCCTTAACTGAAATCATATTCTTCCTCCTCTTTATAATCATCATCGCAATCATCAACAAGAGGGGTCTCTAACCCCTCTTCCCAATCATCATATCCGAAATCCATTACTTACTCTTAACCCAATCATACAACATATCCACAAATATCCCCACAGTTAGCTCATCAATAGGTTTATCGCCAAAGACATCATCCGGAATCCTTATATCCATCTTCTCTTCAATCCCCATCAATACCTCTAATAAATCAAATGGATCCATAGCTAAATCAGATGAAAAATCACTGTCTTCTCTTACATCATCAATTACCTCTATACCATTAATGTAATTGAACTCATGCATTTTTTCAAATATCTCTTTTCTCGCTATCTCCAATATTTCATCTCTTTTCATAATCCTTTAAATAATTATACAACATATTTATAAGCTCTCCTACCGTCAACTTGTAATAAGGTTTGACGTTAAGTACTTCATCAGGTATACATTTACCTGTTTTCTTCTCCATTTCCATTACGACTTCTACAAAATCAAGGGAATCCATAGCCATGTCCATATCCAGCTTATCCTCGTTCATTATTTGAGCGGCATGATCAAGACCATTAAATTCACCCATCTTCTCGAATATCGTCTCCTTGACTACTTTTTCAACCTCTTTTCTTTCCATACTAAATCGACATTTTTAATCTTCTACCTAATTCTTTTTTTATATCTGATATCCTTTCGATATCCATCTTAACATCGCCTGTGATAGCGTATTCCTTGTCCATTTTCTTGGGAGGATCCGGGAGCCGGCTTAAGGCGAATAACCATGCCAGTTCCTTGTTCTTGTTCTCCCTAAGATACAAATCAGACGTCATGCCATACATCTTTATTATTGTATCAAATAACGTTGATTCCGATAAACTCATATGCACACTATACACATTTGATGGTTTCCAGATTAAGTTATCTAATCTCATCGTGTACTCACGTTTAAGATCTATGTGGGATATTACCGCTCTTACTATAGGTTCTTCCTTGAAGTTGGTATTAGCCACGAACCATACGAGCCGTTTCTCTACCTCCTTGATAGCTCCTGTATCCTTACCCATATCGTTATATACCCCAACGATACGGTCCCGGATCCCCTCGACCTCCGGTGTCAGGCCGGGTGTCTCTATCAGCATCAGCAGCGACCCTCCCCTTGGCGTTATCTTCCACTTCCCATTCTTCTGAAGCTCGATATAACCAGATGCTTTATAACTATCTATTTTCTCCTTTGGAATGACGCTAGCCATCTCCTCTTTCTGCCGGATCATCAAGAGATACCCGACATCAGACATCGTTAATCCTGATGTCATCATCTGTTCAAAATTTATATACATAAGCTAATGAGTTAAAATATTGACCTGATCTTTCTGGCTACCCTCTCGACTATATCGGGATGATCATTTCCGTTATATATATCTATTAGCGTCTCTATTATATGTAACCTTATGTTTTTCTTTGATGAATGAAACCAAAAATCTCCATTTTTTCTGTTTACAGGTTTGAACATCTTCAGTTCTGGTATAAGATAACACGCCACACATGATCTTTCAGCAAGTGATAATTCAATCGCTGTTCTTTCTATTGCTATGCATATAAATGCATAATTATCATTCTTTATTAAATTGTAAGCCTTTGTCAACACCCTAAGGGCGTCTGCTTTCGATAATCTCTTTCCCTTTTTCATATTGTTTTACCGTATAAGATTCATTAGCCATACCAACTCTACCAACTGATATAGATTGATTTATAGATTGGTTAAGATGCCCTACAACCGACATCTTAGCCCTAACCGTATTGGCGCATCTTAGAAGGATTCGATAATCCTCTAACGCCCTCTCGTATCTTACGTCCACCCTAGCCCTTTTATCAGCATCAGTCATGCTCTTACATGTTCCGTCCTCCCTCAGGCTTATAGCGATCTTGTCCCGTATGATTCTGATATCATCCTCGGCTATCACCAGTTCGGCGTCAAGAACCCCCTTGTATGAGCTAAGAAGATCCTCCACCGCCACAACTTCCCTTTTTAGGTTCTCCAATTCCAATATCATTGAGTTGTCATTTATCCTTTTATACTCCTGTACTTTATTGGATACCTCATCACAGATACTCATGATCTCCTTTTCCCGTTCCCGATTTATGATATATCTGATGCTGTATTTAGCCATTTCCTTTAACGAGGATATAATTTCCTTTATCCCCATCTTATCCTCAACCGACAATACGGTCTTCAAGAACATTTCCAGCACCTTTATCACTACAAGCAAGTAATTATGTCTCAATCTCATGTCAATAAGGTGTTTCGTCATGTACTACATTGAAATCATCACTGGGCGGTATATATTGTTGCTCCAATGGAACACCGGGAGGTGGGGGCGGAAGCGTCACTACGGTCGTGTCCGGCTTGCCGCTACCCACGGGGGCATCCGAGCCTCCCGGTCTTTCTTGGCGCACCACCCCTCCATCAGGATAATATCGCTCATATCCTTTCATGATATCTACATGTATAGCGTCAATCTCCTCCAATGATCTTTGACGGACCTTTACGATATGATGGAACAATAATCCATCCACACGGAAGGATCGTCTTGACTCGCTCTTGAAACGTTCCAGATTAGGATACCATCCTTGCGGGAATTGCATGTATGAGGAGTACCCGTATCTTTTCGGTATATTTAACGCTACCATAGCCGTACATAACTGTCCCAATGTATCTGATTGATAAAAATCAGATTGCTTTGGCATATGATCCTTTGGATCCCGCCGTCCTTCGATATCACGATTGAGTTGGGATATTATAAGAAAGAAAATATTAGGAAAAGTCCTCTTAGCTATATTGCACATGGTTATCAACGAGTCGATATTCCTTTTAGCGTCTCCTGAACCTTGTACTAGAGCCGTATGATCTATAGACACGAATACCATTTTCTTATCCTTGTTTATTGGCATATACTCATTCCATAGAAAGTTTTGAAGCTCATCTACGGTTGATGGTTTAGGGATGTATGTTATTCTGCTAGAGTTCTCTTCTCTAAGGCATCTCTGCATTTCTTTTACCTCATCTTCTGACATCTCGTTAAGGAGTATATCTTGTATGTCTTTCCCCATTTTTTTTGATAGTGAACGTAACATCAAATCTTCTGGGTTCATCTCAAACTCACATCTTAACCATACATAATCATCTGCCTGTGGATTGATATTGACATTCATCACATTGCTCATGATTTTTTGCGCCAGATAAGATTTGCCAACTCCGGGCCTAGCGCCTATAGCCACCGCATGTTGTGGGTAGAACCCGCCCAGTAACGCCTTGTCAAGATAAGCGTATCCAGTACGAGCCGGGAGAAGCTCTCCCGACTGATACTTTCTTATCCTCTCATAGGCATCCATGATGATCTCCTTGGATGACCTCCATATCCTATCCTCACTCATCCTCTTGCGTTTCTATCGCCAGCCGTATCGGATTTAGATCCTCTGTTAGCTGATCTTGATTTATATCTTAATCCCTTAGCCGTATGGCATAGATCCTTCCCCTTCCGATAAGCCTTACCCTTTAGCTTATCGGTCTTGTAGTTCTTGCGACCCAACTCCCGTCTCTTGGCTTTCTGCTCAGGTCTGGCGTTGATCTTCTTATCCGTCTCAGCCTTCTTCTTTCTGGCTTCCGGATGTGTTCTGTAATATTCAGTCGATCTCCCCATCCTCTTCGTCCTCCTCATCATCAAAATCTATATTCTCTTGTATATCCAAATCCTCTTCCTTTAAAAAAGATGGATATTCCAATCCCAGACGCTTAATCATATACGAATATGGATCAGACGCAAATTCATCTGGTATCTCCCATGTGCAAGGGAATGTACCTATTACCTTTTTAAGTTTATCGGCTAATTCGCTACTCATCCCCATATTAACCATTTTATTATAAACTGTAGCTTCTACGCTACTCACATTGCCTCCAATATAAAAACCTGTTGGTTTGTGAACAAAATAAATTTTCTTCATTTTACATGTATTATTTATTTTATTAAAGGTATCCAATTTGATTCGATACTCAAATGTTCCATTATCATTAGCTCTAATGCTCATATTTATCCTTCTTGCGATCTCCATAACTCATATCCATATCACACACCACCGTATCGGTCGTGTCGTTTACCACATGGAACAGGAACTCCGGACACCCGTGGCAGGCGTTGCTCCCGATCGCCACCGCTCCGTGCCTAGGGCAAGCTTTCTTTACCATGGTTCTATCATATATCCGTATATGATTATCACCATATTTTTCAATATATCTCATGGTATTAAGTAATGATGGCAAAGACATCTTATATGGGGATACATGTTCTATTGGTATATCCAATTCACCAGATAGGCTTTTGTAAATATCCTGTACATCCCGTTTTGTTCTATACGCAAATATATTAATCTCAGTCATTACCATATCCATACTCCTAAGAAGATCCGGCTTAGCCAGCCTCCCCATCGGTTTCCCGAAAGGATCGGATCTCATCCAAGCCCCACACTTCTCGCACCCAACTTGCTTCCCCTCCACCGTATTTATTATAGTGGATGGGATCTTGCAATACGGGCATACAGATCCGTTTAACATAGCTTTCTGGGCTAAAGACAGCTCTTTCATGCCTTTTCTTCTATCTCAACATTAAATAGATTGCAGAATCTATCAAAATTTCTGTTCTCTATTCTCATATCCTCCTCATACCTGTCAACTGATTTGATGAAATCATTATAACAGTCCTCGCACATCCATTGATTGATTACCGCTACATAATAGCCCACGGACGTAGGCCTGTTACACATATCGCAAATACCTAAGCACCCATATCTGGTGAGCTTATCCATCATCTCCTGCCTTGTTATTTCAAGCACCTTGAATTTCTTGTAATTGTTAACTACCTTTGCCATTGTAAATTTGTTTAATGATAAAATAATCCGCTATATCCATTCCCTCATTTATATTGGGTTTTGATTCGAGAAAATCGCTTATCTCTATATTCATTCCCTTCATATCCCTATCCACTTTCTTCTTCCACTCGTTAAACGCCGATCCTTTGTCAGGATATAGGACTATTCTCCTACGTCCCAATGCCTCTATCATCTCCCTTTTCAACATATGGATACCGCCACAGGCCATAAACAACCTACTAGGGTACACAATATTGCAGATAACAGCCGTCTTCTCTGACTCTACTATATACACCGGAGCGTCATTGGGATAGAAGTTGATAAGAAACTCCCCGAACAGGCATTGCCTAAGCAGGTAATCCTGACCGTCCAGTATATGCACCCAACATACGTGATCCATGGGAACCTTTACCCTCTTCCCGTCAGGCCCGTAGTCCATTATCTTTCCGGTCCGCACTACCCAATTCTTATCCAGTTGCCAGAACACACAGCACTTACCCCAGTCCCCGAATCTCATCATCCCCACCTTATACAAGCTAAATGCCCTATTGGTATGATATGATCCGAAGATATTGGATAGATAATCCTGAAGATCGGATGTCTCGAAAGGATTAAGCGTCTCAAACATCTTGCTTACCGGAATGCAGTTGGCTATATCCGGATCCATAGGAGGTCTGTACCTCCTTAATACTTTGTTTGAATCGGTAAAAAGATCATTGTTCCCAAGTTCGCTCCCTGTTGGATATTTAAAGTAACCACATTTATTTTTATGATCACACACCCCAAACTGCTCTCCAACGATCTGACCGGTGGTTACGTCCACGTACGGCGTAAAACACTTATCCTTGCCGCATTGCGGGCACGTCAGCTTCCTTCTTGGCTTGCTATGATCCAGCTCATACCGATGAACGCTCTTATTGAACTCCCTAAATTCCATCACCCTCTCCTCTCATTCATGACTCTATATATATAGTCCCTCAGCGGCTCTTTCCTTACCAACTTATTAACATCAAACTCGCCTTCTATATCTAAGGATCCGATTCTTGATGTAACCGTATAATTAGTTTTCTCGAACTTATACTTTCCTTGAAGATATACTACGGTAGCCATATTCAATATAGGGTTGTCAGTCTGTCTCTTCAACTTATATTGGCTGGTCTTTGCGGTAGGATCACCCGGAGCGAAGTTATATATCTCCTCTATCTCCAATATCTTTCCATAGTTCTCTAATATCATTCTTCTATATAACTCAAGTTGGAAAGCATACTCGTCATAGAAATTGCCTTTCCTGTTTGATTTGAAGTCCAATATAGCGAATATCCTCCTGCATCTCTTTATCTTCTTTTTCTCCGTCTTAGGCTGACCTTTCTTGGCTCCCGTCTTATAGAACTCTCCTGTCTCGACCTCTATCTCCACCATCTCCGGCTCGCTATCCATCTCCACCACTGCGTCCACCGAAGAAGCTACCTTCAACCTGCTTGACCTCAACATCTTCTCGATCAATACAGGTTTTACATGTCTTTCCTTGCAGAATATAGCGAATGATATCAGATCCTCTATCAGTTCATCAATGTTATCCACTAATATCCGCTCCATCCTATACTTGTCTATTCTTAGCTTAGCCTCCTTGACAGCCTTCCTTATCCATGTCGGGATCAGCTTTATATTAACCCCGGTCAGATACAACCCAAATAGATAATGCATGATAGTACCTAAGTCAGCCCTGTAGTTAGCGTATTCATCAGGGTCCTTGCCCTTGAGTCTCATCTCATTCTTCCACTTCTCCAAAGCGCCAGACGTATCACAATACCCATTAGCTATATTATTGGTAGCTCCGTCATATATGATAGGATACCCATCAGCCCCCATCTCATAATACACACGTTTGCCGGCGACAGTCATTCTATATAACACAGGTGTCGGGATATCCTTTATCCATTCAGCGGCATAATACTGTTGCTCTGTCTCCAGATCATACTCAACCTCCATCTCCTCGTTAGGCTCGTTTTTAGGCTCTTCAACAGGCTTTTCCTCCTCGACCATATCTTTCTTTGGGACAGTTGATAAAACGTCTAATATGCCAAAGAAAGCGGTAAATTTAGGATCTGTATGATATGATCTTAATACTGGTAATGATGATCGCCAATAATATGACGACGCATTCTCGTCCTTTATCTTGCCTAAAATCTTGCCTAAAGCCGAACATCCTATCTCTCCATCATCCGCAATAGCCACATTGTGTCTCTCGGATAAACGAACTTTCATCTCATCAAACGATTCTTGATCGCTTATGACTTCCATGATCGTCCCATAACTATATACTGTGTCACTTATAGCCTTATATCCTAGGTCTAAAAGTAATCTTTGTTTTCTTCTATCCATGATAATAATCTGGTTTTTAATTTACCATCCTCCTCGACTTTAGGTGCGAGATCCCTCATCCTTCTGGCTGCCAACAGCCATACGTTGCCAAACTCGTCCAAGAGCCGGCTGAAATCCATCGTATCTAATAGATAATCGAATCTTGTATGCTCATCAGCCGTCAAGTAGATAATGTTATCATTATCCTCAGCAACTGATTTATATTTCCGTTTAGGGTATAAGTGGCATATGTTGCTTACCCCCGGGCATGGTATGTATGCGCCGGTAGCAGATCTCCTTGTCATACTCAACCTAGCCACATGGGCGCCAAAGAAAACGGCCAGGCTCTTCCCCTTCGGCTTGGCCTTCGCCCGTATCGCCGTCCTCTCCCTTGGCGGGAGCTCCCTCGACCTGCAAGCCGGGCACAGGCCCTTGCTCCTCACGGCCACCATCCTGCCGCATCTCTCGCACGGCAACATCCTTCCCCTCATGCCTTCTTTCTCTTGTAGCTCCTGTTGAACTCCATGAGACTCATCGCCCTGTATCTCTTGAGCCTGTCTATCTTGCTCTCCGTCCAGTCCTGCTCCTTGAAATTGACGATCGTGTCGAATATGCTGGCCAGCTCCCTTATATTGAAGGTCCTGTTCTGGATCTTCTTGTAGAACCCAGACCTGCTATATCCCAGCCTTGAGGCAAGATAGGTCTTGTTGGACAATGTGAGGATACGATAGATCGTACCCTCCATCTCACTTATCTCCATCAGCTTCTCGGCGACGGACGACATCGTCTCGTAGCTAGCCTTCCCGCTTACGATCCTCATCCTTCTCCGGGTTTCTTATCTTTCCGTCAAACTCGTAGAAATCCATCAGCCTCTTCTCCTCCTTGATGCAGGTGATTACGAAGTCCGATATGGTGCCCCTCATGCCCTCCTCGAAGTTCTTCCTCGCCTGGTCAAGATCTTTCGCCCGCACGATGTAATTGAAAGCCTTGCGCTTCTCGTTCCCGGACTTCTCGTCGATCGTGATGTAATCCGCCGTCACCTTGTAGAACCGGTCCCCGTCCATGGCGAACAGCTCCGCTATCCGGAACCTCTTTATATCCACGCTGAAGTCACCGGAGATGAACGGTCTCATCTCCTCCATGATCCTGGCCTCACACTCCGTGTAGGAAAGGGCGTCCACCAGATACTCCTCCTTCACCTTCTTCCTCATGCCGTTCTCGGCATCGGTCTCATAGGAGACCGTACATTTAAACCAATTGTGCATTTTTTTAATCCTCCTTGTTAGTATTGATAAATGTCTCCAATTCCTCGGAAACGTTGTGTGCTTTCTTAAGGAACGCCATTGCCTTGTCCATGTCACCATCGGCAAGAGGGAGATACTCTTTGTAGAAGATATCCTTTATTTCAACAAACCCTCTCATCTTCTTCTGCCTTTCGTAGATTTCCTTCAAGACCTCCTGCGTCACGTCCAGCTCGATCTTCCTGTTCTCCTTGTATTCGTTCACCACCTTCGCGTAGTCCTCGTCGAGCTCCTTGTCCATGGCCGCCTTCATTCTCTCCACCTCCGAGTCCTTGAACATGTACGCCTCCTTTATCATTACCTTGTCCACCTTCTTCTTGGCTATGAAGTCGGATGACGCGTAATCATACTCCATGATCCTTACATCGCCGGAGTTCGCTATCACCTCCACTATGTCCCTCGCGTCATCGATATCCATCACCGCTATGTCGAACGGGTGGATCTTGTAACATTTAATCTCCGGGGCCGCTATCTTGACACGCGAGGCCTGCTCGGGTATCCTCATCCCGAACTTCACGCCCCGCTCCATGCACTCGATTTTCACGACCATGTCCTCCTCTTCCTTTGTCAGGCTGTAGACCTCAAGGTCTGTCAGTTCACTAAGTCTTTTCATGTTTTCCGTGTTTTAATATGTCCACAAAAGTAGACATTTTGTTCTTGGATTAAATTAAATAAATATTATTAATGGTTAATTGATTTTTTTATTCTATCAGCTTTTTTCTGAAGGCTTTCCGCTAAATCATAGAAAGCTGTATTTACCAAATCATAATCTTTCGTGATCCGTATCGATCTACTTACCTTATCCGATTCTATTAAAATATCAACGCTTTGAGAGAATACCTCTAACGCCAATATCATGGCCTCTCTTTTTGTCATATTTAAAATTTTGCATTTTTTATATCAAAATAATCTATGAATCTATCCCATAGTTCTCTATTCTTTTTATTAGGCTTGAATTTTCCGGATTGTACTCTTCTCACTAGTCCCTTAAAGTCATCCACTGTTCTCTTCGATAAATACCACGCTAATACTATATTTGGATTTTCTCCTAACTCTTGATAGTGACCGTCTTTTACAAGTATCTCTATCTCATTTAGGAACTTCTTTGTCTGATGAGGATAATCAAACGGATATTTCATCATCTCTCCGATACTTGACATCGGACATAATATACATCCTATCCTTTTCGTTCCTTTGTCGTATGAGTCGCAATGCTTGATATTCATCTTATTTAAGAACTCCCATACATTCTTGTCCGTCCATGCTAATATTGGTGATATTATCACCTTATCCTTTCCACCAACACAAGAGACCATCTTTTCCTTATGCTCATCAAACTGATCGAATGATATATCATACTTTCTTTTACTGGTTCCGATCTCATTCCTTTTAGATCTTGCCTTGGATTCCTCCGCCCTTATCCCTACTAAAGTCACCGTACCTCCGCCTCCTCTCTCCTTGAGGACTTCACAGCAATATCTTTGCGTTTTAGATGGAAGACATTTCTTTTTTCTTATAAGTTGGTAAAAATTGATATCCGGAACATGCCTTATCACGTCTGGGTAATTGTTCTTTACAAAAGATACTACGTTCGCCGGATCCACTGTAGTCATATTCATATGAGCCTCGAATTTAACGCCGGCTAATTTAGCTATATGGTAAAGAGCCTGACTATCCTTGCCTCCACTGAAAGCTAGATAATATCCCTTATCGTAAAATCTTAGGGCAAACTCCTCCCCTTTTCTTAATACCTCAATGGAGTGTTTTATTTTCTCCATCAACCCATCGGAAAAACTATACTTATTTTTAAGTTCCTCCATCTCCATATTACTATCCTCTATATATTTTAAGTCCTTTTATGTTGTATTTGCTTATATCCGCGCACAAATTACACCCTCCACAACAACAACACCACGAGCAAAAGGCTAGTCGCTCCTGCTCCGGTCTGCCCTGAAACTCCACCGCCGCCCTATACCATGCTGGGGATAATACCCTGACCTTCTCCGGTACGGGCGGCGTCATGAGCACAGATCGCCATTTTCCTTTGGCATCTTCCCTACTTCTCATTTGGGTTATCCTTTAACAGTTCAGCTATCTTCTCATCCTTCAACATATCTTGCTTTCTCATATTATCCACGATGAAGGCAGCGAACGCCATATCATACCTCTTCCTTAACTCATCGACAAAAGATTTTGCTCTTGAGCTTATCATCGTCTCAATGTTGTTGTCTACGACCTTCTTAATCCTGCCTCTTATAAGCTCATCTACTGTCAGTTCCTCTTCCATATAATCTATCCTGAATTTATATTTCTTCTCGCTGGCGTTCTCGACAAGATCGCTCATTGATTCCCTCGCTATATCCTCAAGCTTCTCTGATATCGGATTGGATATTTCCCTCATCAACTCATTCTTGAACTTTTCTTTAAGTTCACGTACTACAGCTAACCTGACCGAGCTGGTAAACTCCTCTTTCAACGTCGCTTCGTTGTACATAGCTTCCTCGAATACATCTTCCAAATTTAATTCTACTTGTATTTTCATATCATTATCTTTTAATAAATTATAAATCCTTTATATAATCACCTTTATTTATTCATGAAATCAACGACTTTATTCAAATACCCTCTTGTCATCTCAATAAAGTTCACGCAATCCAGCTTGCTCAACTTGTAAATCAAAGCCGGGTTATGAATTACGGCTATAATTTGTGTTTGTGGTTTATGAAATGACAATACATTGTACAGATCCATGATATTGTCAATATCTAGATTCCTATCTGGTTCATCCATAAGGATCGTATACTCAAAATCCTTCTCCATTAATACCACATGATTGTCTTTGTAGTATTTTAAAAGATTGTCGATCCTTTTTGCCCAAAACTCATTTGACTTTTTCTTAAATTCCGCAAGCTCCTGTATCGGAAACGCATACCCATCTTGGTTAAACATAAAATCAAAAAGCGAGTTTATGGCATGAAGGTTCTTCTCCCCAGAGGACCTAGATGCCCCATTCATATACAAACTTAAATTATTGATATTATCCAATATATCATCATTTCTCATTTCAGTTTGCTGTAGGAGATGGAAGACTTTCCCAATATAATCCGACTTAATACTGATCCCGTCAAGCACCTTGTCATCATCGAATATGTCCGGGAAATCCAATGCTTCTGACGGTAATTCAGAACACATCTTTTTCTCGCACAACATGTACTTCAATATCATATTCAGGAGGGTTGATTTCCCGCTTCCGTTCTTGCCTACAATCACATTCACGCCGGGCTTGAATATAAACTCAGAGCCGTTTTTGAACGCTTTTATCTTTGAGGTATATTTAAATGGAGTCCTCTTGTTATCGTCTATTCTTATAGAAGTTATCATCTTATATGATTTTATGTTTAATTATTTAAGCCTTTCATCAATCGCAAAATCAAATATCTTATCAAGACATTTCCTCATCTCCTCTGCATATTCAAACAGATCCTCTTTTGAAAGATCCCTGCGCTGCCAATCATGCATATTTGTATATCGAGATTCAATAGCCTTATTCTCTATCTCCTCAAACGCTTTTTTAATAGACTTATCTTTTCCTTGATTTACTTTTATCTTCTCTAGTGATTTAATAAAAGACTTCATATACTTGCAATTCTGATCGCAGTCAAATGAATGATTGCACATTCGATCATTATCCCCAGAGAGGTTTGGACAACTTTTCCAGTGGGCGTTAATAGCTTTTGCCATTTCCACGACAATTCGTTTTCCGCTGTCTCTTCTACAGTCTTCCTCGCATTTCATCTTCCCTAACCCAATTATTCGTATCACAATGCCAGCAATATCCTGTCTTAGAATCCTCCTTGTGAGAATGAGATCCGCAGGTAGCACACCAATAATTATCATCTATATCGTATGTATAACTTTTATCTTCATGCATCTTATCTATTCTAGCTATCCTATCTTCCAGCAGATCCTTTAGATAATGACATTCGTAAGGTCTATCTTCTTCTCTCAATATGTAAAGATCAATATCCCTCATACTCCCCATCCTGTCCGTACACATGCACTCGGCGGCATGGCGAACGTTCCCTTCCGGCATCCCCGGAACTATCTCCCGGATCACAGCCTCTATCTTCTCTTGGTATTCGGTGTCTACCTTAACCACCAAATCCTCTAATTTATCTATTAAACTCATGATCTTTTTACTTCTTTGTATATAATATTTGTATCATCTCCTCGATCCACATCAATACAATAAGTGTCCTTACAATGATAACGCTTTTTACTACCAAACACACACCCATTGCAACTCCAGCCTTCTCCCTTAACAACCTCCAGCTCCACTTCTTTCGAACCGATATTATATTTAAACACAGAGCCTATTTCATGATACCATATATCATCCAAGATCTTCACACCGTAATCCTCGTTCATTGTATCATGCTTAAATACCATATCGATAAACTCAAGCATCTCATCATTGAATGATCCACTTTCTTCTTGCAGCTCCCTACATTCATCCTCAGTCAATCCACAAGAAGACACCAACTCCTCCGCGGCTCGCGTCCATCGCCCGTCGTGGGCTAGCTCCTGAACCGCCAGCCATATCCCTTGATTCATGCCCTCCATTCTTGCCTTATCTAAAATATCCTTATCATTCATATCCTCAATCATTTATATCCTTGTTTCTTACAATAATCTCTATATTATCCAACATCTTATCTCGTAATACCTTTTCTACCATCCTTGAAACAATGTTAAAATCTCTGTTTTGAAGCTCATTCTCCACCATAACTTTAATCCATCGTTCTAAATTATTATCATCCCCGTAAGTATTACGCATACACCTCTCAACACATTGTTTTATATCAAGTCTAATCGCATTGATTATATCTTCCTTGGTAAGCCCAAGCTCATTATGGAATAATTCTTTATCGCTTTATATTCTTTACTCATGGCTTTTTATTATTACGATTTCTATTGGCTCATTGGCATTTGAGCTTTTGATCTCTCATCTCATTCTTATCCTTGAACATCATTATCCTGTTAATGATCCCCTCCGATTCCATGTACGTCGAGAATCCATATATTCTTAGATATTGAATAGCTGATAATGATTTCTCTAATATCTCCTTATATTCTATATCTGTTTTAACTGCTTTCTCCATGATCTTTTCCCTCCATTTCTTCTAATATGACTTTAGCCAGATATACCACCTCACTTATCTGGTCGTAATAAACATCCACCCCATCAACTTTATCATTATCGTCATCATATCCATCGACCATCAAATTATCTTCCCCCGATAAATACACGGATGTTATATATAAACAAATCAACCCGTTATCGGTAAAGATCCTTATTTCAGCCGGAAAATCATCTACATGGGCTCCGCTATCCATATCAAGATCAAGTCTCCCTGTTCTCTTGATCAAATCAACCATAGCTCCATAAGCTACTACGTTCGCATTTAATAGCATTTTATTTAATGCATTTACTCTTTCTACGTCCTTCATAATCTCTAACCCCTTTGTATTACATCGTTATACGTTATTCCGTTATCTTGAATTAGTTTCATAAACTGATCTTCGGTATAAGCCAGAGATTCCCCTCTGTTAGCCCTCTCTATATTCTCACTCATCATCCCTATAGCCTGTATTAAGGCTGCTGAGGAGTTGGCTATCAATTTAGCCGCTTCCCCATCCGGCCTCGTAAGCCGCCATAAGCATAGGGGACTGAGCGATATCGATTGGCGCCCCTACCTCCTTATCCATCCGCTCCACCCCTAAAGCATATTCTTTGGATTTCATTTTCTTGATCATGCTTTGAACTCGAATTTAATCCCTTCTGGTAACTTAGAACGATCCATGTTATTCACGAAATCATCAAACTCTTCTTGTGTGATCTTTTCCCCATAATCACACCAGTTGAAAGATAAAGTGTTCGTGTGATTATAATATATCACATTATCGGTTGACAATCCATAATCAAACACACAGAGCATTATCTTTTTATCTGTTTCCGCTTCCCTGATTACCTTATCGTATCGCTCACAAATTTCAGTACGCTTTTTCAACATCTTTGCCTTATGAGCTTCCTCCCTACGTTTTTCGATATTTTCTGCGGAATAATACCCGGCTTTAATACGCTCTTCAATAAGCAAACGTTCCTCGTCCGTTAGTGTCAGGGTAAATCTTTCTTCTTCTGGCTTATATGGATTAACCCATTTCTTTCCACACAGGTCTTCAAGTTCCGCAATAAGCTCGCCTGATTCACGTTTCCATCTATCCACAATCCCCAGATTGAAAAGCAGATACTTGAAATACATCTTATCATCCACCGCTTCAGATAATTTGGAATATTCCTTGTCTGATATACGTAAATATTCAATAGCCACAGACTTATCGCTATTCTTTATGTGATACATGCCATTTTCCACCGGATACATAGGAGCACCATAATGATTACAACAATGTAATGGTATAAACTTCGCCAATTCCGGACAATGTTTCGCAATCTCATCGTGGCAGCAGCCTCCCATATACTCTTTATATATCCCATATTCGTTTTTCCAACGAATGTCAGCGGTTATACTCCAATCACACATATTGTTATGACAATCATCATCTAACGATATCGTGACTATTATTCTGTATTCCCTTTTGTTTTCTGTAAAGAATTTTGTACTTAAAAAAGTTAGTTTATTTGCAGTTTTCATATTTTTATGTTTAATCGTTTAACTTATGAAAAATAAAATCGGCACAATTTCCCGGAAGTGTTCCTGCATCATTATATTGATAGAACCCTTCTGTTTCCCAATCCACATCTACCGGATAGCCATCTGCGATGTTCAAGAAGTTTTTTATTTCTTGACATTCTTCTTTACATAATCCAGTATAGTCATCATTTATCAGAGCGCAAGCCTAATAAACTGGAAGCTTGTATCTTATTACCTCTATATTCATAATCTCATCAATTTACAAATTATCAATACTAAAAAAACTCCAACAATCTATTACAATAAACTCTCCTACTCCATATTCCACAAGTGACTTAAGTGATTCTATCCCATTACAGTAATAGAAAACATTATCATTATCATCATCATTGATGCTTAATGATAATTTTATTGTCGTTCTTTGATCATCCCCTGTGTCTTTCCATACGATCTGACATTCTACGTATTCAGGTTCTTTCCCATTCTTTTTAACGAACTTGAAAAACATAGAATCAATATCTTTCTTGACTCTATCTACATCCGTTATCACTACCTCTTCCTTGCAATCCCCACAATTAGCATGCATAAAAGATTCATCAAGATAATCTATTATTTTCCCGGTGTTTGGATTTACGATCGCTTCACAAGCAATATTTGTTCCGCCACACCTTGTACATATTGCTTTCATACTATTTCATTTAATGGTTCAACATACACATCCCCATTCTCATAATAAAGTTGATCTTCGTACTGATTATGATGAAGCTCTTCACGTATAGCGTCTTCGTTATCAACCCAATATTTATATTCTTTATGCCATAACATGAAGAAATTATCATAACATTGTCTCATCAGATCCTCTAAAGAAAAACCCTCCGGATAAGTACACCATGCATTGTAATAATCAATTATAGGTTTCAGGAGATAATAATCATAACACATCCCTGTTAATGGACAATTGTCTTCGTATCCCAATATTACCCGACTGCGTCTGCACTTGTAATTATATTTCCCATCTATATATTTGCCTATAGAATAATATTTACCTTTCGTGATATGTGGCATAATGTTGTTATTGATATACCTGAACAATAATTTACCGCATAGATTCTTAGGGAATATATCACGATTATAATCTGTAGGATGTTCATAAATAGGATCATTATATTTAAACTCATAACTAAAATCACATCTCTCGTATCCAACTTCCCAATTATAAACCCTAGTATCTGTCATATCCTCAAAGGCTTTCATCGACTCTTGATAGTCTGTACTATAAGCATCCATACATTGCTCCATTACATTCCAGCGCTCACGCTCTATGATCTTTTCTTGTGAATCTTTTGACAGTTCATCAAACTTATACACTTTTAATACAATCTCTTTCATAATTCCTCCTCTTTTAATATAATTAGATCCCTAACGTCAATCGAATGACATACGTACCTCCCAATCTATGTTCACGTTTAGAGATATGATTGCAGTTATTCTCACGAACCACTACAATCCCGATCCAAGTATTACTCATCCTTTATCTTTACGAATGGGTTTTCTACATAAAACTCCACTACATCCTTAGATTTTATAGATGTCACTATACCGGTGGTATCTACAAATCCATCCGTCTCATCCATTGTCAAATCTTCTATTTTATCTCCCGGTAGAAAACAAAGATTATAACCTTGATCGATGTACATAATCATTTTTAACTTAACCATATCATCAATGATTCCTCTCATCCTTTCTACGACACTCAATTGATCATTTGTAAGCATCAATTTACTTTTAGGAGACTTTGCCATCCTTATGTCTCCATTCTTGTCAACCACAATCAAATCATTAAACCTATACACATCTTCCTCGCTCGCATAATATGTTTTTGAACAACGTAACTCACCCTTATGATTTATTACAACATCAAAACTCTCCAATTTTCCCCTGACAGCTCTCCCGTTTTTGTATTCCCATACATAATCGTCTATTGGGGAAAATCCATACAATGACCTAAAAGCATCATATATTGATATTTTTCTCTTAAGAATACTATCGCCCTTCTTAAAACACTCCTCGGACGAATAGAACCGCTCTCCCTCTAATATCTTATCAGTCCTACCTCCTCCCCAAGTTCCTATATATCTAACCACTCCATATGTAAAACTGATTAAAATCTTATCAATCTCAAACCATTCTAATCTTTTTGTCGTATCATTAAACAGATACCCACTTTCCTCATAGATTAATAAAGAATTCGTCATAATTCGTTTTTTTAAAATTACTTAATATTATTTGCTTTGACTACAATCAGCCCGATGATTTTGAACAAGATCATATAGATCACAATCGTCATACTAGGCTAAATATTTGAGAATTATCATACAATTCTCTTGTATAAGGACTCCAGATTGTCCCTGACTCTACCGCCGCTGGATCAACAGCCATCAGCCCCACGCCTATCTCATAATATAGCTCAATATCCATTGGCTCTAACGCTACTTTCTCCGCTTCTTCCCGGCTTAATCCTGACAACATTAAACACCTAACTCTATTTTCATAAGCGATGGGCGTTTCATCCGGACTTAACCTTACTGATATTATTTCAGCATCTTCTATACTATTAAGAATCAACTTTTCTTCCATATTATTATTGTTTATGGTTGTTTCTTCCACTCGTTATATCCTACCTCAAAAGCTATGGGGTCATATCTTTTCAACATAACCCCATAATTATCCCTACCAGTATATCTATCCTTACCGCCTATTATCCATTCTTCCCTAGACAAAGAATTACCAAGATCGTTAAGCATGCTTATATAATCTTTCTTGCTTTTCATATCATAATATTACATTAAACAACTCGTTTAGCCTATCTATCTCATTTAAGTACTCATCTTCTTTATAAAACTTAATTTGAGTCCCATTATCCAAACCAAAGGACAGGGTGAAGGATATAACCCAGCCCGATCCGTCCACGGTCTCCCCCCTTGGGCGTCCATGACATCACATGTTTCTTGGATATCCACCATCTCCCTATCTGAACGAAATCAGGATAGTTGTCTATTAAATACACCATCTGACTAGCCATCTTATTAACATCATCAAAAGGCACTATATGATACTTGTTTCTTATCCTGACCTTCAAGAAGGGGTTATCCATATTATATGCCGCAAATGCTGATATCACGGAACTAGGATATCTAACCCCTTTTATTACCATCCATTTCATATATAACACCTCCTCTTAATCATTGATCCATTCCACAAAAACTCCCCCTTTCAGACTGTAATATGTATCTGCTTTTATCTTTTCTCCATCAACAAATTCCGTTTTTACACAAATGGGAATATATCTTTGTTTTTCCTCAGAATAAGACCATTCGGATAGTGTTACCCATGATCCTTTTGAGGCTTTTGCCACTGAGTTAATACCTGCGCACATGATGACACAGTCTTCGCCAGTGCTGTCAATCTTGGCACCGTAGCCGGACGAACTAATCTTGGCTCCGTAGCCAGACGAACCAATCTGGGCTCCGTAGCCGGACGAACCAATCTGGGCATCGTAGCCGGACGAACCAATCTGGGCTCCGTAGCCGGACGAACCAATCTGGGCTCCGTAGCCAGACGAGCCAATCTGGGCTCCGTCGCCAGACGAACCAATCTGGGCATCGTAGCCGGACGAACCAATCTGGGCTCCGTAGCCAGACGAGCCGATCTTGGCTCCGTCGCCAGACGAACCAATCTGGGCATCGTAGCCGGACGAACCAATCTGGGCTCCGTAGCCAGACGAGCCGATCTTGGCTCCGTCGCCAGACGAGCCGATCTTGGCATTGTTGCCAGACGAGCCGATCTGGGCATTGTTGCCAGATGAGCCGATCTGGGCATTGTTGCCGGATGAATTATCCTTTATGCTCGTTTTTATTTTTTCAGGCGATGTGATCTCTTTTAGCCACTCAACTCCAAGATTGATCATGTCAGCCAATTTTAACTCTGCTTTTATTTTAATCTTCGATGAGCAAATTTTTGTCCCTCTATCCCACTTGGATATATTCCCGTCTTGCTCTACTTCGCAAAACCTAGAATCTATCATAGTATAGTAATCAAAAACATCAAACGGGCTTTCGCAAGCGTGAAAGCCTCTGTTACACATCTTGATCTTTCCATCCATCTCATATATCCATCCAATTTTGTATTGGAAGCCTCTGCATCTAAGATTCTTGTCGAATCCCTTATAAGATTTTATAGCCATTTTATTATGTTAATTCATTTAATATAATTCATCCACTTCTGTCCTCTTATCCATAGGCTTGTTTTGATTATTGATAATATCAAGCAACTCATCCCATGTCCTCTCAAACAATTGTCCATTATTAACTCCACAACACCCACATCCACTAGAAAATACTAGAATCATACTCCCATCGCACATCCTAACGAATTTATACCCTATATATTCATCATATAATGAACATCTTCTTACTGGAAGAAATCTTATTCCATTTTTATTAATGATACTTATTAATGTCTCACGATTCATATTGTTCTCTTAATTTACGTTTAACCCATTTAACTATTAATAAATACTTTTGCCTCTGAGATAGACATAAATCTATCAGGAAGCTCAATATGCCCATTAAATACTTTTACATACAATGGAGATGAATAAATTCTATATCCTTTGTACTTTGTATTTATTTCCGGAAGATTTGATTCTACTCTTATTGTTTCCTCGCTGTCGAATATAATCTCATTTGCCATCTTTCTTATGTGCGCTAAGACCTTGCCTTTCTTTACAAGCACACTATTGACGAATAATTCATATCCGTCATCCATTTTCATTATTTTTATTTCCATTTCGCCTCCGATTAATTATTTCTAACCAAACGGATAGAACTTATCCGCATTCTCTCCCCCTTCTATGATAAAGTTGGCCAACCCGCGCGTCAAAAGGTTTGCTAGGTTGTCCACCGTCTCCAACTCCTTACAGTTAAACCACGCTACCCTGCTGTAGGTGTCACCTATCCATATCACACTCATACTTCCGTCCCGACTGACCTCCTTGACCAGCCCTATATGGTTTTTAGTGTCCTTAATCACATTTGATTCGTCAATATTTGTAAGCCGAACAAAATCCATCGGTCGTATCACTTTATCCTCGTCCATGTTAATCCTCCTATATTTTTATTCTCTCAATTTGTTTTTAACCTCCTTGACATATTTAGGGGAATGTAGTCCCCTATGCAATCTTATAGCCCGATCTATATCCTTTTTAGGATTATGATGAGATTGATATATCTCGAACATTTCCCTAGCCTTGGAAGGATTTGTTCGATCATCATATCTATACCGCTTTTTCTTCCGTTTAAGGCGCAATATCCTATTAACCTCATCTACATACACCTTTTTCATCTGCCACCTCCCTAAAGCCCCGGAGGAGGCGTTATACGCACGATCGTCATCCCTTGACTCCACGAAAGACAAGGCGTCCGCCAGCTTGTCCCATACCCGTGCCTCGACCACGGCTGGCTTCGGGGCGAGGGGCATGCCTCCGCTTCCCTTTGGCGGTGTCAATATTATCATCGCCATCACGAGTAAGTATCTCATCACTCTCCCTTATTTTTATAAAACTCCTCCCCGAATTTCACGTTATCCACATAATCCTCCATACACTCATGAACAATTATATGAATATCCCCCTCCGTATATGTCACCTCGGACATCAGCCTCTCATTAGTCATCCACCAAGAATAACTATCAATATGCCGTGTCTCGAATCCATGATCATGTAACAGACACATAACATTATGTTCTAAATGCTTACCCATCATCACATAATCATACACGATATATCCGTTGATACTTTCATGAAACCATCCGAATGCGCAAACATATTCACTTATTAGCTCATACAACTCCCTTGCCACCGGATTAGGTGTTACCTCATCCATATCAAAATCCATACTCTCCTCGATAAGTTTATCCACATCCCGCTCATCAATACAAGCTCTAGGCATGCCATCCGCCCTCACATGAAGGCGTGATCGGTGATCTCTACTTAATACTGTCCCGACATATCTTTCTCCTTTGGCATATCCTATATTATGATTACCAGTTATATGAAACGCTATTTTGTCACCTATATTAATTCCTTCCATATCCAAGATATTTATATTATTCGTTATTCTTTTTATACAAAAAGAGGATATAATGGCATAATATTATGATGTCAAGACGCAAATACGTTATCTATCATATTATCACACATACCCTCCATACAACGCTATTCACGGTATTATATCGTATATGATGCCGCATACCATAAATACGTCCAATCAATCCTTTTTTAAGCCCTTATTGCTATTTATACTATCAGCTATACTCAATAGCTTTGAAATAAGAACCTTTTTAGGCTTGTAGTCATCGTTTATACTTATAACTGAGTAATTATATACCACACCTTCTTTCGAGATCTCCACGCCCACGTATTTAGGCGCAACTACATCCTTATGTAATACGATAAACGGACTTTTGCCGTCCAGTTCATTTATCAACTGGTTAAATTGCCGCCTCGTCATTTGATAGTGATATTATTTCTATGTTATAGATGCGATCTCTCTTTACTCTTATCTTCTCGCACAGCTCATCGAAGCACTCGTCTTCTTCTAACTTATCAACATAATATGATACGCTTGATTTAGAGCTTCCTTGAAGATATATATTCCCCCTTATATTCTTTGAGAAAAAATTAGGCAAGACCATCTTTTGTCTCTTATCCTTGTTATCCATGTAAGATATAACAACAACCCACAACTCTGGCTCCCGTTCTTTTACCGATAACATAAGATCAAGACTCGATTGACTATTGATATCCCTCCTGCCAGTTTCGTTATAACGTAGAATAATATAATCATCCGCATTATCATTCTCAACCATCACGACTATAGGGCGATCGCCCTTCCCATTATCACATAATACTCTTGCCTCTTTCCCGTTGCGGAGATATACCTTATCATAATCTCCGTTTTTGTATATCTCAAAATCAAACTCTATCACCATATCATTTCCTCCTATTGATATATTGTTGTGTACGACCTTCTTTTATTTTTTCGAAATAAAACTTATTCCCATATAACCGGGTGAAGCAGATATTATACCCGAAATGTTCCGCGCGTCTGATCTGTGCGTAACCTCTACTGATGTCATTATTATCAATCAGCGTAACAAAACAATGTGATCCTACTTCTGTATTCAAAACCAGATTTTCCCAATCTTTTACCTCCATATCAAATCTCCTTAAATAATTTTTTGTTATGATTATCGCTATTATACCATTTATCAATATTATCGTACTGCTTTGGATAAACCCCATAAGACCTACACCACCTAGGTAACGGCCCGTTCAGCACGTCTAACGCCGCCTCAAGGTCAAACGTAGCTTCCTCCTTGACACAACACCCCGATCCACTTCCACAGCTCGGTATATAAGCTCTACTATACGCTACGCTCATCCCATATTCCCCATGACTCAGATACCCGATGTTGGGTGAATCAGGGAAGGCGTAATACAACATCGTATAATCACCCTTACTCCAACCTCTATTATAAGTATCATCCTGCCATGCGAAAACCCTGCAACCGGCCTTCTTTAACTCCTCAGCCGCTTTTCTTAAAATATTATCTCCCATATCATTTATATTTAAATTATGCCAAGGCGCCGGGAACCGACCCCGGACCATATCCGCACACGTACGATCATGGTATTCCTTTCGCCCCGCCAAGGCTTGGTTCAACATTAACAAACTTTCATATCCTCACACATCTTAAAAAAGACCTCTCTTATGATCCTCTTGTACAAGATGTATATCTCATCATCATCCTCATCGAACTCCACGCCCCATGAACGTAATAAATATCTAATGTCGCAATCCGCTATATGAATCCTAAATATGGATGGAACGCTCATTATGTAATCCTCAAAAGCTTTCTTAATCCCATCCCTTTTGATATGTTCTTTATACTCATCCTTGAACACGTTAAGCATAAAAGATAGATATTCCCTATCATATTTAAACTGCTTACCATAATTATCTGTATCTATATGATCCAGTATATATATCTCTATAGCGTCTCTATCGTATTTTGACATACTCCTTCCTCCTCCTTTTGATATTTTATAACCTTTTTCTCCCCATACGCTTTCGCTAACTGGATAAGTTGACCGGTAAATACCTTGGTACGGTGTTTTACGATCTTATCCACCAACTCCGGGCATCTGGTTCTCCATCTATAATTAACCTCGCCCTTAGCTTTCTTCTTGTAATACCTGTAGAATGTTACGGCTACTACCACTTCTCCATTCTGCTCGAAAGCAACCAAATCGTAATTGTTGTAAACTATTTCGTTCATGTTGTTATTATTTTTATGTACTTAATCACTTCTTCTGGCAAGGATGCTAAATCCCTAACCCTTTTACCAAAATTGTATGTTTTTCTCTTCCACGGGTAATAATCCCCTACATACATCGCTATTCCTTGAGGATGGAACGGGTTCGAGCTACAACTAAATATCGGATAATATAGGGCATTATTATGATTATTACTCTTACCACTTATACACACAATAGTATATCTATCAGACGTTTTATCGCCAAAATCATATACTCTTACCTTCACTTTCATGCCATTGGCATTTGTTATAATATTATCCATATATACCTCCTTTATTGTTTGTTGTTCAATCCGACTAATCTATTTCCTTCCCATATAAGGTATATGAGCAACACCATCCACGACTCTCATTTGATACCCGAATATGATTCACAGGTTTATTCCCCGCCATACAATTAGCGTAAGATAATACCGCCGACATGCTTCTAAACCCAGAATCCATTGCTGATTTAATAAGCTTCCTATCACATCCAAATACCAATATCTTTATAACATCCTTCTCTTTTACAGTTCTTCTTACACGCATAATCTTGCCATAAAATAAATAAACATAAAATCTATTCTCTCTTTGTTATCATCCATCCTATGCCCGGTAATTTCAAAAACAACCCTACGCTTTTCTACAGTCTGTATATTATCTAACTGAATAGCTATGTAAGGATATTTCATAACTTTCTCTCTATTGATGTTATTCAAAATAGCGTTGACATCTTGCCTGCGAAAATACATATTTACCCCTATGTAGCTGGCAACCAAAAGACATTCGTCTATTATCCCATCAGTATCGAATAACAATAACATATCATCCTTCTCGACAGTATATTCCATATCAAGAATCTTGATACGTTTGCTTCCGTCCTTCTTATCAGCTATAAGAATCTCTATCATATCCTTGTCAGTCGTAAGGACATAATACGCCTCATCCTTTGTAATATTATTATGAAGGTAAGACAGTATCTCATCTTGTAATTTTATAATCTCGTCCATACTATTAGTATTTTATATTACCACGCCAAAAAGAACGGCGGTAGACACCCGTAGCCTTCCACGCCGTGACACAGCCGCCCGTTTCCCTTGGTATTATTCTGCCACCTCTAATTTCCCGTAATAAGGATAAAAACAACCGTCTCGATAAACCGAATATCTGAGCGTTTTATCCTTTGCTTCGTAGATGGAAACACAACCGCTGTTATAAGCGTTGGATAGGTCTTTTGCTATAAATCCACCTATTCGTTTATAGGTTTTAGGCGTATCTTCCAACGGCCTACCTACATATATTTTTACTCTCTTGCACTTCTTGTCGCCTACGCATATATCCTTTCCGCTAAGCTCCGTTAAATACATGAATCTCATATCAACCGATTTTAAATCCAACATTCCTCTACCTCTATCTCCATATGATCCTCCCAATCACATCTATCAACATCCTCTCCATCCTCAAAGTAATAGTAAGCCCATACCTGTACGCCTCCTACCTCTATATATCCATCACTTTTCCATTCTATCAACCCGTCTTGCCTTACCACGTTGGTAGGCTCAGCCCCTAGCGACAGCAGATTATTTACTATACTACCGCCAAATACGTTTCTTGCTTCTTCTTTCGTCATATTACTATCAGATTTTTAATATTACACTAACGCCAAAGGGGAACAGGAACGGACGACCAGCGGGGCCGACCCCACGCCATCGCCGCCGCCCGTTTCCCTTGGTTTCCTACACTCCCTCCATCACCCAAAGAAACACACACCCATACATAGACATACCTCCATACCCATAAGATCCCTATCTGTATTGGAGAGTACCTTTGTTTGGAGGTTATCCTTATCCCACTTATTCCCCTTATTTCACTTGGGCTACTTAATTTTCCCTTGATTCCCTCGATTCCCCTTGATTTACCTCGATTCCCTCGATTCCCCTTGATTTACCTTGGTTTGCCTCGATTCCCCTTGATTTGCCTTGGTTTGCCTTGGTTTGCCCTTGATTTACCTTGATTTACCTTGATTTGCATTGATTTACCTTGATTTGCCCTTGATTCACCTTGATTCACATTGATTTGCCCTTGATTCACCTTGATTCACATTGATTTGCCTTGATTCACCTTGTCCGGAGGTGTCCCCTCCCGCAAAACCAATCAATCCCATCAACTTTCAGCGCAAAAACCAAGACCTTCCTCCCGATTGTTCCACGTGGAACGCCCGATTAGTCTAGGATGTCGAGGTCTTTGTTCTTGATTGCCTTATATATCTGCTTTATGCAATGTATTGATAATAAAGCCAATAAAAGAACTATGATTAAGGGCAGGGCGTCGCCCGTAGCTATAACATACCGCCCCAACTCAAACGCCATATACCCACAAAACAAGGTAAGCACCAAATATATAAATACACCCATAAAAAATATACAATAAGTAACCGTGATTTAAAAACAATACCCAAATAATACAAATAATTGAGCATCAACAACATAATATATATCAAGCCATAGAGCTACCTCTAAGAGAAGACAATCCTAGATATAGATAAAAAATATACAATAAGTACCGCCTATTATATACCTTTTAGGATCGATTCAAGCGCAAAACCATACATAAGGGCACAATATACCCGTCCGCATGGATATATATGTATACAAAATGATGATAAATAAAGCATTTTACTTACACATTTTCGATCAAGGCTTAAAATTTGCCGCCTCAACACTTTTATGTGTAAGCAAAATATATACATATGCTATCATTTTGTATACATATATATCCATACATAAGGGCACAATATACCCGTCCGCATGGATATATATGTATACAAAATGATGATAAATAAAGCATTTTACTTACACATTTTCGATCAAGGCTTAAAATTTGCCGCCTCAACACTTTTATGTGTAAGCAAAATATATACATATGCTATCATTTTGTAAAATTAGGCACAAAAAAGCCCTTCCGTCCTATATCACTACAGTACAGAAGGGCACAAACTTTAAAATCAAATAAAAACAAACGACTACTGTCTCAATTTGTTTGTCATGTAACTAACACGCTTACGCCTGCACTTATCCGACTCCCTGCTACAATCTAATTTATTAGAATTGTATAGTTCTTTGGTAAGTTCAACGTAAAATTCCATTTGGGCTTTTTTGATGGACTTTAAAGCCTTTTCTTTTTGAATGGATAATTTCTTATTCAAATTATCAAACTTTTTTTTGTACATAATCTATTCTTTTTAATGGCACCAATAAGAAACGGGAGACCGGGGACAATACGGCCGGCCTTATCAATACAACCAGCCGAACGCCCGCACGCCCCCCCTATTCCCTTTGGATTAGTCCCTTTGCCGACAACGAAGCCGGCCAAATACGCACATACGTTACCCGTGATACGTACCGACAAGGCGCATTTTGTCCGTCAATTTAACCGCACAAAACACCCTTGTAAGGGTTGTTATTTTGCTACTACATATAACGCATAAGTATTTAAGCAACCTTAAACGTTATTGCTTTGACATATTGGCACGGTTATAACACCGTTATGCACTCCATACGTGCTACTCTAGCAACGTATAGACATACGCCCTATACATGCGTATATACACCAATATACCCCGTGTTTTTACACGGCCTACTAGGTTAACCTAGCGTACTTACCGGATTGATATAAACCTAAAGATAATAGTACTACCCTGGACTAGGATAGTACCTAAACCACATCACTAAGCGGCGGCCTATCTATTGCTGGCTCTCGAGACCCTACAACCAGCAATATGTTTATATCAAAATATCAAATATCGTACCTATTTAGTCTAAATCAGTAGCGCGACGGGAACGCATAGGTGTGCTACCATAACGCCCCTATACATAAATGATATAGGGGCTAATTCCTTGTTATCTTTCATTTTTTGGGTGTGTCAAATAGTAAGTGACACACTTTGCAATGAGATTAAACGTATACCGCTTTATTGGTACGGCGCATTTTACAATACGTTTGTCGGTGCCGTTAAACACATCATAGTATACACCACCATCGTATTCTACTGGCTCATTATATCCAAATCGTTTATGTGCTTTGCCTGTTATCGATATTTCTGCCACCTTATCTTCTGATAACTTTGTGTTTTTATCCTGATCCTGTTTATCGAGATATACTCTTTCGATCTCCTTGTAGGCGCAAAAGGTTTCATCTACACGTGGTAATATCTCTTTACAAAGTTGTATTACAACTTCTTTGTCTTTAGCCAAAGCTACCAAAGCGGGAACTATAGCCTTATCTACCTTGATATCATTATCCTTGAGTATTTCGTTAATCTCTTTGCTAGATTTAAACAGCTGGCACCATGCCTTGACGGCACCTGTTAATGTCTTTTCGTTTGATTTTTTAACTTCATTCTGGACTTTGTTTAATTCTTTGTTTGTCATTAGATTTGCCCATACCCTTGGGACTTGCAATGGCTTCTGGTGCGCCTGTTTGTTAATGTTATTTTTACATAGACAAATATACTACATGTTTTATTTTCAAACAAATATTTTGCAATAAAAATTCGACGATTATATGTAATAAATCTAATCAAATGTAAACATATATTAAAATATTGATTTATATTATTGACAATCAATAATTTAAATACAAAATAAGCTTTCTTTTTTCGGCTTGCAGATCGTTTGCCGTTCCTGTTTCCCGTTCTTCGTGGATTGGGGGGGGCTGGTCCAAAAACGGCAGCCCGGCCGGGCCGATTTCGGGGAGGTGGTCCGTCCCGCATATCCCCCATATCCCCGCATATCCCGCATATCCCACATATCCCACATATCCCCGCATATCCCGCATATCCCAATATGTCCGCATATCCCAATATGTCCGCATATCCCACATATCTCCGCATATCCCACATATCCCACATATCCCGCATATCCCAATATGTCCGGCGTCCCAACATATTCCTATGTCCCCATCCCTCATCCCCTCACGACTTAATAATCCCATTAATTTTATTATATTTGCGATATAATTAAAACATAACATATTATGAATAAAGAAGTTAAATACATGGGGGGGGGATATTTCAAACCTCGACATGGATGGAGGGGTGTTAGCCAATAGAAGTAGCTGGCGGAAGACCCGATGGGCAGGCCAGGAAGGATGTGATCCGGCCCGTTCCATTGGATCCCATATGAAATGTTATTATCACTCGATTTTACGGACAAACCTGACACGGCAGCCCAATCTCTTTAGACGTTTAAATACACGCCCATTATTGAATAGTACGATCCAGAAATTTTCCGGATCGTACTCCGAACTAGACAAATAGTAAACCTTAGTTAATTGTTGTCCATCAATAGCCGATAATGCGTTATTGACACTCGTCAAGTGCATATATATCAATGAAAGCTCACCACATGATGGGATATACCAATCATCATACCCTTTGGCGTCAGGACTGGCCAAGAACGTATTAAGTACATGACCGGCTGTCGCATAGGAAGTATAAGAACCGCCACCGGTAGTTATTCTTTTTAATACCTCTGAATTAGCCTTCCCCTTCCAATCAGATAAAACCCCGCTTGTCCATGAAGAAATATTTTCCGAAATGTTGGGAGTACCGCCGTATGAACCCGATTCCTGTTTCAGGAAACCAAAACTATTGATACCGTCCACCTTGTCATAATTTGTAATGCCAATCTGATCCGTGCCATGTTCACCCCAATAAAAAGAGTAAGTCTTGTTAGAAGAATCGGGCAAATCAGACGTGGCCGTTTTGTAGCTCTGATTAGAGTCCTCGTTTTTCTCAATCATAATCTTATGACCATCATATATAATAGCCACAGATATACACGAATTATCAGCTCTTGATAAAGGTATTAACCTGCCATCTTGTCTAACAGCATAAACGCCATTATTAATAGGCGATTTATAACTTTGATAAAATCTTCTTCTTAACATAATCTATTGTTTTTATGGAGGTTGGAAATACCCCCCCATTGAGTTAATTTTATTCAATATCATATTATTATGCATTTTGTACATACAAATATATGATTTATTCTCATATCATGTCGCTGAATTCAAGGAAACGGGCTGGCTTCCATCCTTCCGGGCATCCCCCGTCCTCCCTCCGCCTCCCGTTATTTTTGGCTTCCTTCTGGTTTTATCCTCAAATTTTCATATCTTTGGGACAAAACTATAATCATGTTTAGAGACATACTTCATAAGCTTAAGATCTTCTTCTGCGACGATGACGTTGAGAAGATATATGTAAGGGACAGTACGGTCATCCGCGACAACGAGATCCATAGGATGTATAATGAGATACTGGACGAGTTAGGTGATTTGGCTACTGTCGTGTCAAGGAACTACGTATATGGCAAGATAAAGGACAGGACTGGATTAAGCATCCGTCATATCAGTAGGATAATAAACCATACTAAAGTTGAGGAGATATGATTAAGGATACGATGGAGCGGGATATGATAAATGAGATATCAGCGTTATTCGTGATGATATTCACGGCCGGGTTGATGTTTGTCATGCCGATGTTAGATATAGAGTGTGATGATATTACTATTATAATAGGATCAGGGATAATATTGTCTTTTATGTTAACCATAATACCGATCTTGCTTTCTTATGATATAAGGGATGAGATCATTGAGTTGATTGGGGATATGGATAGCCAGATCGTGGTAGACACATCGGTGTATAAAACGAACCTGCCCTAGGTAATTCCTAGGGCAGATATTAATATCAATTTGACTTCAAATACGATTCTATTCTATCAGCGGCCTCATTAGACGTATGTCCATCCCATTCCCATGCCGTATCAAGTTCAGGGATATTAAACAACTCCCAATACCGGTTCTCATAATGATTGGATATCTGTCCCGTTGGCAGTTCTGCCATTACGATAAACCATCCTCCGCCGAAGCATTCCTCTCCATCATAATGCTTATGTGATTTACAGATCTTTATATCGCCTTTCTTAGCAAGCTCATTGAAGAAAGCGGCATTGTAAAGCATTCGATATCTATATAGTTCGTTAAATGTATGATACCCATCGGATATATTACTCATCATATCATCTTCATGTAAATATGTTTTCTCAAAAATGTCCTGCTTGCAAGGATAAAACTCCCCGTTTACTCCCTTGATGATGTAATCACCTACATTGGCTTTCATAACACCTTCAAGGGTTTCTATACTACAATCAACAGAAGGAGGTATCCCATTATCAGCGTCACCTTCCCTAATAACTTCTATTTTAACGCTATCACCAGCGAAATCCTTGATCTCATCATTATTAAAGCCTTTTCATTTTACGGCTTCTATCGCAATTAGTTTCTTTACATATCTATTCATAATTTTACGATTTAATATATTATTATCTTTTGATATACCTTTCTATAAGATCTATGGATAATTTAGCGCCCAGCTCTTCCTCCAACAAGTTAAGGTAGTTCCGGTGCAGGCACCCGCCCCGCTCCACCTCTCTGAAGCCTGCCCCGTCCCGGATCCTGACCAGCCCTTTCCTTGGATCCATGTCGATCAGATCCCGAAGCTCGTTCATGTTCTTAAACCGGTTCTCTATCACCTTAAATACATCGATCTTAGGTTTCTTATCCTTGATCTTTATCTTAACCCTTCCGCTCATGATCACCTCCCCGTGCTTCCGAATCCACCATCGCCTCTATCGGTATATCCGAGGTCATCCAACGACTTCACCTGATCCCATACGATACGTTCCCTCCTACGGATAAGCAATTGAGCTATTCTATCTCCTTTAGAATAAGAAGGATCTCCATAACGATCTATACGTCTACATACTACCATAATCTCCCCTCTGTATCCTTCATCCACAGTACCCGGAGAGTTTTGGATAATTGTCTTAGTTTTTGTAATACTACTACGTGGACGTATTTCCATCTCATAATCCTCAGGCAATGCTACATGTACCCCAGTATGATATATGATTCTGCCGCTATCAAGCTCTATATTCTTTACAAATAGATCCATGCAAGCGTCCTCCTTATGTGCGTACTTAGGCAATATCGCTCCTTCTTCCAGCCATATCTTGACCTTACACGTATCTATACCATCAAGTAACTCAACTGCCTCTTTATAGCTCATAGGTTGCTCTGAGGCTAACGAAATGACTCTTGCCAATAAATCTTTAATCTTGCTCATTTTATCTTGTTTTTAAATTCTTTCCCTTTCGGGCATTGTAATTTACATTCCTCACCACAAGCGGAACAGTTGGGTCTCATTCCGGGCACCCCTCTTCCCCCGTACGGCCAGTAGGCATAATCGCAGACGCTCCAGAACGCCTCCATCGCCTTGATCTTGGCATCGACGGTTATCTTCTCCTTCACCTTTTTCATGCTTTTCCTGAACTCGTCTTTCATATCCTTCCCTTCTATCTGTCTGGCCTTACGTCTCTCGTTCCACCAATTGTAGTAGAATTTGTCTGCCATCTTATAAGCTTCGGGGTCAAATTTATCACGATGCAGGATAGGTGCGTCCTTGATCTTTCTCAAATTCCTGCCACAAACATAAGCGAGTCCTGCGTACGGAGGTATGTCCTTAGGATCAACCAACCCATCCGGAACGCAGTAGTAGAAGTAGTTGGGGCGGCCGTACCTGACCCAGTCTCCGGTCTCGTACAGGGCTTGCTTCCGAGCCTCGAACCAGCCTTGCATTACTTGGTGCTTGCCCTCCTTCTCGAAATCCTTGTTATAGTCAGCCAACGAGATCTTCACCTCAACCTCATAAGCGTACATGGATCTGGTTATAGCCAGATAATCAGACTCCCAGTTATAGACATACAAGTTGTTTATAATCCATCTAGGAGATACCAAGAACTGTCTGTTAAGGATATCCAATATCCCTCTTTCAGTGTATTCCGTGCCTTTATTTGATTGCCGTGTTCCCATCTCCTGTCAGAGGATTATTCCTATATCCTACCGCCATTATAGCGTTACCTATCAACATCCTCAACTTCTCCATATCCTTATCATGGAACGAGAAAGTGGTTAGAATATGACCATTGGTCTTATCATAAGATTTTATCATCAACACAGCCACATACTCACCAATCATCTTCCCATTCATGATATCAAGATCGATTATGCCGTGATCTATTAGATCAACCACATCCCATCCTGATGGTAGATACGTTTTTATCTGATTAATGTCCATAGCAAATAGTATTTATAAAAAGGAGGGTCGTGCTACCCTCCTATAGATTACACACGAAAAATAGAACTGAAAGCGATCTTAAGCACGTAAGATTTTATTAATTCCCGTAGGCTGTCTACCGGTTATCGTTAATTACCGACCTACGGGAATATGTTTAAGAAAACACCATGTACCCCAATCCGGAATCGAACCGAAATTTCATCGTTAGGACCGACGTGTTCTATCCATTGAACTATTAGGGCATATGTCCTTATTCTCACGAACCAGGACATCAAACGTCTAAACTTTAAAAAACCTAATGACAAAACTCTATGCTAGTTTTTCCCCAAAAAATAGCGTGGACCCGGCCGGGCTTGAACCGACAACCTTCTGGTTATGAGCCAGTTGCTCTTACCAATTGAGCTACGGATCCTAAATACACCACATCGGCTTTCACAAGAGGATGTGGATAGGAATTTCTCGAAGTTTATATAGTAACTTTATGAAACTATTGTCCAACATTCTAGCATATAGCACCAATCCTCGAACGGGAACGTCTCCACGCCAGACCTACCCCATCCCGTCCCCCAACTGTTCTGTAGGACGAAGCCGGCCTTGTCCCAGCCGGTGAGGATAACGGCATGACCTCCCAAGTTCTGTCCTTGGCCTTGCCAGAATCGATTACCATAATTATAGCAATACAGACCTATAACCAGAGGCCCATTCAGCATCAACGCTACCTTAGCCGATACCGGATCTATGATCCTAGCGTAACTGTTTATTTTCTCCCCATCTACGCCTACGTTTTTAATAGACTTGATAGCGTCACGAAGAACCATCCCGTCCTGATCCTTATCCTCTCTCAGATCATATATATCGTAAGGAGAGATCTTAGCCGGTCTTTTAATAGCCCTTATACTCTTTCTCCAATTAAGTATCTCAGCCAAGCTTATTGCCGCGCAAATAGGGGAAGAACCTTGATCCACTACGCTATCGACATTATTGATCTTATACTCATCAGGAACAGCCTCGTGCTGCATGTTCATGATAGCGTCCCTATCATCCGATGGTGATGGTATGTAACCTAGTCCGTATTTCATCACTTATCTTTTTTATGATAATCAATTATCTTGATATTAAACGTATCGGATCTTTGCCTTACCTGTATCGAACCCCTAGCCTTTCCCTTGGCGTCGTACAGGGCGGTGAAACCAAATTTATCGACCCGACCATCGTCCAGCGTAAACCGCCACTCCTTCCATTGGCCCATCACGGTACCGGAAGACACTATTGAATCCACTACATAAGATATATCAGTAGTATCATATTCCGTATAGTAGGTTCTTGACGTACCGCATCCGACAACCGCTAAGGTAAGGATAGTTATCAATAATAACAAGATCTTATTCACCCTTTTTAGATTTTTTACGTTTCTTAGATTTCTTCTTATCCTCCACCTTATTCTCGACATTTACATCATTACCGGCATCGGCATCAGTAACCTCAGGAGCGTTATTTTCAGGTATATCAATATGACCGGAATTAGGATCCATCTTATCCTCATCAACAACAACCTCATCAGGCACATCGCTATCTAAAGCCTCTGGATCGATATGATTCTCTAAATACTTGATACGATCGGACATGATCTTAATCTGATCCTCAAGTTCAATGTATCTTCTTCTGGCTTCGCTTAGTAATTTGGATGATAGCTTATGTTTCTTCTCGATATCCATATAAGCCCGTTTAAGAGTCTCTTTCTCTTTCACCGACTCATTATATAACTCTCTTGATTTACTAAGCTCATTTCCCATCTTAACTATATGAGAATCCTTTGATTCTATATCTTTATTAATAGAATCAATGAGCGTATTAAGATAACTTACTTTCTCGTTCAATTCAAATACCTTCGCAAGAGCATTTTTGTAATCTTCTCTTAATTTATTTGAATAGTTAATAGCCTCATCAAGATCCTGTTTTAGAGTATTTATATAGCTACTCTTTACTATCTTCAATCCGAACATCCTCAACGCTTTTATAAGTTCTACGAATATCGGCCTTTATCTTGCCGACTATAATTAACTCAGCTATATGCTTATCTTTCTCTACTATAGCTATATCCTTGCGGACATTAGTGACTCTGATCGTAATATTCTCGTTGTTGGAGAAAACGAACGGTGATCCTACCAAAGTGAGACCTGTATCGTTGGTGAACGATGGCAGCATCATAACCATCCCGACAGTATCATCCGGGAACGACGCCGATACACCTGTATCTATATCAAGAACATCACCTTGACCCAACGGGAAGGCATTACCTTGCTTGATAGGAATATCCTTTCCCAATGAGTTCCATGCCTTAGAGAATTTTAAAGAGTTAAGAAAAATTTTACCATCTTTCTCAACTATCCCTACCATTGGATCGCAATTCATGTGAACCTCATCAAGCTTATCATCCGGCTTCTCATCAAGATCATCAAGGTCTCTAGCTGATGTAAACGACTTACTCTCCAGAAGTTTTTTAATATCCTCAATGCTGGTCATTATAATTTGATTATTAAATAAACGATCTTCAATCCTAACTTCAAATCAGATGTCTTTTCGAACATCTCCCTAAGAGGTAAGATAGTAGCGTCAAGATCTGACGCTACCCATTCTCCATCCTTATAATACATATCCTTTTCCTCGGAATACGCTACACAAGGTCGATGCCCTAAGTTCTTCATAACCGTATCTACCTTATTTTGGGTAGGCATCGAGACACGGTTCACTTTAGTAGATATATTAAAATTACTTTCCATCAACTTTCTGATTTTTAATTAGTTAATTAAAATGGAAGATCATTGTCATCTCCAAAAGGAGGATATTGAGGAGGTTGCTGTTGACTTCCAAAAGAAAGTGCTTGGGCTGTCTGAGGCGGAGCCTGCTGGTATGATGGAGGAGGTGTCTGCTGCTGGGCCTGCGCCTGATATGACGGTGGGGGCGTTTGCGTTGTAGCCTTACCATCATTGTTTTGGATTGCCGACTGAGCAGGTTTCACACCATCTGTTTTAATGCTTTGAATATACTTATTAAGTACCTGATAGGCGAAAGCGTCTTGGGTCGTATAATCAAACTTCTTATTCCCCATTATATCAGTACTCTCAACCCTGTCAGGCCATCCATTCTGTCCATTCTTATAATATTGCTGGATAAGCTCATCTTTTCCGTCTGGAGTCTCCCTAGCGTATGAGATAAAGAAATTACCATGAGCGTATTGCTCTCCTTTTTTAGTATGCGCAGGATTGATAACAATCTTCCGTTTTAGGTCGATATTAGGCAAGTATCTTACAAGAGACTTAACATAGCTGTTAATACCGCCTCTTGAGGTCATCAACGGAACTTTTATAACATAATTACCTTCCTCATCGCTTATCTTTATAAATAAGAAATTTGTCTTAGCGCCATTCATCTCCTGCTCTAATACAAAAATATCGGAAAGATATCCTTCTATACCGTTCCAGAAAACCCTCCAGTAGGATACGGCTCCTGTCTTCTCATTTATATGTTCCTCGAAACCTTCCTTAGGATCTCTTGACGATTGATATAATACACCACCTCCACTTATATTAAAGTATTGTGTATTAGATGATAATTGATTTTCACGAACTCCCATATTATATATATTTAAACGTTAAACAATAATTGATGATGACAAGAAATACTCGTTCTTATTATCCTCCCCATAAATCTTGTTGAAATGAGATTTATGATCATGTTCGATAACGACCCTATTACATGATATGCTTTTAACTATACCAAGATACCTACCACATAGCACATCGCATATAATATCATTACCGTTATGCGATAAAGCCGTAAGCCTTTCCTTACAAGATCTTCCAGACATAGGGTTCTCCGACATAATACCGCATCCTTTTTCCGTAAATATCAATTTACAATGATCAAATTCATTTATCTTGATATTATTCTGGAAGGCTTGGACGAGTAGATCCTTATCAAAGACATAGGTACTTGTTTTGACAAAATGCTCGTCCACGAACCTCCAGTTAGGATAATTACCGTCAAAGTGAATCTCATACATATCCATATCAGGGGTAGAGAAGTAAGTCCTAGTATCATCTACTTTGATAGACAACGTATCTAATGACTTATCTATATGTTTATCAAGTAATATAGAGGAGGCGTTTGATACCGGGATGAATACCTTCTCTACCTTATCCTGATTAGAAACAAAATACCTGTAAATAGTATTCCTGTCAGTACTTACTATATTAATATTAATCTCATCAATATCAATAACCACATTCTCGATGCAAGGATAAAGCTCGTTGATCTCCGTATAGTTACTGGCCTTGTTAAGTATCGATACATAATCATTCATCTTAACATTAATACCTCCTTCAGGAATATTATATACCATAGGGAAGGTATTTACGTCAAACGCCGGACAACTATACTCACCAGAGGCGTAGTATATGGTAATACTGTCCTTCTTATCGGAAAGCGCGATCTTAATCTCACCATTCTTCTGCTTTTTTATAAATCTGATAAAAGAGCTTGCCTCGACCAAGAAGGAGAAGTTAGAGTCAGCCTCAACCTCCAATCGCTCTATAACACATACCTTGGCGTTTACGGAAGTGATATAAGCCAGATTATTGATAATATCTATCTTAATATTCTTATAAAGTGAATTAGATCCTACATTTTTAACAACCAGCTCCAATTTACTCAACTTCTCATTTAATGATTTCGACAAGCATCTTATAAGCATAATGAACTACTTTTTATTACATCGCAAATGTAATCATAATTATATTAACTCAAATACAATAAACGCTTAATAGTATTAAAATAGCTTAAACTTACGTCTAATATATTCGGCTATAAGCGTAGCGTCACACATCCCATCTTGTATCTTGGTAGGTTGAACTCCTTTACCTGACCATGGTTTTACGAAAGACACCAAAGGGAAAAGGCGTATGGCGCATCGGATGGAGGTAGCTTTCGTATCCAGCTTAGCCGCCGTATACACCCGATCGGATGTCGTATGAAGCTCCTTCTGCCATGTCTTTGGCTGTACCTCCTCGAACATGAACCTGACGTCGGGATGCGAGTGGTATCGTTCCATCATCTCCACCATCATCGCGAAGAGAGCGTTGGGTTCCCTACGGCGTCCACCGAAGGTGAAGTTACTGGCAGCCGAGCTGTTGTGGATGCTATGGACGTCCTCGACGGCGATCGCCAGCGTCCCGCCTCCCTTTTCTTGGATCTTGTCAGCGGCATCTAGGAAGAAGCTTGATATAGCCCTAAGATCTATATCTCCCTTAGCCGATATCCTTGGTGTCATAATTACCTTAACCTCCCCGTTCTCCGGGATCATCGCCAATCCTCCGGTATCTATACCAGGATCTATTCCTATCGCTATATTCATAAAGAGCAGTATTGAATTATTAATCTATTCTCGGTAATATCTTTAATCATATCCATAACATCATCCACAGATATATTGTCATATGATTTATATAAATCCATTACCCCATTAAGTCTTGATCTTACAAAAGATATATAGGCATCGTGGTAATCCTCAATATTCATTATATTCAATCTATCATTTAATTTAATCATTCTTATAGCATATTCTATGTTGTCATTATTTGCTATAAGCTTAAAGTTATTAATATAATCAACCACATAATCTTTTGTAATCTCACATTTATCTGGGCTTACGTCAATTATCAAGTTGGCCACTATTCTATTTGTGCATTCTATATATCTCCTATTTACTGAATAACATAATCCGTTAGATCTAAGATAATTAAACATGGAGAAATTATAATTATCACACATCATAGATAATATGATAAGCAACACGCACAATTTCTTAAAATCATAATTATCTAATACAAATGATACATATAACTGTTTGGGCTTTTTAGTATATTTATAAACACCATATTTAGGATCATGAACATGGAAATATTTAAGACTATTACGATAGTATGTATTAATATCAACTTGATTTGACAATTCCGTTATATCTGATACATATTTATTCATAAAATCATCACATCCATATAAATGAAATACCATTTCTGACTTATTCAATATCGTATCTCGGCACATATAAAGATCATCCCTTGTTATTTTGCTGACATACCTTTTAGTACCTAATGTGTTTATAAAACAACGTTTATCTATTCCAGATAGTTTTATAAGTCTATCTATATTAATACATGATTCATCATTATCAATTTCAGTCAATATAACATTCCTCTCACTTTCTATAAGATCTTCACTTATGTCTGGATATACGATAAAATTATAAGAAAAATCAATACACTTCTTGATATCAACATCAGGCAATGTAAATCCTTTAAATAATAATGATCTAGGATCTGTATATCCATTAAAATCAAAGAATAACTTATCACTAATATCATCATTACGTTTTATTATCATATGTTCATAAAAATGAGATAATCCATTCTTTGATGATAATATAGAACTAATATCAGGTATCTCAGCGCATACGAACCCAATAGGTATATTCATACCGCTATTGTAATAAAAACATCTACATCCTAGATCTTTTATCAGTCCAGTGTATATTTTCATATTTTAATCGTATATAATGAATGAAAATCCTCCGGTCTAAACACCTGTATCGATTTATCTGGGTACATACCTATATAATAACCGTAAAAAGCCCGTAGAATACCATTTTCTAGCCTTATATCCAATGCCTTTACCTTATTCCCTTCAACCATAACATCAACCTCATCAGTCTTGTTAGATATCTTATCGAACCATTCAGGTATAGGATCAATACCGTACCTGAATGCGTTTACCGTTGATTTTATAGAGATATATGTTCCCATATTAGATTAGATTACAATCGTCTCGTTTAACAACCTTAAAATCGCCATTTCTAAGTAATATCGCTACATCAGATCTCGTATATGTGAGAGGCGTATACGATACCAAATGATAAGAAGCCTGTCCTGTCGCTGGTCGAACCGGTCTTAATACGGCTATGGCTATATCGCCGCCAAGTTCCGTACCACCGGTGACACCCTGTAGGCACATGTATATGAATCCCTCATACTCATATCTCTTCCCGATAAATTCACTCATGGGAATACCTACGAACAGATAGTTCTTTACATCCCCATTCTTAACCTCGACAGCGTTATCTACGCTGGATGGTATTACGTCTACAAATTTTACTCCTATTGCCATGATTACAAATTCAATTTAGTTCTTAACTCTTGACACAATTCTTGATTATCTCTCATGATACTTAACGTATTATCCACCCCATTTCCTACCCGGACATCCCCGTACCAGTACCATGATCCTTTACGGGTAAAGATACCGGTTTCCTCGCACAACTTCAAAAGTTCAAGTTCCTTGTCAAATCCAACTCCATAATATAAGGCTGTCTCGGCTATCTGGAACGGTACGGCAGTCTTATTCTTCAGCACCTTTATCCTGACCTCATGACCTACTGAAGATCCGTCCTCACCTAATATAACCTTCTTTCTCGCCATCTCCATACGGATAGAGGCATAGAACTTCAAGGCGTTACCTCCGGTCGTTACCTTAGGATCTCCGTATATAACACCGATCTTCTCCCGATATTGGTTGATGAATACCAGAACACAGTCGCTTTTGTTTACGATCCCTGTAAGAACTCTCATAGCCTTTGACATCAATCGAGCTTGCAATCCCATGTTACTATCCTCCATATCACCCTCGATCTCCTTCTTCGGGACTAGATTTGCCACGGAATCCACGACAATAAATCCTACCCTGCCGGACTCCACCAGCTTGGCCGTGATGTCAATAGCCAGCTCACCGTAGCTTGGCTGGGAGATCAAAAACCGGTTTATATCCAACCCCATTTTCCTAGCGTACTCAATATCGAAAGCGTTCTCCACGTCTATTATAGCTACTAGCTTATCTGGATGTTTTTTCTGGAACTCGATCATACTTAACGTACACATCATAGTCTTGCCACAAGATTCCATCCCGACCAGCTCATGAATCCGGCCTACCGCCCATCCGCCGCCGAGAGCCTTATCCACCACCAGCGATCCGGTGCTTTCCCTTGGTATGGATATTATAGGCTTATCGTCGCCGAAGTTCATTATCGAGCCTTCTCCAAGCTCTTTATTTAAAGATGATACTAATTCATCTACGTCTGAAAAAAGTTCTTTCTTAGCCATTATAATCCAAATTCCTCAAAGTTAAATAAATCCTGTTGCTTCTTTATCATATTCTTACCGATGTCAGATATCTTTTCCGGATTCAAAACACCATCATTCTCATCCACCTTATCTATGAAGTCAGATATCTTATCGCTTAGCAGTACCATATCTTCCTTAGGCACTGATTTTAGATAAAGACCGTCTATTGACCTACATCTTGAAAGAGCGGTATATATCTGTCCTATCTCGAAGGCTCTACTAATGTCTACAAATATATTATCTAAAGTCATTCCCTGGGATTTATGGACAGTTATGGCGTATCCTAACCTCAATGGATATTGTATTATATAGCCGCAAGAAATGCCTTCAAGGGAATCGTCTACCTGCTTATACTTCATCTTCTCCCACTTCTCTTTGGTTATCTCCACCTCAGTATCGTTATCTAGATGAACATATATCGTCTCATCAACAGTATCTATGCTGGTTATGATACCCATCGAGCCATTGACATATCCATTGCCGTTTCTGGTTATTATGACCTTAGCTCCTACCTTTACTATAAGCTCATCCTCACAGGGCGCTACAGGCTTCTCCCCGAATACAGTAGCATCGAACTTAAATACCTTATTATTGATCTTATCAAGATTAGTCTTATTTATCTCATACGCCTCTTTGTTAGTTGAGCATATAATTATAGTATTATCCATATTATCCGGACACTTGACCCTACTATCCAATATCTGTCTTGACTCATCGGTAATAACACCACATCTTATATCCTCAAGTACGGAAAGAAGCTGAGGATCTTTTTGACGGAACACGTTCTCGAAGGTAATGACCGAGAATCCTGAGGCTCTTAATGCCTTAGATGAGAAAAAGAACCGGCTCTCATAATACCTATCGATAAAATCATCCGCCGTCACCACAGGAGGTAGTTGCGATAGATCTCCAAACATAATCAACCTAACTCCACCGAAAGGTTCCTTGCTACGCCTGCATTGTCTAAGTACGTCAGCTACCTCATCAAGTAAATCAGGCCTTACCATACTGATCTCGTCGATAACGATAGTATCAAGATTCTTGATCTTCTTCTTCATAAACGGACTTACATCCACCTTATTCGATAACATACCTCTCTCGATAGAAGGAATGTAAGGATCGTTCTTTATAGAGAAGAACGAATGGATGGTCTGTCCACCGGCATTCAAAGCCGCTACTCCAGTCGGGGCTACGATAACACATTTACCCAAGAACTTTACGATACGTCTCATGAACGTACTTTTACCACTACCAGCTCTACCGGTAATGAACAGATTCTCCCTAGTGGTGAAAATCTTCTTCAAGGCACGACCCTGCTCCACGTTTTTATCCACCGTCATAATATGACGAAGGAGGTCGTTTTCATTTCTAAAATCTTCTTGAACCATATCTTTTTAAGTTTATGGTACAAAGATACGAATAGTTATAATTAACTAATAAAAATAAATGTGAATAATATGTAAATATTAAATTTTATATCTGATATTCAAATTGTACTGCTTACATATCTCAACATGTTTTTACACTAAAACTAGAAAGTATATCCACCTCTTCGATATAATAAACTGCATCATTATTATAACAATCACGAAACGAAATAGTTATTATATCTCTAGTTTCTCCAAAATCCTCTTTATAGTCAAATAAATTATCATAATACTCATCGTCGTCGGTACTTATGTTATCTATATCACCATCTTTAATGGATACTCTTATGGTTTTGCTAGCATACATATTATAATCCTTACTATTATATATCAATCCATTTTTATATCTTATATCAAACAGCTTCTTATCGAGATCGTGAGTAAATTGTGATACGAAATCGTTATTCATAACTACATCCTCGTTCTTATCTACGATATCCTGAACCATATCAGCCATAGCCTGTATAACCTTATCGTCTTTCAACAAGAAAAAATCAAAATCAAGTACCATATCTATTCATATTTAAAATTAATCATACACAAAGATATGAATACGTATTAATAATAAACATAAATAATTAATAATAATACTTAAATATATGATTTATTGTCTGATTGTTAAACTATCCACCATTGATCATCTTAACATATTTTTCCCCTAAAAACACATCTATTATGTAGTATGCTGATATTAAGATATGCATTTTTCTCCCTATGTAGGATAATCTCAGATGTCCAATATTTACCTTGTTTCTATCTTTTGAATTGACAATTCCATTGTTTTTTATTACTTCATCATATAGATCAGATATAGTCTTCTTACACATATCAAGGAACATATTTATATACCGGTACATGGTAGCCTGTGATATCTCATGCATACCTATACTAGCCAGCCTCTTACTCAATTCAATCATAAGATAGCTTACATTGAATTTAACTGTCTTTCTTTTCGTTACTTTATAGATATGATGGACATTCCTTGTTCTAGCCGAGAATATTATTTTAGAAAGGATTCTTACCCGATCAAGCTTACGACTCTTGTTGGCCATAGCTCTTCTCTGATCTGAGTTATAGCTATTGTTTAGGCATTTGTATATGGATCTTTTCTTGCCTACGAATATATCTTTCGTATCTTCGTTCTTCTTAACCTTATGCGTATAAGTTATGATATCGGGCAAAGCTATCCTGATCTCTCCCTCAGCATAAGCCTTAATCGTCTTTAGCTGATAATCTATATCCTCATGGCAATTTTCAATTACATGCCTATAGCAGAAATAAGCTATACCATCAGATAGGATATCTATAAAATCATCGGTATTTATCTCAATACGATCACGATATCCTTTATTCATCCTATTCCTTAAAAATATATGCTTCTGGATGTTTATGATAGTAAGATAAGCTACTATCTGCTTGCACTTCTTCTCTATAACCATACCAGAACCTCTGATATTATCTTTCTTATTCGAGTATCTTATAGCGGTAACTTTCTTTCCGTCCTTATTAGTGACAGGTTTATAATCAACAGGACATATAAGAGATTTAGCCGGAAGTCTTAAGCATCCAAGCTCATCTTTTTTTGCTTGTATATCTTTTGGAATATATGCTTCGGTAAGAATCTTATCGAAATTTGATTTCATTTTATGTAAAAGTGATATCTTTGTTCCCATCATTTTATGTAAATTTTTTGCTGCGAATATACGAATTTCGTAAATACGAAACAAGTTATTCGGATGGATGGGTAGCCTGTGAAGGTCGCCCATTTGTTGTTTAAGGAGGGTAGGTGATGTCCGTAAAGCACTGTGCGCGTGAACGATGGTTTTTCTCAACCTACTTGTTACGCGCGCGTTAATAGGTATATTTATTAAATATAATTAACTCTATAAATATATTCTACTTACTAATATCTCTATCCGTACACAGAACCTCTCCTGGCGTCGAGTTCCTGTGTACTCTATTTAAAGTCTCTATTTAATAAAACATTGCTTTTTACCGCCAAGGTATGGTGCCGTCAGGCAGGATACCGCAGGCTAAACATGGTAGAAGCCGTATCCTATACCGGAAGCCGGGACCCCGGTAGGGGGATCGGGTGGAGCAAAAGCCAAAGAAGAAAAAGTGAGGTCATGTGCGGTCGCTCACGCTCCGGCCGCCCGCATCTTCTACGGCAGGCTCCATCGCCCCAAGGCTTCCCATTTCCCCTTGGCTTTATATCCCATAGCTTGGGAGAAAGGAATCCAAAGGAAAAAAGGTGTGGTCATGTCCCGTGAGGCAGGATAGAGCTGTCCACCGCCGCTCGGAGGCATGTATGGCCGGTGCTCAACTGGCCTCGTTGCCGTGGCTTACGGTGGACTCATTCGGCCTTCCTCCGCCATTTCCACCACCTTTTTCCTTTGGATGTTCGTAAATACATGCTAATCAGCATATATTATGTTGATTATGGCATAATTTCTTGACAACGATATTTTTTTTAAGTAGTTTTGTCGAAAACTAATTTTATATGCCGGAACAGAGGAAAGCTTTCGTATTCGCGTTGCCTTACGACACTAGGCTGGATATGATCCAGCAGTTCTTAAGGATATACAACGGCTATCTGGATTCCAAGGGTAGGAGCTTGATTACTGAAAGGACGATAAACTTACTTTCTTTCTACATCAATTACGGATACTCGGATGATACCAGAGCCAAGTACATGGATTGTTATGGACAAAAGGAATCTTATATCGCTGTCCTTAACAATGAGCTAAAGCGTGGCGGTTTTTTAGTAGATAAAAAGAACGGAAATTTCCGTACCCGTGAGCTGTCTATTGAGATGAGAAGCCTACGTAATTATTTTGTTCTTGACGGGGAGGGTGATGACACCCGTGTAATGGGATTCGTATTCAAGAGAAACAAATTGAATATCGATGGATAGGAGTCTTATTTCGTTCGACAGGGATATTGTCGATGAGGTGGTGAGAAGATCTGGAGGGAAGTTTACCAAGCAACAGGTCGAGTGGTGCATGAAAGCATCCGTATCTTATATCCATCATCTCGCCAGATATACCGATAATATATCTATCAGGATACCGTTTATCGGATATGTTATATGCAACCTCCGTGAGATGCGTGTAAGACGTGATAAGATACGTCGCATATATGTCAAGGAGGGTAATCGTTATCCAGACGAAAGGATGCCTATTGAGCTTGATTGTCTGGATAAGAAGATAAAGGTGATAGAGGGTATGGAGGGATTGAAGAACGGAGATCCCCTTATACGTGACAACCATGAGGCTATGTACCAATGCCGGTATGGTATGACATGGGAACAGTTACAGGATTTTCAACAACAACAATTTAAAAAATAATATGCAAACAATTGGTAAAGCCCAAGTAATAGCCCAAGCTTGGGAAGACAGTTTATTGGGCAGGATTCCTAAGGATGAGAAAGATTATCCGGAGTGGTACAAGAATCGTCTTGATTTATGTAAGAAATGTCCTAAGAACTCTTCTAATATAGCTTTCTTTAAGTTACCAGCTAAGGTATTGCTGCAAAGATTGATGGGAAGACAGGCGTGCTCGTTGTGTGGTTGCTTTATCAAGGAAAAGGCTTGGATGAAGACAGAGGTATGCCCGTTGAAGTTCGTGGAAGGAGAGAAAGCCAAATGGAATGCTATGGAGGTGATAACAGCCGATCATAACGATTTTAATATTGAGTGCCCTAACGATTCCTTTGATATAGGACTGACGGATGACGAGAGCGAGTTTTATCTAAATATTTTTGATCAGAAAATAGGTGATAAGATAGAAATCGTGTTATTTATCACCCATAATGATGGTTTCCATGTCAAGGAGCATCATCTCGGATGTGGATGTATGGGAGATGTATCATATAACAAACATCCTGACAATGAGAATAGAATTATATTTAGGATGACGTTAGATACCTCAAAATATACGGAAGGTCATTTTGAGAAACATCTATCTCTTATGGGTTATACTAAGGACGATCCTGAACGTAATTTCAAACATTTTCCGCTACGTATTATAGGGGAAGCTTATAAATAATGCCGTGAGAAATCTCGTAAGAAGCAAGATAGATGACCGTATCCATGCCCTTATTGTCATGGAAGTCGGATGCCGTGAGTTGCCTGAATATTCGTTGGGTGATATACTTTACTCCGCTTTAAGGAGGATAGCTAGGGCTAATGGTGGTAATGTCCGCTTCTTGCGGGATGTTAGTACCAGGGATTTATTGAGGTCTATAGACCAAAGCATCAGTGATGAGATTGAGTTAAACAACAATGATTATAATGCGTAATATGGAAGATAAAGATATAAAAACAGAGATTAGAGATTATCTTAAAGAAGAGGCGGATACTCATATAAGGCATTGGATAGCTATAAAACGTGAGAGCAAGCGTTTGTATAGCGATATTGAGGATAGGACTAAGAAGATAGCCCTTAAATCATCTTCATTGATAAAAGAGGAGGATTTTGTCGTTCTTCATGAGATGACCCATAAGATACAGATGTTGAATATAGAGGCTGTAAAAGTCAATTCTAGGTTGATGTTCATAATCCAGTTGGCTACCAGCTTCGGTATGGATCTGGATTTAGATACGACATATGCGTCCACCGCCAAGAGTATTATAGAAGACAGAACGTCTGGATTCGTGTTTTATGATGACAAGGAACGTCTTAGATATGCTGACAAGGAGCTTGAGGATATGTTCCATGACATGAGCGTGACGGAAGTAAGTAAGATCGGGGTTGTTCAATCTTATGAGCTTCTTATGAAACAGTATAACGAGTTTAAGGATATGAAAGCCAATGCCACAGGGAAGACGAAAGCCGACGAGTAGGGACGTCGATCGGGTAAACGATAATCTTGAGGTCATATCCAAGGCCGTGGATGACGCCAAGACGTATATCGCCAAGCATCCATGGGATAAGGAGAAGCCTGAGGATATGGCTAGGGCGTTCGATTTCATATCCAAGCTGATCGATAAGATCAACGTATGGAATGACTCGTATATGGAGAAGAGTGGGATCATGGATGTATACAGGAGTGTCAGCAATGTCCAGAAGAAGGAACGTAAGGGACAAGTGTCTGGAGGTATAGAGTCCGTATTAAAAAGTATGAAGTGATGGGGTTAAGCACGAGTCCAGAATTTTATGTAAACATGAAGAATCCTCCAGTGTGGAACGATTTGTTCGGCTGGGAGGATCAAGATGATGATGTTAAGCAGTTCTTCACGGAGGAGGCTTATAAGGTCAAGAACGGGGTGACTATCAACGGTACGTTCATCCCGCCATGGCTTTATTGGCATGTTAATTTCTTTCCCGTATTTCAAGATCTTCCAAATGGGGAGCGTGTTCCTGCTATCAGCCGGTTACGTGATAATGAATGGTTTTTCGCTGAGATGTACCAACGTGCCCGTCAGGAGAAGAAAGGGCTGGGGATGTTCGGTACCCGTCGTTTTGGAAAGGCCCTTCTGGACTCGGAGCTGATATATACTCCTTATGGACCTAAGAAGATAGGGTTCGCTGATATCGGTGATATCATATATGGCGATGATGGTAAGCTTACGACTGTAGTAGGCGTATATCCTCAAGGGTTCGTTGATATGTATAAGGTGACGTTTGAGGACGGGCGCAGTATAGTATGTTGCGGTCAACATCAGTGGAAGGTTAAATATCATGGTGATTATAAAGTCATGAGCACTATGGGTATCATCCACTCTGACTTCCAGAAGATGACCATAGATATAGGGGAGGCCGTGGATTTCCCCGAGCGGCGGTGGCTGATGTCGCCCCAGCTCCTTGGGTCTCTGACCGCCTCTTTCCTTTGTGGATCTACCGACAGGATCTTCGAGTTAAGCAATAAGGAGATGGATGATATTATTTATTCATCCAAAAAACAGAAGGAGTTGTTTATAAGCTCATTCATGAAGATATCTTGCGGCATAAGTACCGGTGACGATCTTTTTAAGGTCGTTTACAAAAGTGAGTATATTATATCCTTCGTAAGAAGAATATTCTGGTCTATGGGATATTATTGCGTCATGGATGGTGATGATATGTATATATCCAAGACCCATAACAGACTTAGGATATCCGATATAGATTATTACGGGAAGTATAAAGCTACTTGTATTGAGGTCGATAACAAGTCCCATCAGTTCCTTACCACCAATTTTGTCGTATCCCATAATACGACTATCATGTCATCGCTTCTTCAGATGAACGCTACCATGACGATCGGGCTTAGTCATTCCGTGGTAGGTTTCAGCGATAGCGATTTATCTAATATAGGTGAGTATTGTGAGTATGGTCTTGATCATGTGCATCCTTTTTTCAGGATTAACAGGACCAAGACCGATTGGAGTTCTGGTGTCACCTTAGGCAAGCGTATGTCCAACGGGGTTCGTGATGTTCATGCCATAATATCCATAGCCAACATCAACATGGGTAGGAAGACATCCACACAGAAGACTGCCGGTCTGACCCCCGCCACGGCTATTTTCGACGAAGTAGGTAAGGGACCTATCAAAAAGCCGTACACTGCCGCCATGCCGTCATACGACACTCCTTACGGCTGGCGTCTCAGTCCTATCTTGGCTGGTACCGGTGGTGAGGTGGAATTATCCAAGGACGCTCAGGAGATGTTCTCTGATCCTGATACATACAATCTTCTGGTCATGGATTGGGATATTTTAAATCGGAGAGCCATGAAAGGGAAAACATGGAAAGAACGGAAATGGGCGATGTTTGTCCCCGGTCAGATGGCTAACTCCGGTGTCAAGAGAACTATAGGTCTGGGTGATTATTTGGGGAAACCTGATGATAAGAAGCTTAATAAGATCAAGATTGACGCCACGGATTTCGAGGCTAGTACCAATAAGCTTAACGAGGAACGGGAGAAGTTATCTACGAAAGATAGGGTAGCTTATACCTCTCATACCATGTTCTATCCATTTACGATCGACGACTGTTTTTTAAGCTCATCCCAGAACCTATTCCCGGTCGAGTACGCTATCAAGCATAAGAATGATCTTCTTGAGTCAGGGCAATATAGCGGCATGCTGTGTGATGTTTTCCTTGAATCTGGAAATAAACTTGGCACTACTAAGTCGAATAAGCAATTGGCTGGTTTTCCGTTTAGCGGCGGTGTTATTGACGCTCCTGTCCAGATATTCGAGATGCCTCAATCCAATAGGTTTGATGATTTTATATATGTGAGTGGTAGCGATCCCTACAAACAGGCTAAGTCGGATACGCCCTCATTAGGTGCTTTTTATGTATTCAAGAGACGTGTTGGTATTCGAGATCCTTATGCCTATAGAATAGTTGCCTCTTATGTATCTCGTCCATCATCCATAGATCAGTTTTGCCGTACGTGCGAGGTGCTTCAGAAGGGATATGGTGCTATATGCCTTATGGAGAACGCTGACCAGATGTATGAGCAGTATCTTAATCGGAAGAGTGGTATGCCGGCATCTTTCTTCTTATTCGCTGGCGAGGCTATAGCCAATAAGTACGTGAAGGCCGGCTCCCGGCAGAACAGCAAGCTGGGGCTATACCCTACCCCCGGCAACCAGAACCTGCTATTCTCGTGCGTCGTGGATTATTGCTGGCAGGATTTCGTTATTGGTTATGATGATCAGACTGGTCTTGATATAACTGTCAAGGGTATTGAATTGATTGATGATATAGCCCTATTGGATGAGATAATACAGTACAAGCCCGGATTGAACGTCGATAGGATAATAGCCTTCGGGCATGCGTTGGTTCTCGCTAGGTATTTTGATGATAACAATTACATGCCTAAATCGAAGATCGAGGAGATGAATAACGCCCGTAAGGAAGACGCTTATAAACACCATGAGGTATATGCCTCTGCCTTTGGATCGGTATCTATAGGTGCGTTTCGGTAGTTTAGTGTTGCTTAATAACTTATCTTTGCTAAAAACAATTGGATTGATATGGAGATTTTCAATAGAGATCATTCGTTTCCAGCAAAAGGAGCGTTATTAGGATTACCTCCTCAAGCTATTTCCACGAAGAAAAAGAACAGGAAGTGGAAAGAGGATTGTATGGACGCTCTTGAGACGATAGGATTGAAACAGTATGATCGCAACCAGATGTACCGTGACTATTATCTAATGGCGGATGGTAAGTTATCTTTTATGGAGATGGCGGATGTCATCCCTCAGCTAAGGAACGTGCAGAAGCTAAGGAGTGATATAAGAATCCCTTCTTTCTTGAAGCATTATGATATCATAGGTGGTATCGTAAACGCTTTTGAGGGATGGCTGACAAACCTACAGGATAAGTATACGGTTAACGAGGTAGGGGATATGGCTATAAGTGAGTATGAGGATACGATGTCAAACTTACTTCATCGTCATATACAAGAACAGTGGGATATTATCGTTAATCAGCGTCTTGTGGAGGCAGGACTTGATCCGACGTATAATGAGTTCAACTCCGAGGAGGAACGTCAGGCTTATGTTCAGCAAATACAACAGGCCAAGGCGTCTATGACCCCTGATGATATCCAGAGGTTCATGAGTACAAGATGGAAGACGCAGGCGGCAGTATGGGGGGATCATACGATCGAGGCTGACCGTAGCCGGTTTTATATGGATGAGCTTGACAGGGAGAATTTCCGGGATCGTCTTCTTAGTGGAAAGATGTTCCGTAATCATTTCGTTGGCTTCGACTACTATCGTCCGGAGGTATGGAGTCCGATGGAGGTATTCCATCCTGACGTGAAATACCCGCAATACGGATCTTATGTGGGCCGTATTCATTATTACGAGGGTGTTGAGCTGATATCAAGATACGGCCATAAGATGACGGCCAAGGACAAGCGTCGTATTATGGGCGGTGATGATGATTATGAGGGATGGGTATCTAATGACGGTACTAGGTATGACTGGAAGAAAAAGAAGCCGTCTATTACCGGTATGTACGAGAATGAGGTTATTCCATGGAAAGGATACCATGATTATGAGTCTATAGTCGCCGCTGAGGACTATTATGGTGTTCCGATGGGCGAGTACCACACCTTCGGGCCGGACGGGGAGGAACACACCCAGCCCCGCTTCTTGCCCCGCTTCCATCCATTTGGCTATTTTAACTCTGACATGTCCAATGGCAAGAGATATGAGATAGACTCTCGCCTTTTTAGGGTAATGGAAGGATATTGGGTATCCATGAAACCGGTATTCTTAATAACTTACATGACGGAGACCGGGATGGTGGATCAGGAGCTTGTTACCGATGAGCTTCTCCCGGAGTTCTTGGAGAAGAACGGGATAAAGAAGGTGAAGAGGGTGATGGCAGAAGCCGTTGGTGATCCTGAGGTGAACACCTACATCTTGGAGTATGTTCCTGAGGTTAGGTTTGGAGTTAAGATCACCGGAGGTAATTTAATGGATAAGCCTATATATATTGGTGGGGATCCAATACCTCATCAGATACATGGTGACAGCAGTCTGTATGATTATGTCATTCCGGTTTCGGGATTTATAGGGGCCAGTCTCGCTGATCGCATACAACCGTTCCAGATGATGTATAACCTTGCTATGAATCAGCTATACAATAACGCCGAGAAGGAGATCGGTAAGTTTTTCTTAGGTGACTTGGGATTCCTGCCTACTGAATATAAGGATATGATGGACAAGAAGGGCGCTTTGGCTACCTTCATGCAGATCGTGAAGTCCGTCTCGTTTATGGGCGTAGGTGGTAACGATACGAACAATCCTTACCAGAACCCACAGATGAGTAGCATATATAACCAGTTCGGTGTATATGATCTTACTAATACGGATCAGATAAGATCCCGTATGGAAATGGCTTCTTACGCCTATATGATGGCTTATAGGATGATAGGTATATCTGAGCAGGCTATGGGTCAGTCAACTAGATACGAGAGTTCTACTGGCGTAAAACAGGGAGTTAACGCTACTATGCTACAGACTCAGACTTACTTTAATGATTTCGATGACTTCAAGAAACGGACATTGGATATTCATCTAGCCGTGGCTCAAGTATGTCAGAAGGAAGGATACGATTGGACCGTGATGTACAGAAACAGCGATCTTTCCTTGGCTTACATCAGTCTTACGGATAATAGCTTGTCGTTACGTCATCTTAATGTTATGGCTGTCTCTAATTCCAAGAAACGTCTGGAATTGGAGAATTTGAAACAATATATATTACAGACAAATACGTTAGGTAATGACTTACTTGATATCACTAGGATAATGAGCGCCAACTCAACGGCTGAGATGAATCAGATCGGAAGGGATGCTAGATCTTACGCCGATCGTGTAAGGCAAGAAGAATACCAGAATCAACAGCGACTTGTCCAGCAGCAAGCCGAGGCCGAGCAACAGGCACGTAATGATGAGCATGAGAAGGATAAGGAGCTGGCTTATATCAAGGGCAACTTCGACTTAAGGGGTAAGAGCATAATGGCCGCCGGTCAAGCGGCTAGGACCGAGAACAACTCTGAAGGCATGGATTATGTCGAGGCTATGGCTGATAGGGCTTTAAGGGAAAGAGATCTTGATATCAAGGAAGAGGAGATGAGAACCAGACAGGCTAACGCCGAGGCTGAGCGAAGATCTCGTGAGGAGATAGAGAAAAGAAAGTTGGAATTAAAAGAAAAGGAGATAGACGCTAGAAACAAACGTTCTGATACAGATAGGTTTACGTCAATAATAAACAAGAATTGATTACAAGTTTTGTAAATATTTTTACAAAATCTGTAATCATTTTGGCGTAAAATTCTGTCATATACTATAATGGGTTTGATTTAATTGGTAATTGGATTAATAATACTTTTGTAAAAAGCAAAAAAGGAAATTGTATGAATGACATGGGTGATTTCGCTAAGGGTTTTAAGACCATGAGTGTCGAGGAACTTTTTTACCGTGGTAACGGTGATGGCGATAAGAATAATATCGAGGGTAAATATGATAAGGATGGTAATCCTATAGGTGATACCAAGGAAGAGCCTGCCGACGGCGGAGCGGCTGAAGGTGGCGGGGATAAGGGCGGCGACGCTACCAACCCAGACCCGGATTCCTTTGGCGAAGGCGGTACTGATAATAATAACGTGGTATCAGGTTTTAACGGGAAATCTTTCTTGGAGAAGATGGCCGCCAGAGGTATCATCGACAGTATCGATAACCTTGATATTATGGTAGATGATAAGCCAGTCGATCTTTCTACTATCACAAAAGAAGATGATCTACTTGATATAGTGGAGGGATTGATCAAGGATAAGGCCGATGAGTTGTTGAAGGATAAGGTTGATACCGGTTCTATGTCTGACTTCATGAAGAAGATGATAGAGGTGGATAAGGCTGGAGGTAACGTAGGTCAGCTTCTAAACCAATATCAGAACATTCAGGCGCCGTTGGACAACCTTGATATGAGCAACAAGAATGATCAGCTTGCGGTCATCCAGCATTATTATAAGATGTTGGGTATGCCGGAAGACGAGATAAAGGATAATATGGAGATGATGATTGGTAAGGGCGATGAGTTCATTGAGTCCAAGGCCAATAAGTTCCATGATATCCTGAAAAAGGAGATGGATAACCTTATCGAGGAGGAGAAGAAAAAATCCGAGAAAAGGAAACAGGAGTTGATTGAGCAGATGAAGATCTATAAGAAAGGTCTTAAGACGTCTATAAGCTCAGGGTTCCAGTTGACTGACACGATGATAGGTAAGGCTGTCGATTTCGTTACCAAGCCGATAGACAATCAAGGTCATACGGCTATAGATAAAGCTTATTCGGAGGCTATCAAGAATCCGGACATGGCCGCTGATCTGGCTTTGTTCTTGATGAATAAGGACGAGTTCCTTAAACAGAAGACTAACAAGGCTAAGATGGAGGTCAATAAGAAGACCATCACTCTTCTTTCTGGCAATAAGGGAGGAAAGCAAAATAAGAATAATATCGATAATGATACTATAGAGGCTAACTTCCTTGATCTGAGTGGATCAAAGAGTGTATAACATTAAAAGATAGATAATTATGAATCCTTTTTTAACAAAAAGTTTTCCGGCTACCGTGAATGGCGATAACGTTATTGCCTTCACCGATGCCAAGAATTATAAGACTTCGCTCGTAGAGCATAACTTAGGCTCATTGGCGAGCTGGTATTATGAGGATCCGGACAAGAATCATTTGGGTCTGTTGAATCTGTTCTCTAATATCGCTAATTACCCCGTTCCGATGTATATGGGTATGATTAATAACGGCGCTACGATCTCCGTTAACGGTATTGGAGCTTCTTTCCGTTATGATCTTCCCGTTACAAAGACATTCGCTGTCGTTACGGCTGAGGATACTTCAGGTCATCATCTAAAACCGGGTATTGACGGTGGTTTGTTTGATATTGTTTTGAATACTTCTGAGTTTACGGCTTATGATGTCATTACCTATGACGCCGCTAACGGCTGTAATATCCTTATCTCAGGTGAGATCCCGTCTAAGACAGAAGGAGATTTGACACGTTATTGGGGTCGTGTTATTGGCGGTAAGGCTAAATACTTCCCTAAAGAGAAATTACGTCCGGGTATCCGTTATTGGAAGATCGGTCATGCCCTTGGTGAGTACAGTACCCAGTTCTCTAAGGTATCTGGAGCTGACAAGGCCGGTTCCATGACTTGTGAGTTCCGTTTAGGAAACCACCGTGGTGTTGAGGGTGAGACAACTATGTATGCTGGTATGAAGTCCATGCAGGCCGCCCAGAATAGCACTTCAGAGTTCGTGGAGACTGCCCTTCGTCGTATGAATGCCATGAGAAGCGAGTATGAGGGTAATATTCCTGATTTGGCTATTATCGGCAAGACTGTTAATGGTAGACTTGATTTACGTACGGCTAAGGTAGCGTCCACGCTGGAGGTATTCTGTATGGCTGAGTTGGTTAAGCTGGAAGCTAGACAGTTGATGTGGCAAGAAGGTGGTATTATTATGGATCAAAATGGTCCTATCCATTTGAATGAGGGTATCTACCGTCAGCTTCGCCGTGGTTATACTATCTACTATAGTCGCCCGATGGGTATTACTAAGGATACTCTTATGGCTGCTGCCGCTTATATTTTCCGTGGTCGTCAAGATCTTCCTATTACGGAGCGTAAGATTAAGTTCAAGGTAGGAACTATGGCTATGGCCAACTTAGAGAAGTTGATTAGAGAGGCTTTCTTTACTACGTTGAGTAATTTGAGCTGGGGTATGGGTAGTGACCGTATGTTGCCTTCTAATCCTATCTCTGGTACTAATGATGCTATGATCTTAGGTCCGGTACAGGTTAAGGGCGCTTTTCTTCCCGGCATCGGAAATGTAGAGTTCGAGCACGATCCTTCTTTGGATTACGCTGACATGACAGATCGTAGCGAGTTAGTGAATGGCATGTATCCTAGATCCTCTTATTCTTGTATTATTGAGAATATCACTGACGCTGGATCGACTAACGCATATTCCGCTATTCCTAATACGGCTAACGCTAAGTTAGGTAATATGAATAACAACGTATTTTATATCAAGCCAGAAGGCGTAAGCATGTGGTGGGGTTATGAGTACGGTCGTTGGGCGCACAAAGCCAACGGAAATGAGATCGTATCATCCTTGCCGGGCATGAAAGAGCAATTCTGGTGTCACTCAGCTTCCGCGGCTTGGGTTATGGATAACAGCAAGTTCTTGATCATCGAGCTTCAACCGAACTACTTCGGCTAAGTTTTTTTTTCATATGTAATTTGGTTTTTAGAGGGGAGGATATTCCTCTCCTCTTTTTTTAGGAAAGTAACGCAAAAATAAGGAAATGAAAGAGATTTTAAAATCAAAGAAGGTATTGGTCGAGGTAAACGGCTTCAATATCATGTCAGATACCTTGTATGAGGTAGTAGGTAAACACGACGGAAGCGCTCCGCAGGCCTTCCAAGACGCCAATATAGCCAAGGCTCCGTTCCCGGAGAATGCTACTCACGTATGTTGCCCGTGGGATGATTTCTCAGAAGTTTACAATACCGGTTTTTATCCAAGATCAAGATGTTATAATGGCATGGATAAGGATGAGGTTGATAAGTTGGTTGATCAGCGTGTCAATAATATAATGAAGCCTTTTGAGAATATTTCCCAGAAGGATCTTTCCCAGACAAATTTCGAGTTTTGGGATGATGCTAAAGACAAGATCTATATGGGTAAGGTTTATAACACGGCTAATACCGTTGAGTTATTTTATTTATATCTGGCTGTATTTTCTGGCATGTTGACTCCTCAGGAAATGGATGGTGATCCTATTTTCATGAACTCCATGTTCTGTTTCATTGAGAAAGACAACGCCAAGGATTTCGTTCAGCAGCGTGAGATCAATAAGATGAATATCAGCTATAAGTTTATCAACGCCCTTAAGAAAGGTGGCAAGGAACGTCAGGCTGTCATTGACCTTCTTCTGTACATCGGCATCGTGACTCGTCCTGATTTCACGGAGGATGATTATTACACCGGATCATTATCAAACTGGATGAACGAGAAGAAGACCAACATCGATTATCTGCTTGATATTTGGGATCGTTCATTGGAGGGTGATTTCGAGGAAGTTCTTGAGTTCTATCGTATCATAAACGTCCTTCAACGTAACGGTCGTATTAACATGACTCCATCCGGCTTGCAATATAATGGTCAGATCATAGGCCCTGACACCCGTACGTCCGCCGAGTTTTTGGCTACCAAGAAAGATCTTATCAGTGTAAAGGCTAATGTCTTGGATGAGTACGAGGAACTTATGTCTATTTCTAATATAGACGATAAGACCAAGAAGGTTAAGGATGTCAAGAAGAAGGAAGACGTAGGGGAAGGTGATAAGGAGGAATAACGATGACGATCCAAGAAGCGTATCTAAGGTCTTTGCAGAAGAATGAGCAGAATCTCGCCAATGGCGGGATTAAGCTTGATCCAGGAAGGTTCGTGCTTTTGTTCAATGAGGCTCAGGATAGGTTGATAAGATACTATCTTAATAGGAAGGATGATGAGACCATCCGATCTATACAAACTCTTCTGGTATACTGGAAATCGCTTAATAAGATCAATCATATTGATGACCCCGAATCGACATCATTCGGTCTTCCTGATGATTATTTATGGTTCTCAAATATAAAAGGAGCGTTTTCTTATAATGGATGTGAGGTTGGAGATTTTGTCATGTGGGAGGCTAAGAACGAGAATGTCCATGAGCTTCTTGGGGATGATAATAATAAACCTTCTTTTGACTATCGGGAAACGTTCTACACCATAGGTGACGGGAAGGTCGTGGTGTATGAGGACGGCTTCCTCACAGACGAGGTCAGGATGACCTACTACCGGAATCCGGTACGGGTGGATCTGGCCGGGTACATCAACGCCGCCGGCGAGCGGTCCACGGACATCGACCCTGAGCTGCCCGATCCTTTGGTGGAGGAGATTCTGGATATGGTCGCCAAGCAATTCAACCTTAACGAGAATGAACTAAGTAGATATAGGATGGATAAGGATAATGTGGCTTCCTTTAAATAAACACCGTTAGTTTGATCATTAAGCCTACTCGGAAACGGGTAGGCTTTTTGTTAACTTGCTTTAATTATCTATGACAGGATTTTTCGATCCCCATCTTTTCTTCCACTTCATGCCGAGATAATTTATTATTCCGTCAAAATTAGAAACGATTCCACTTTCTATCATATCGGATATATATCCTTGTGTCATTATTATCTCCTGCATTTGCGTAATCGAGGCATAATTCCTTATGCCCTCTTCATGCTTGCCGAACACCACGTAATTTATGCCTTTGGCTATCCTTGATATATATCCCTTGAAATCATCATTCGTTATATTATCGCCTAATAAGGATCTTATATCTCCGCTCATTTTTATATACGTATCTCCCGCTATATTCCTATTCTTTACGAGGCCGTCCGTTAGCCATATAACTACCGTGGCGTATATTTCAGGATCCAACTCCATGGCTATGGTGATAAATACGTATGGATCTATAAACCATTTTTGGGCTCCTCTACCTCCCTTCCTATAGGCTAATCCCGCTTTTCTAAATTCTTTTAGCGTAAGGTTCTCATAATCCAGCTTGCTTTTGATATTATCATTGCCGTATCCAAGCTGGCTCATTAGGGCTTTTATCTTCTCCTTGAACCCTTGCTGAGACAATACGTCATTAATTTCCCTTGATGATAATCCCATGGATTCCCTTTTGCTCTTTATTGAACTCATAGCCTCAGTTATACATACATACCCATCCTTGCTCATTATGGATATCTGATTCCCTAAAAGCATCCTGCTTTCTGATTTTAAAATCAAATTTGATTTCATAACTTTATATTTTTAATTTATACTACATCGTGAATCGGTCTGTGATAGATAGATTCACGATACAAATATAATTAAATGGGATTTGTTGCCAAAATATATTATAATATATTGATACATAGAATTATGTGAATGGGATTTTTATTGCATTATTATATAATCGGATATTATTTTTCTGGATTCGGAGAAATATCCGACTCCAGAAAGTAGTTGATTATAAGATACTTACTATAAAGATTCTTGTCCTGTTTTTATGGATATATGCATTCTAATAGCATTTTCAGTATAACATGTTTACAAAAAATGTAATATGGCTGTATTGTCATATATTCCCGACTATGTTTTATTGAGGTGATGTTGTTTATGATTATGTTTGCGTTAGGTAATGATTTTTGAACTAAAAAATTGATAATATGTTGCACAGACCGCAAGACCGGGTACTTTTCGTACCCCCGCACGCTAAGATGGTGGATGTTGATTCCATCTTATTGAAGGAAGGACAGATCGGTATTTATGATACCAGAGATACTTCCGAGAACGGTTGTAAGGCCGTGATTGATTTTACCGGTAAGCCTCGTAATGATAAGCGTTATGAGATCCGTATCGGTCGTAATGAACAAGCGGCTTCCCGCTCTATATATGACAAGGATTTTTCCACGCCTTTGTTCTCGTTGAATGAGATCACCGAGATTTACGCTTCCTGGCCGAAGAAGGATCACGCTTATGTCGATGACGTTATCTTAGGATACAATGGTGTCTCTGACGACACGGCTTTCTCCGTTTCCAAGGGCGACCGTATCGTTATCCGCTTGATTCTCGCCGGCAGGGCTTTCGAGCTTCTTGGCTACGAGGGAGGTCGTGTTGAGATCTTTGACGCTATCCTCTTGGATGATTGCGACAATACCCCTAATCAATGCGAGGAATGTGATCCTTGCGAGGAGGTTGATTTGTTACCCGCCGTATTGAAGTGTATCGAGCGGATGAAGAACCAACCTATTGCCGGTGGTGGTAAATTATCCGATTATATTGATATCATTCCGGTTACAAGATGCACTAATGAGGCTACTGAGCCTGAGACGGAGGACGTGAACTTCTATTGTATGGAGGTATGCGATACTGGTGATGATCTTGCGTTGGCTGAGGTTCGCGCTCAATATCCAGGATTGAAGATCGTACGTGAGACTATCGAGGGTAGCATGTCACGTTATAAGGTGATGAAGAAAGGCGCTAAACCGGCTGATTATACTCAACGTCTGATCTCTATCATGAAAGGATGTACGGATTGTTCTCCTAACTATACCGAGGTTAAGGGTGGTTATCTGTATTCTATCTCCTTGGAGGATGACGGTGTCGATATGTCTACTACGGTGGAGTCATTGCCTAACGTTGTAGCCGATACGGTTAATAAGATGAGTCAGATCAAGGGATCAGGTTTGTATATTGCCGCTACTTCCAAGAAATTGACGGATGAGGAGATCTCTACTTTCGTGGAGGCTAATCCTACGGCTATTATCTACTATGTGGCTAAGACATCCGATATGTGCGAGAATCCTACGGTTCGAACCGCTTCATGGTCAGCTTGTGGTTCTTGCAAGGTATCCACCGAGAAGTATTATATCACGATCCCGGATGATGAGTGCGGAAACAGTGCTTTGGAGGAAATCAAACAGGCTTTCCCGGAACTGGAGATCACTGACTACGGTACTCCTGCGGCTTGCCAGCATAGCTTCCAGACAACGGTATATACTAACATGTTGTGTGATGAGTGCGACAAGGTGTTCGAGGGATTCTTCACCAGCAAGGCTCCGGCGTCCTACCGCAACCGTATGTGGAAGAAACTGGAATCGGCTCAGGAACTTGGCACTAATTGCAAGTGCGGTATCCGTTTCCGTGGCAAGGAAATGTTATTATCTCCGTCAGAGTGCTTGATGGATAAAATGACCTATGTAGAGGATAGCGTTGAGATCGTTGGCGCTAGCGGTGGTTATCCTGATTCTCTTGATGAGGGATCCCCCATTTGGTGGGATCAGCTTCACTTCGAGAGATTGTCCAGCAAAGCCCCGCGTACTCATGTTGGCGGCAATATGATGGATGATGAGTTGAAGGGTTACGCTCATTTCAACGGTTTCCCGAAACATCAGGATTTCATGGGACGGACATTCATGAACGAATACAGCCGTGTTGAACAAACAGCCCAATACGTGGACTTCCAGATCACGATTAATCCTCATAGATACTCTCAAGGATTCGGTAAGGTTCTCGCCGATGATCCGGTTAATCTGATCTTACGTGTACGCTATGGCGCTCATGAGGGTGTTCAGGAGATGATCAATATGATCGGTGCTGCCGCTGGTCTTGGACCGGCCATCGTAACTGAGCCGAAATAAAGAACCTTTTTTGCGTTCATATATTTCCTAAAGGGGAGAGATTCAATTCTTTCCCCTTTTTTATTACCTTTGAAGCATAAGAATTAAAATGTTGTAATATGTCAGCTATTAATGAGTATCTAAAGAGACTTGCTTCCATATTTGGTAGCATGGGTTTCTCTGTTCCGCCAGATGACTTCTCCGGTGTTGTTATAGACGGAAAGACGTATCCGGTCATGATGAGGAATGACGGGTGTTACGTATACTTCGATGATAAAGGAGTAAAGAGACTTGTAAGCGAGGTTCCTAAAAAGGACTATCAGTTCATTAACATCAAGGACGCCCGTGTGTCGATCGTCAACCAATGTTATCGTACTCCGGGAGGTCAGGTAGAGGCTCGTATCCATACCTATATGAATAATAAGGGTGAGATATTGGCCGAGAAGATATTTATCATCAACTCTTCAGATGTTGATACGCCTATTGGTACGGAATTGGATAAGATTCCTGCCGAGTGGGTGGCTATAGATTGTGGTATAGCGGAGATGACCGATCGGGAGTTGATATTCGTAAGTAAATGTTACGCCACGGAAGGGGGCAAGGTCCAGATCGAGGGCGTTGAGTCAGTAGACCCCCGCCTGAACCCGGAGGTATCCCATTATGAGGTGGTGAATACGACTGACGATAGCAATCCTATCGGTACGGAGTATGATAAGATACCCGATACATGGAGTCGTATAGTATGTGATTTCCCGGACATGACCCAAAGGGAGATAATACCGGTGCTTAAATGCTTTGATACCGGGACCGGAAGGGTGCAGATAGAGGGATATAAGATATTTGATTACGAGATGGGTACCAGAAAGGAATGGTATCGCATCAAGCAAAGTACCGATCCTGATAATCCGGTAGGTAAGTTTATCACCAGCATAAGCGATGACTGGGTTGAGGTCGTTTGCGACTTCACGGATATGGAGGACCGGGATATTGAGGTAACTGTAGAATGTTATAAGACACCGGCCGGTAAGGTGAAGCTGGAGGTTCTCACGTCATGGGACGGGAATATAGGAGTTAGGGATAAGAGCTATAAAGTCCTGGAGACTACCGATCCGTCACAACCTGAGGGCGCCAGCTTCAGTTCCTTGCCAGATACGTGGGTAAGGACTGTCTGTGATTTCGACGATATGGAGGAGCGTGACATCAGGTCTTATGTCGAGTGTTATGACGGAGGCAATGGCAATGTCAAGCTTCGTAGGCTGGTTTCTTATGACTCCAAGATAAAGGCAAGATACGTCCGCTTCGAGGTGCTTGAATCGGATGACGCCGGCTTCGTTCCGGGGGCCGAACTGGCTGCCCTCCCGGACGGATTCTCTTTGGTGTCTTGTGATTTCACGGATATGGAAGATAGGATGCCTATTGATATCGAGGAGTGTTACAAGACATCAGCCGGAAGCGTGCGTATGAGACATGTGGTGTCTTATGACGGTGATCTTGGGAAAAGAAACCAGTTCTGGGAGATTGTGGACTCGTCTGATAATAGGTATGGGCTAGGAAATAGGATAAATAATATCCCTGCGGATTTTATCCGTGAAAGGTGTGCTCTAGAAAGGTTGGATGATCGTATTACCAGAAATGCGGTAGAATGTTACTCGACACCGGGAGGATCGGTAAGGATTAAATCCACTTACATTATCAACCCTTTAAATCATGTTAGGTCGTATAATCATCATGTATTGAGTTCTACAGATAATGATATTCATGTTGGTGTTCAATATACCTCTTTGCCATCTAATTTCACTCGTATCGAATGCGAGGAGCCGGATTATATGGATCGACTTATCGATACCACTGAGACTTGTTATGATACCGGAAAGGGTACGGTTAAGATCAGGAGACAGGAGTCGTTGAACGGAAATCTGGATGTAAAGACTTTCGACTATAAGATCGTTGAGTCTACCGACACCGATCATCCTATCAATACTACCCCTACGCAGACGGTTATTAACGGCTGGACGGTTATCAGTTGTGATCTTAATATCATGGACGTGGATGATTGTTATGAGATCGGTGGTCATAAGATACATTTGAAGGGATTCAGGACAGTCAATCCGGCATTGCAGGATATTAAGTCTATATTGTATGTCGTGTACTCTGATCATCCTGATTATAATGTAGGTGATGAGCTTACGTCTATACCGGATGGGGCTAAGGTGACGATCTGCGATTACGCGGATAAGAGCCAAAGACATATGGTTCCGGTGCGAGAGTGCTATGAGGTGGCCGATGGCCGGTTCTATGTGGAGGGGAGCCGGTTGATTGATAACAATATGGTCGTAGAGCGGACGTCGTTGATGGTGATGGAGTCATCCTCTCCTACCTACCCGGTGGGGACTACGCTGACCGCCATTCCTGTTGGCGCTACTATCGTGGCTTGTTTATGTCAAACCTGTTAATCTGAACGGCTATGGTTAAAGTATGTAATGATTATTTTATGATTGACGCCTTAGCTGGAGGTCAGGTCGTAAGAAAAAGGAAATATCGTCGTGAGAATACGATGATAGGATATAAGTGGTATGATTATAATGGGGTCGAGGTAACTGACCCCATTGAGATATCACGTCTTGACGGATTGGCTACTAAGCATCAACGTGTTGATGAGGCTTATGATGATCATGCCATTTTCATGTCGTCAACCAATTACGTTAACAGCGTTTCCGGTATACCTATGGATAAGCATATGGTTGTCGTTGGATGGAGGCCGGATAGCGAGCAGGGCTTTGTAACCATGGCTCATGATGAGGGTCTTGATGGGGACAGCTATTATATAGTTGTTATCAATGCCGGAGATAAGCAGGCTGCGATCTACACCCCCGTGGACCCTGAGGATCCAAAGGATGGGACTTCCCGTGCGGTTGATGGCGATAACGTTTCCGTTGGCGGATCATATGTCTCTATATCCCCCAAGCAAGTAGAGAGGATAAGGGTTACTTTCCGTGATGGTAAATGGTATTATGAGTTAGTCACAAAGACATATCCTAGTAATACTGGAGGCATTAAGATCGGGGATATTGATTTTGTGACGTTCAGATATTTATGGGAATCAAGTTCCGGAAGGGACTTGGACACGATGACGGAAGCCCTTAATTCTAATGTTCCCACCATAGATAATCTTGCTGTAGGTTGGTCTGGCCCCGGAAATGAAGATAGCTCTGTTAGAGAAGTTCTTAAATGGGGTGGTGATAATACAGGATCCGGTAAGGAATGTGTTTGGATGTCGGTGAAGGATTTAAGGGCTAAGTATTATGATGTCCTACCTGAAGAGACGTATTTTATGGCCTACGCTACATGGTTTGGATCTAAAGGCACGGGTAAATGCTCTTTTGAGCTTGTCGGATACAAGGGAGGTACGATGAGCCAAGATGGATATAATTTCATCAATACCGGTGGATCTGTGGTGTATCAAAATACGTATGATTTTGTTTGTCATACCAGTAAGGGTTCATCTACGTATAAGACATCCTACGAGAAGGTGGCTCGTATTACCTACAATAAGCTCACTAACGAGGTTTATATGTCCATCGGTGACGCTATAGATCAGGAGGATAATTATGATAAGTTAGAGCGAGAGATCAATAATATAAAGGAAAGACTTAGCGATGTCGAGAGCGAGTTGGCTGTCGTAAGACGTATAGCTGAGGGCAAGAACACGGCGTATATCTTTGATACGGTCGATGCCATGAATGAGTGGCTGGCGGTCCCGGAGAACACGGCTAAGCTCCGTGTGGGGGACAGCTTCTGGATCAGGGAGCAGGAGGTACCTGATTATTGGTGGGATGGAACTCAGGCTTTAGAGCAGGAAGGTCCGAAGGTTGATTTATCTCCTTATTATACGAAAGACGAGATTAATAATATTGTCAATGATATCAATCAGAAGATAGAGGATAAGAGTACGTCTATTATCTTCGATACTTATATCCAGATGAAGTCTTTCGTGGATGATCCAACTAACGCCGATAAGCTTAAGGAAGGTACCATCTTGTTGATACGAGAGAAGAACGTACCTGATTATTATTACGATGGTGCTGGGATAGTTAAGATGGAGGCCGATGTAGAGCAATGTCTTTACGTTACTTTGGCTAACAAGCCTACGGAAAGCACTATAAGTTATACTCAAGATCGGGAGGTGACTAATTTCGCCCCGGGTGCTATAGCTAGATGGGTTGACGCTGACGGCAATAACGTGTTTTATAAGCTTGTTGAGATAGTAGGTGGTAAGGCTAAGTGGATTACGTTGATTGATACAAGATATGGTAATGTTACGTTGCAAAGCACTTATGACAAGAACTATGAGATCGTGAATATCGTATCTGGGTCTAGGTTACAGGCTATAAATAGCGAGAAGAATGATATCAAGTTCGTTAATAGTGCTACGGGTAACGTGACTGTCGTGTTGAATGGTACCGTATCAGGGGGAGCCAAGAAACTTACGAGCCTGTTGGCCGTGAACGAGGTAGTCTTGACCCCCGGAGCGGCGGTGTCGTTTACCCGGAACGGCGATGAGTTCGTGCTCACCGAGTTGTTTGGCGTTACTATCTTCCCCGATATGGCGGATGCCAATCGTGAGGGAGAGTGGGTTATGAGCGTAGGCATAACCGGAAAACCGATCCTTATGGAGGTAAAGGAGATGCGTAAGTGGGATGAGAGTATAACTAAGGAGCTTACAATAGATGAGCTTAACGAGAAGTTTCCTAACGTGGATATCGGATTCGCCGTCGTATGCAAGACCATCAACAAAGTATATGAGATGGTTAATGGATATAAGGAATGGGTGTCTTATGATATAACCTCAATAAATTAATGGTATGGCTTTTTTAGTAGGATACGACACGGTGGCGTCCTATGTCACGTTTATAGTGAATGAGGATAGATTCCCTTGTTTTGATGGTAAGGGTGCTGATTATATACCCGATCCGATAATATCATCGAATGATTTTAATCGCAATCTTAGGTTCTCGACATCTAGACCGGGATTCGTGGATGTTGATTGGGGGGACGGGACAAAGGATCAATACCCTTTAGTTAAGACATTTAATGGTAGTTATAAGATTGTATTCAGGTCTCTTGACATTGAGTATAAGAAGAATCCGGATGATACCGTATGGTGGTATAAGAAAGAGGATGGTTCACAATACATACCGGTCCCTCCACATAAGTATAGCGATATCAGGCGTAGAGAGGTTACGATGAGGTTCTCTAACGTAATTGATGGGGAATTTAATATGGATGGTATTGTCCTCCATGATTTTCCTGTAGTTAATCTACCTGATATAACTTATTTGGCTATGGTCAGATCCGTTCTTAAAAATGGCGATATCCCATATGACAGGATAAGTAAGAGCGTTAATCTTCGTAATATACAGATGGGGGCTTTTTCTCATCCTGGTGTATGGAGTAATTGGCCAGAAGGTTTTTTGAACATGAAAGATCTGAGGTATTTCGGATGCAATAGCATTTTTAACTTCGGGGATGATCCTGATTCTAATTGGAGAAGATTCTCTGAATGGAAGAATCTTACTAATTTAAACTTCAACTGGTGTAATATTCCTTCTTATGATCCGGCTTTTAATTCTATCCCGGCAAAAGATATAAGAATTATAAGCGATCGGAATAATATACCTGTATTTGATGAGGTGGATAAGGTTGGAGATGATAAGACAGGCGTTGCCTTTATGGGTGGTGGTAGCTCATGGAAACAAGATCTGGTAGGAGGTAAGTTGAATAAGATTCAGGGCACGTATTGTAATTCAGGCACGGTGCCGGTAGATGATCTTCCGGATTGGTTGTATGAGGTAAGGGAATTTAGGGTATGGACTTTGTATGATGGTAGATTTATAAATACGCAGGAGAGGGCTGATACATTCGTAAATACATTTTATGATAAGATAATGTCGTGGAGTTATATAACGATGTCACAGACGGCTTCTGACGGTAACAGGAATCAGTTTTATAAACTTACCTTAGATTTATATACTTCCGTAGTTCCTACCAACAAGAGACCATCTGGCGTTTATCAAGCCCCTGAGGGGTTTGTTAAGGGTGTTAGCAACGGTAATCCTACGACGCCTATGGAGAAGGTGTATGTACTTACCAACAACTACGGGCAGACATGGGTCTTGGCCCCTGCCCCGGCTTCTAAGGCCGCCCTTACGAGGGCAAGGCGGGCTGGGAAGGCTAGGATTACCCCTTTCGTCCTTGGCGTAAAGGACGGCCATGTATCCGTGTTCAGCGGAGATGTATTGGATGATAATATGAGTAAGTATAATTTCGCTGACAAATACGAGGCTATAGATATCTGTAACGATCTGGGATTGGACGGTTCACCGGTTGTCGAGTATTTCAGGAGAATAGAGGAGGGAGAGGTATGAAGTTGATATGTAAGGATACGAATAAAGGGTCTATAACCTTTTTTACTAAAGGCAAATACGCTTTTAGGGGAGTTAACAGGAATGATACTACTGATGATGTTCCTGATCCTATATTGGATGGTAATAATTATAATGAGCATATAGAATTTTATTCCAAGACTCATGGTATGTGCGAGGTTGATTGGGGGGACGGGAATAAAGATCAGTTCCCTTTCGTGAAGGCCAGAGGTGAATCTATATATGGGCAATATAGGTTAATATTCAGGAGGAGGGATATAAGCTACAAGAAGAATCCAGATAGTCATCCATGGTGGTTTTATAAGGATGACGGGGGTGAGTATATCCCTGTGCCTAATCATGCTTATGCTGATGGACTGGATAAAGAGCGGGTCGTGGTCATGACTTTTACGAATGATATTACATTTGTACAAACAGCAAGGATAATGATGACAGGATTCCCTATACTTGATATGCCTAGCCTTGTCAATCTGATTATAAGTATCCCTGGTAATCGTACCATAACAGATATCCCAAAGGATAGGATAAAGAGATCGGTAAATTTAGAGCGTATAAATTTAAGAGAATTTGGCGTGGGGACATTGACATCCATACCGGAAGATTGGAATAGATTAACTAAATTGAAGAACTTGAATTTTGACATGTCTATAGATTTTAGCGATACCGAAGCTTCCAATATAAGGAAATTTTCTTCCATGTGGCCTAATTTGGAGATATTGTCATTGTCCGGCGGAAGAGTGAGGGTGTATCCTAAGGAATGGCTGTCATTCAATAATTTGAAAGAATTGTATTTAAGTTATGGTAATGCCACATCATCGTTTGATCCTAACACATGCCCGGCTATGGATGAGGTGGATAAGATAAATTCTAGTTTAAAGATTTTCGATCATATAAATAGATGGTATGGACCTGTCGTGAGTTGGCATCCGTATATGAGCGGTAAGGGATTGGGAAACATTGAGCGTATCGACGCTTCATTCGGTTATAGTAATATAGATGTAAGTAATCTCCCGGATTATATATATGAGATGAGGTCTATGAATAGCTTTTATATGTATTGCAGCTTGTCAACCCAAGGTCGATGTGATACGTTTATATCGACATTATATGATAAGGTGATGGGATTTGATTATCTCACTATGTCTTCCTCTGCTTCCGATGGCAAAAGAAATCAGTTTTATGGATTGTATCTAAGTATGTATTCAACTTCCAATCCTGATGATAAAAGACCTAGTGGCGTATTACAGGCTCCCTCTGGTTTTATAAAGGGTCAGTCTAATGGCTCTCCGTCGACTCCTATGGAGATGGTTTATGTGCTTATGAATAATTATGGATGGAGGTTTAGTATGGCACCAGAGGCTTCGGTGTTAAGGTCAATACGATCTTCTGATATTGACACGAGGTTGTATAAGCCATATAAGCTTATCGTATTTGACGATGGGCGTACCTTTGTAGGCAATGGAGATGTTTTAGCTCATGATACGGATAAGGTATTATCGTTTGGGGGTCAACCAGAAGGGGAGTATTTATGTGATTCTATGGGATTGGACAGGAATGTTATTGTAGAATATTTTAACAAGATAGGCAATGGCTAAGACATTATATAAATACGAGGCATCATCCAACAAGTTCGTGTGGTTCACCACATGGGATAGGGCACTTAGAAATTATTATACCGATGATTATAATTATGTACCTGATCCTGTCGTTGGTAATCCTTATAATACGTTTGTCGAGTTTAGATCCAGAAAGCCCGGTATGGCTAATGTGGATTGGGGGGATGGAATAAAGGAGCAGTTTCCTATGACCAAGGTTCAAGGGGAGGATAATTATCGTATTATATTCCGTTCTTTAGCGATACAACATAAGAAAAATCCCAATACTACGTGGTGGTTCAGGAAGGAGGATGGATCGCAATACGTACCTATAGATAATCATGCTTACGCTGATGGGAGGAGGGACGTACAACGGGCTGTGTCGATAGATTTTACTTGTGATATTTATTATGCCAATATCCAAGTTTGTAAGATGACGGCTTTCCCGATTGTGGATATACCAGGACTTGAGTTTTTGGCCGTATCCCATACGAAGTATGTTAATGACGGTATACCTGTAGACAAGCTGTCAAGATCCAAAAAGTTAATTTATATCGATCTTCAAGATATTGGGCAAAGAATGACCGTAATTCCTGAGGCTATAACCAGCAAGACAGAGGTATATTATTTAGGTATGTTTAATATGCTTGATCTTAGGGATATAGAGGCTAGTGGGATAAGAAATATAAAGAACATGAAAAAAATTGAGGGTCTTAATTTAAGTTCATGTTATTTGGATAGATATATAAAGGAGTTTAATGACCTTCCTAAACTTAAGACGTTAAAAATAACTCCTGCCCCCAGTGATATGTGGAATTATTTTGACCTTAATACTATTCCATCATTTGAGGTTGATAAAATAAATCCTACAATCACCACTTTTGGTTTTCTTGAAGACTGGATGGCTTCTGGGAGAAGGACAGGATGGAATGATGATAATATGTTTGGAAGGGGACTGGAATATCTTACTGGTTTTGGTGTCTCTAATTGTAATAGTCTTAGAATGGATAAGCTTCCGGATTATATTTATGAGATGAGGGCTATTACATGGTTTAACGTGAATGCATCCACTCATAACCAAAAAAGATCAGATGATTTCGTGAACTCTTTCTACGACCTTGTTGTAGGATGGGATCAGATTACTATGACATCCGTGGCTAAGGATGGGAAGAGGAACCAGTTCTATAGTCTTTCGGTAAGCATGTATAATGCTATTTATCCAACCAAAAACCAGCGTCCTTCCGGCACGGAGCAGGCCCCAGAGGGATTCGTGAAAGGCTCGTCCAACGGGTCTCCCGCTACACCTATGGAGAAGATATATGTGCTAAAAAATAACTACGCCCAGAGATGGACGATAAAACCGGCTTAATATGGATAGAAATGATATCATAAAAGAACTTGGATTGTATTTTGATATAGTAGAATTGGTATGTCCTCATACGTACAATAAGTGGAAGGACAGATCGTGGCAGTTTCTTGATACAGCGTTTCTCCATAATCTTCTTATATTACGGAGGGATATAATTAAACAGCCTATGTATTGTAATAATTGGGACAAGCAGGGGCAGTTTTCCCAACGTGGTCTTAGATGCAACATCTGCCAGATAGTTAAGGATAAGAAAGATGTTTATCTATCCGCTCATGTGTTGGGTAAGGCTGGGGATTTCGATGTCAAGTCAATGACGGCGGAACAGGCCAGAGGCTTGATCTTGGATCATCAAGATATGTTACCATATCCTTTCCGGCTTGAAGGGAAGGTGGGTTGGTTGCATTTTGACAGCCTTGATACGAGGAACGGTATACACGCCGTGGTGTTTTAGGTACTTAACGGTATAGTGGTTAACTTTGCGAGTAGGGTATAAAATGAAAGACAAAGACATGATAGAGCGAGTGGGGGCTTTGTGGAATATTGCGCTTGCGTATGGTGCCTCTTGTTGGGCTTATTTCCAGCCAGTACACCATTTATTGATCGTATTACTTATAGTATTAATAGCGAATTTCTTGGCTAGGTTAGCGCAAAGCGTAAGGGGCTGGAAGCTCCGTAGAAGCCGTAGGAGGAGGTTTAGTTTCAAGAGATGGTTTAGGGAGGTCAGGTTTACTGATATTCTTAAGGAGTTCGCTTTGTCTTGTTTTATAGTAATGACATTATGTGTTATATATAAGACGTTATACCCGATCGAGGAGGAGGCTAGCATGATACTTACCGTTACCAAATATGGGGTGTATATAGCCCTTGTTGGATATGTGATGCTTTTCCTGAATACGATAGGGGATGCTTTCGCTGACGCTTATCTGGTTAAGGTGTTCAAGGCTGTATTCAAGAGAATAAACGTATTCAAGATGTTTGGCTTCTCTAAAAACATACCTGACGAGATGTTTGACGATATAAAGAAGATTGCTGATGATAAGGTTAAGGATAAGTCTTAAGGCTGTTTTTTGTTTAGGTCTGTCGCTATTCCTGTCCTCTTGTGGAAGCAGGAGGCAGGTTAGCGACACGTCTATAGATAATCGTTTGATAAGCAGGATAGAGACGATGATAGATGAGGTCATGGACCGGAAGATCGTAGAGATCAGGACATCTGATCTTAATGCTGATATTGTCATAACTGAGAGGAAATTCGATACTACGAAGGAGGTGGATCCATCCACTGGGGAGCGACCCGTGTCCTCCCAGACGGACGCCCATATCGTCATCGGCCGGCGGGATAGCACGGTGACGACCGATTCCCTTGGCGTTGATAAGACGATTACCGGTATTGAGGATATTGATAAGAAGACAGACATCAAGCATAAGGATATAGACGATAAGGAGGAATCAAGGTGGCCGATGGCTATTATCTTTATGTCGATCTTAGGTATATTGGTTGTATTATTCGTGTTGTTGAAAAGATTCGGATTGATAAAATAATAGGTGTACAAGAAACCCCATACACCTATTGGTTATCACCCCAGAAAAGAATTGCAAATATGAGGTCAGTCCCGGATTCGAACCGAGGTATATGGTTTTGCAGACCACCGACTAAACCAACTCATCCAACCGACCGTATCGCAAATATAAGGATTTTATTTGACCAGATGACTTAATCGACCATCTTTTTAACTAACAACTTTCCTTAAAGCCAAATAGTTCTTATTTAACTTCTGGAACCGTAGAGATAATTGTATAGACAAGTATTGTTTTTAGGTGACTCTTGTTGGAAGCCAATGAACAAGGTGGCGGCGTCATGGCGTGGGGCTGGTGGTTGCCTTCCATGGCCGGCCAGGAGCGGAGCGACTCACGATCCACCCTGCCGATTCCCTTTGGCACTTCACGCTTTAGCGCAGAAAAGAAGTAAGTATATAAATTCATTAACATTTAACATAGGTAGTAATTATGCGAATAAGATCGAACAAGAAGATGTGATAAGTATGCAGATAATTTAAACATAAAGCATTTTTGGTGGTATTATTGAGATCTTTATTTACATACATACTACTGGTTTTTAAGTTAATGATTTTTAGTTATCTACTTTGAATAATAAAATGCGTTAGCTAATATCAATTCATTAGTCAAGTTATTAATTAACAATAGGTGGTTATTAAAGGTAAGAATAGTTTATAATGGATTTTTCCTAGAGAGGGTAGCGAAACTTCTTAATGCACATGTCACAAAATGAACAACTGTGTTTCAGGTACTTATCGTATTATTGATATAATATCATTGATATGTAGTAAAATTAGCCACGTTTTTACTTCCAAGAATCATATCTTTTTCGTATATTTGAAGTGGTTAAGATAATGGTGATATGAAGTTTGACTTGAATTACATGAGGAAATGTTCTTCTATGATAAAAGAATTTCCTGTATATACTGAGGCTGAGAAGAAGCAGATAGTTGAGGGACGCTCTTGTATTAAGCTGTCTAAAGGTCAGCCTATATATCCACGTAATTTCAAGAAGCGTAGAGATACTTTCGCCGGTGCTGATTATACCACGGCTAATCCAAGGGATATTGATCCTAACAACATCTATATACCTCCTTATTTTAGGCTTAAGATTATCATGGCTATTATCATCAACTTTGATAGGGCTATTGCGTTTAACAGGATATCGGATAATGATTTTAAGCTGGGTATGACATATCGGTTTATTTATGAGCATGTTGGTTCGTTTAAGTGTTTTGAGAAGGCTTACAGCGTGGTATCATTAGTTATTGACAACGAGTTGTCAATCATGAGATCCATTGGTGATTATAATTACAAACGGAATATGCGTAAGATATATCCATCATGTTTCGTAAGCAAGGCTAAATTTAGATATATTGGAGGTGGTGAAGATATTCCTCCAGTAAGTTCTAAGGAGAGAGCTAACAAGGCTAGAAAGGCGGCTGTTGATCATAAGGTTATGATTATGGTGAATATTATTGGTACGAAATCAATCAATAGTATAAGGAATATTGTTAAGTCAAACGGTAAGCTTAAGAATAATGGCAACAGGGCTGATGGGAGAAATGATAAGACTCTTTTCAGTAAATTCAACAAACGCCTGGATCATGAGGGATTTAAAGAAATGAAGACCTCATCCTTGTATAAGTATCTGAAATCGGCATTAGAGTTTTTAGGTGTAAGCTTATTGGAGTTAAGGGCTTTTGCTGATAGGGCTGCTTCTGATATAGAGAACGGGAAGAAGGGATATGTTCCTGATTTCTGCTCTTTTGATGATTGTTTTGATGTTTGTTCTTTTATGGAGGATTCGTGATGGATAATTTAAGCGTCGTAAGAGGTGGCGATATATCTGTTATCTTTAATCATGATAACGATATGTTTAACATTCAAGAGTTATCCGATTCTATTGGATGTAATAATGTTTTATCATCTATTGTGAAAGACCCGTTAAACGGATCCATGTATGTCGTAAGGGATGTTTCTGGTCAGAAGTGGGGTGACATCGTGGCTTTGGTAAGATTTGGATGTATGCTAAATAAGTCAATTATAAAGGATTTGATTATTAAGTCTATTAGATTGTGGGTAGAGGTATGTGATATATCTTATAATAATGTTGGTTTATCTATATCCGATCCTATATACAGTACTTTTCTTTTTAAAAGTTATATGTCGGTAGCTGGAGATAATACCGACCTTAATAGGTTTATTGTGGCTCTTAGAAGTAGGATGCTCACCTATGATCTTAAGCCTCTTTATCTTTATCTAGCCATGTTTATGGCTATTAATGGAGGTATTCTTCTTAGTGAGGAAGATCTACTTGCAGCTCTTATCTTGTAGCTTCATTTGTTGTATTGTTCAAATTAGTATCTTTGTGAAAAAGATATTAATATGAACCAGATAAATATCATACCGAAGATAATTCATGATAAGTTCGCCGCTAGAATTATCATGGATGATTATGATATAGAGAAACCTATCGTTATTACTGTCGTGGCTAGACGTAACGATGGTGAGTATAATACCCAGATATTGACATACCCGACATCGGGCGTTGATTATGAGGGTAATGTAAGGATGGTGTTTTTTGATGTCGCTAGGTCTCATGTTTGCCAGATAACATCGGTATTTATCAACGGGCATGAGGTCAAGACATATTATACCGATGTCCCTGATCTTGATATGCAGGCTCGTTATGACGATAGCTTGTGCCGGTACGACAAGAAGGTTAATATGAATGATATTCGGCTGTCATTTCAGGTGATAGAGACACGTGATCCAAAGGTATTGCAGGTACTGGATGAGTCCGAGTGGGGGCTGCTGGAGGATAGGAAGGCGATCATCGAGATCACTACGCCGGGTATGTCCGACCCCGTTACGTTGTTTCTTGGCAAGAATCAGGTCAATACCTTTACCAGCCTAACGCTAGGTCTCAATTGTTTTAATTATGATGATTGCAATGTTAAGTATCTTGATCTTCCAGACGGTATATATGATATTAAGATCATAGGTAGCCCTTCCACTTACAATTTCAGTCGCAAGTATCTTAAGACGGATCTTATACGCAGACGTCTCGACCGGCTATGGATCAAGACTGATGTCTTATGCGAGGACAAGGATAAGGGTCTTATAGACAAGATACAGGAGATGGAGACACTTATGGCCGTAGCCGAGGCGAATGTCAGGTTGGATAACATAAGGGCCGCCCATGAGATTATTGATCGTGTCGGAGAGCTTCTTGAGATGGCTACCAATTGCGTGGATTGTTAAACATAAAAATATTTAGTCGTGGGTTGTAACACTTGTAAGGAAAAGGCGTTAAGGGCCGAGAGAGAAAGGATTGAGAGAAGTATGATGAATCATTCTTCTTCTACCGCTGTTAGCGATATGGAGTACGCTTCTAGAAGCACCGCTGGTTGTATGGTTATGCAAGATCCGTTGCAGACCATGGAACGTGACGTGGTTAGTATATATAAGCAAGTTCGTACCAAGGGTGATGGCGTGGGTGTATCTTATCTTAATATGCAGAAAAAGATCCGTGAATGGATCAAGAACCTGCCGTATGGATGCCCGCCTGACGAGGAGGTACAGGAAATGAGAAAGGAGATTCTGAATGGGCGCGCAGAGCATATCAAACCTTGATAGGACGGATTTATGTAAGTCCGTAGACGAATGGCTGTCCTGCCAATGGGGTAGATATATGAGATACCATAGGTATAGGATCGGTGACAAGCCTGATATATCCTATTGGGGTAGGATAATTCGTCTGCAAAGGTCATTATGTGATAATGATTGCGGGTTATGTCCGGATGAGGTAAGATCGTTAAAGGAACGTGTTAATAAGTTGCTGGCATGAGAAAGTATAATTGTTCACATATAACTCCGTCCACTTGCGTACCTTATGAGGGTGATCTTCCGGAGTGGTCAAAGTATAAGGACTCTGATGAGTGCGTTATGATCTCCGACGTGATAGAGGAGATATATGAAGAGCTTACCCGTATTAGGGAGGCTATAGACGTCAGGGATCTTGGCGAGTCTTGCGTGAAGATAAATGGCGATAAGACCGTAGCGAAAATCCTTTACGCTATTGAGAATAAGATCTGCAATGGGTAATTAATGTCCTGATTTTAGGATATTAAAAATAGCCAATCGGTTTGTGTTTATCATCCCGATTGGCTATTTTTGTATGTCCGCCGACTCTCACGAGGGAGCGGACATAAAGTAATTAATTATTAATCTCAAAATTAGACTAAAAAATGAAGACAGTAAATGTTTTAACAAGAAAGATGGGCGATTTTAACGTTTTTCAAAGAACTAGTGATGGTTATTTTGATGCCAATAGTTTACTTAAGCAATGGAATGATAATCCCGATAATATAAGAAGAAAGTTTTCTGTGTTTATAGATAGTCCTAAAACCATAGAATTTTTAGAAGCTCTAAAGGATGATGAAAGCCATAGTCCAAAAATGGACAATGGTGATAATCAGTTATTTGTAAAAGTAAAAGGTAGAGTTACAAAACATGGCAAGACACCTGATAAGATATGGATGCATCCTTTGCTATTTATAAAATTCGCCATGTGGATAAATCCTAGATTTGAGGTTCAGGTTTTGAAGTTTGTACATGATCAACTTATAGATTACAGAGATAAGGCTGGTGATGCTTATAGGAGAATGTCTTCCGCTTTATCTAAAATCGTGGACTCGTCAAGGTTTAAAGATAAAATACAGGATTTAGCTAGATCTCTGAATATAATAGTTTACGGTCTTCATGAGACTATGATAAGAAACTCTGTTGGCGAGGAGGTCAAGGCTAAAGAGTTGATGGAGCTAGAGATTGATATAGCTAAGATGATTGAATTTGGGTATATAACTACCGAGGAGCAGTTAAGGGATTATCTGTATAAGGTTTTGAGAAGCAAAAAGGCTCTTCCTTTGTAATTTGATTTTAAATTGTATCTTTGTGACAAAGTGAATCACAATGGTATACGGTAATAAAGAAATAGTTCGGACGTTCACCAGAAATAACCCGCCTGCCGGGTATGTGGGCGGTTCTGTTGACTACCGGGTCCCTCCCAACGTCTATTTTGGCGATACGCAGGAGGAGGCTGACAACAAGGCTGAGGATGATATCAAAGCCAACGGTCAGGACTACGCCAATACATATGCCGACATAATACCGTCCGTATGGTATAATGATCAGGTATGCGATGAGTTTATCAAGAACAATTGCGTAAGCGGTAAGGGATCCAAGGAGCAGGTATGCATAGAGGAAGGCAGGTTTGTCTCTTATGTATCCAAGAAAGATGCCAATGATAAGGCTAGGGTGGAGCTTGGACGGATCGGGCAGGGGGAGGCCAACTCCGTCGGGGCTTGCTGCGAGGACTGGGCCTCACAGCCTCTTCGTGGCTTGTTTTACAAGAACGATTGCGAGGCTGGCACATCGGGCAAGGAAGGTATTGTATATGAATTACTAGCCGGTGCTGTCATATCCGATATATCACAGATAGACGCCGATACGTTAGCCTATAGGAAGTTCATGAAAGAAGGTCAGGAGAAGGCTAACGCCGAGGGTAGTTGCTCACCTGTATTCTATAATACTATGATTGGTGATTGGTTCGAGAAGATATGTCCGTTCGGATATAAGTCCGGTAAAGTATATTACTCTATCAAAGCCAACAGGTTTAGGTCATGGATATCGGTTGAGGATGCCAACGCCAAGGCTCGTGAGGTCTTGATGGTAGAGGGACAGGAACATGCTGACCTTAATCTTGAGTGCGAGAAATGGATTGAGAATATCGATCAAGAAGATCAGTGTTATTGGGGATAATACCTTTTTTTGTTTTTCCATAATTTATAGATTAGTGCTTGGAGGGGATCGTGTATCTCCTCCATTTTTTTGTATATATATCAATGGTATTAAGTTTATATACTGTGATTCACTTGTTTGTATGTTGAATATATTTTATATTTGCATACCTATCTATTCATCTCGAACCGATAGGTATTATGTTTAATTTAAAATATTGTTCAAAGTTATGAAAAGTAGGGTTGAAATCAAGTCTTCCGACAGGAAATTGATGGGCGTTGTCATACCGGCGCTTAGTGATAATGGTTTTGTTAATATCACTTTAGCCATGAAGGTTTTGTCTGATGATAGGCTTAAAAAGGGGCTGTCTCCCAAGAAGCTTAATGATATCATTAAGTATGATGGGTTTCAGGAAAAATGCAGGGAGATAATTAGTAGGCTGGAAAACAGGGATTTATGTAAGCGGATAAATATCAGCCTACAAAATAAGGCTCTAAATCTTAGCGATTTAAATAAAATGGGATTAGCATGTCGAAAAGGTAAGGGGGATGGTCAAATGTGGTATATGAATCCATATCTTTTTCTCGTGGTAGCCATGGAGATGAGTCCTGAGGTTTGCGCTGATGTTGTAATGTGGTTTGTTGATAATGTTGTAGGGACAAGAAATGCCGCTGGTGATGCTTATATAGAGATGTGCAGTAGTGTATCTTCACTTATAAGTGATAAAAGTAATTTAAAGGAGTTGTTATCAAGGATAGCCAAGGGTATAAATTTCGTCGTGTTTGGCGTGCATGAGGAAGGGATAAGGAATAGAGCTTCTTTTGAAGAATTGGATATGATAGTATCAATAGAAAGGAATATATCTTATGCTATTAAGGCTGGATATATAAAAGATTACAATGGTGTTATAAATGATTTGGGAAGGCAATGGAAAGAAAGATGGGGTAATCCTGTTCTTAAATTGAAGTCTTGATTTTATTTCGTTGTTATAATTCGCAGATATAGGGGATACGAATGTCGTATTCCCTATATTGTTTAATGGAGTGTGTTATCTTGTTATTAAATCAAATCTGTATCTTTGTTGAAAACAATAACATTATTAATATGTGTAGTACAAATGGTTGTTGCCATGATCATTCAAGGGAACGTCCCGAAGAGTGTTGTCATGGCGTTAAGATAGACAGGTTTCTTAACAAATGCCCTAACGATCCTTGTGATCCTTGCGATCGGGATTGTCAGGACGAACCTTGTGTTGGTTATGGATGTCCTATAACCTTGTATGATAAATGCGTCTTGTACTCAGGCGATGAGTTGGTAGCGGATGGCATAGAGAAAGGTGCTGATATCTCTGTCGTTATAGACTCATTGAGGCGTATTATAGCGTCTAGGGATAAGCAGATAGATTTATGCCATCGTGAGGTTCTGGATTTGAAGAGGATTATAAACGAGCTTGTCAACGCCGGTGGTAGCGGCGGGGATAGCGGAACTGAAGAGGAGGTTTGGTGATGAACGGTTGCAACAAAAAACAATACAGACCTACTGTAGACGACACGAAAGTACCGTGCTCTACGTACATGAGTACCGATTGTATTTACCCCGGTGATAAGGTACGTGTGGAATCATTGGGATTGTCCCCTAATTGTGATATGTCCGATACCCTTAACGCTATGATAAAGGCTATACGGGATAGGGATGCCGAGATACTTGAATTAAGAAGAATGATCAATAAATTGATTTGATATGAGAAGTAATTGTAATCCATGTAAGCCGGGATATAGACCGGGGGACGAGTGCAGTATCTACAGTTCCCAGATCATATATGACGGTCAGTCGTTCCCTGAGGCGGATATCAGGAACGGTGATAGCATGAATAGCGTAATCGAGTCTCTGGTAAGGAAGCTGGTTGCCGTATCTGGCGCCACGGCGTCCATCCAGCGTGACTCGTTCAAGGGCGTTCAAGCTGTCAGATTAAGATACGAGCCGTTGAATGTGCTCAGTGTTACCTATTGTGGTACTATCGTCCCTAATGACGGATATGTCGTTTCTGGCAGGTCCGTTAAGTTTAAGAAGAAATATTGCATGGGTGATGAGTTCACTGATGTTAATATCGTATATACTACATTGAATAGTAATATTTTAAATACCTCATGTTATGGCTAAAAGAGTGTACGATACGGTCTTGGCTTCCGAGTGTGACGGCTGGGTATGTGGTGAGACCCTCAAGAAGGGATCTCTTCCCGTAGACAGGTTAGAGCTTGATTCTTTTTCAGAGGCTGTCAGGGAGCTTATAGAACGGTTTTTCGAGGAGGGATGGTTGCCGGACATGATCTGCGATCTTGGTTGTGGTGGCGCCAGCGTGTTTGAGATTAAGCCTACTAACTTCGAGTATCCTCCTGAGGGTGGCGAGCAGATTCTGGAGATTATCGTAGGTAAGAGTGATAAATGGACTATAACTCAAGCGGAATGATATGAATAATTTAAAAGATATTCTTGCTAAGATCGAGCAAGGTTCCTCATGGGTGTCCTACGACAAGATTTCCGGTACCGGCCCCGACAAGGTCGCTATTAAGGTAGAGCCGGGATGGATGGGTAGGTTGCCTAGGGAGACTTACGTAGCGGTCGAGAAAGGCAAGGTTACGAAGCTCGCTACTATAACCCAGAAGGGTATAGAGCGGGTAAGCGTGGATCCTACCAGTGTCATGTTCGACATGGAGGGCGGGACGGCGACCATCAACGCCAAGCTCAACTCCGCCTCGGTCAAGGCTTCCTGTCTTACCCTTGGTGGCTCGGTGAGCAAGTCCTATATAGTATCCATGAACGTGAACGGCTTATCCATGAAAGTCCCGGAAGAGGATAGCAGATATATAGTGTATGCCGATCCTGAGGATCCCGGAGCCACTGATTTGTATGAGGCTAGCTTTGTCATAGCTATGCCTAAGAATATGGATAACGAACAGCATCATGAGATGTTTGTCTTGAACGGTAAGGTTGTTAATATCAATCAACAGCCTAATGATATACCTTATATCATACTTGATCATGACTTCGATAACGTGACTGGCGAGAACGGTCAGGTTGTCATCGATATCAAGTCAAATACCGAGTATGATATCGAGCTGGTATGTTGCACTTGCGGTGATGGTAGTGAGCCGGAACCGGAACCACCCTTCAACGTGGATCCGCAAAGGTTGACGCTTAATAAGGATGGTGATACCCAAATCGTGAGGGTAGAGGCCGGAGATGATGTTTCATGGAGAATAACTGAAGGATAATATGGCAAGGGAAATAGATAAGAATTGTGTCGAGGGTAATTGCTTTGCCATTAACGACAAGAGCCATGGGGTAGGCGATAATAAGCTTAATATCGTATACAAGGCTAATTATACCGGTCAGATCTGTACGGCTAAGTTCCGTATAACGTCAAAGGACGGTAATATTGTCAAGGAGTATATGATAGCCCAAGACGCCAAGCCCGTTTATTATAATATCAAGATGGTTCAGCCGTTCACCAAGGACGACTGTCTGGCCAACCAGCATGGATCGGTGGTGTTGTATACGGTCGAGGAAAGGACTTACAAGTCGTTTATCTCGCAGGAGGACGCAGACGCCAAGGCTATGGAGGATATAGCCCTGAACGGTCAGAAATACGCCAACGAGCATGGTGAGTGTATAACCGATATCTGGTATAACGAGGAGCAGAGGAAGACGTTTATACGTAATAATTGCGATAAGTTCAGTGACGGTCAGGAATATGTTTATATCATTCCTGAGGGCAAGTACGTATCTTCCATCTCTCAGGAGGACGCCGATAGGAAGGCTCTTGAGGATATTGAGAAGAACGGTCAACAACAAGCCAATTTGGAGGGTGAGTGTAAGCCTAAGGAGAATATCTATTATGGTAAGTTTAGCAAGACCTTTACCCGTAACAATTGTGATTCCACCCAATACGGTACGGATGTGGTTGTCGATGAGACGATGGTTACAGGAGACTTCAGATCCATCGTGTCTCAGGAAGACGCTAATAGCCTAGCAAGGGCTGCTGTCGAGGCTCAAGGTCAGGATATAGCGAATATCAAGGGTAACTGTGAGAAGATACCGGTATTTACCGGATCGTACTCCAAGGTATTCCAGAGAACCAACTGCCCTGAGGGTTCTACTCCTGTTGACTTCACCGTGGACGAGAAGATGTGTTCTGGATATCCGTTTACTTCTACGGTATCGCAGGATGCCGCCAACAAGCTGGCGCAGGACGCTGTCGAGGCGCAAGGTCAGGCTATCACCAACGAGCGTGGCGACTGTCAGACTAACGTCTACTATAACGTAAGGATGGAGAAGATAGTTACGAGAAATAATTGCGACGAGTTCCATATCGGTCAACCTTATACTTATGTCGTTGCCGCCGGTAAGTACTTCTCTATTATCTCTCAGGATGATGCTGACAATAAGGCTAAGGCCGATCTTGAGGCTAACGCCCAGCAACAAGCCAACCTAGAAGGTGAGTGTAAGGAGAAGACGATCTACTACGGTAGGTATAATAAGGAGTTCACTCGTAATAACTGTGATGAGACCCAATACGGTACCAAGGTTGTCGTGGATGAGACTATGGTGACAGGAGATTTCAGGTCTACCGTATCTCAGGAAGACGCCAACAATAAGGCTAAGGCCGCCGTCGAGGCTCAAGGTCAGGATGTGGCTAACGTGAAAGGTAAGTGCGAGAAGGTGCCTGTATATACCGGTACTTATACACGTACGTTTACCCGTAACAATTGTGGTGCTGGCACTGGTGGTACTTATACGGTAAATGATAGGATGGTTGACGGTTATCCGTTCACGTCTACCGTATCACAGGAGGATGCCAACAACAAGGCCAAGGCCGCCGTTGACGCCCAAGGACAGGCTCTTGCCAATATCCACGCCCTTTGTACGTACACCGGCCGTGCTTCCTTGGAATTCACGAGAAACAACTGTGGTGAGTGTAAGATCGGATCTAAGGTGACGATTACCCAAGATATGGTAGAAGGACACCCATTCCAGTCTAACAACTCCCAGACCGCCGCTGACGCTATGGCTATGACCGCCGTACAGACTCAAGGACAGGCTTTGGCTAATACCAAGGGTACTTGTTCTGACGCTACTATGTATACCGGTAAGGCTAGCTTCGAGTTCACGAAGAGCAATTGTGGCGCTAATCAGGTAGGAGATCCGTTCACCGTGACACAAGATATGGTGGAAGGTCATCCGTTCCAGTCTTGCGTATCACAAGATGAGGCTAACTTAGTCGCTATGGCCGCTGTCATGAATCAAGGCCAGAAGATCGCAGATGAGCGTGGTACTTGCCATGAGGCTCCTAAGTACACCGGTCATTATAGCGAGGCGTTCGAGAAGAACAACTGTCCGGGTGGATTGATCCCGTCCTCAGTTACCGTGACCGAGGCTGACGTAACCGGAGGCCCGTTCTACTCATATGAGAGTCAGTACGCCGCCGATGAGCTTGCTAAGGCCGCTGTCAAGGCGCAAGGTCAGGCTATAGCCAATGATCGTGGTACTTGCGACGAACTGAAGATATATGTAGGTAATTATAGCAAGGAGTTCACTCCTAAGTGTCCTACTTGTCAGTATGCAGATCCTATCACCGTAACCCCGGATCTTATGGGTCAGTTCTTCACCTCAACCCGTTCTCAGGAAGAGGCAGACGCTTTGGCTAAGGCCTATATCGACAGAATGGGTCAGGCGTTCGTTAACAAGAACTATGATGATACGTGCCATACGAAGACCGAGCAACCGGTATGGGAGACTATAGAGACCGTATGTAAGGACTGTATCTCTCAATTACATCAACGTAATACCAATACCTGCTACACTGATCCTGATAATCAAGAGCGGTATATAGCTGGTGGTAATAATACATGTTTCTGGTTTGGTACGGCATCCAAGGCCTTTACCCGTCAATGTGCGGATGGTGGAGTTGGAAGCTCTGTTACCGTAACTCAGAATGATGTTACGGATCCAAGTCCTAGCTCTGATGGTAAGTTTAAGTCATGTATATCCCAAGCTGACGCTAACGCCAAGGCATTGGCCGCCGTGAACTCTCAGGGTCAGGCCGTGGCTAACTCGAAGGGTACTTGTACGTGGACAGGAAGCTATACCGGACAGGTCCAGAAGAACAACTGTGTAGACGGCGGCGTGGGCGACATGGTATCCGTAAGCAGCAGCAAGCTTCCGGGACACCCGTACACCTCCACCGTTTCCTTGGCTGACGCCAACAAGAAGGCTGAGAATGCGGTTCGTGGATCTGATGGTCAGGCTTACGCCAATAAGAATGGAGGATGTACATGGACTTACGTGGCAAGCCGTGACTTCTATAGGAACAATTGCGCCGGAAGCGGGGTTGGTCAGAGAATAACAGTGACCTCTACGCAGGTTAACGGCGGTACGCCTATCACCAGCAAGGTTTCTTTGGCTGATGCCAGAAGCAAGGCCGAGCAGATCTTAGACCAGAAGGGACAGGATTACGCTAACCAACATGGAACTTGTGTATGGACCGGTACTGGAAGCGCTACATTTTATAAGGATAATTGTGGTACATGTAAACATGGTGTCGCTCTATCCGTTCCTTATAGCGCCTTAGGGTTGTCAGCGTTGACATCTACCGTATCTCAGGCGGATGCCGACAGCAAGGTTCAAAACGCTTTCAAGAATGATACGGCGACTAAGACCGCCGCTCAAGCTTACGCTAATAAGAATGGTGATTGCGCCGATGACGATGATACCCCATCTTATGATGATTGGAGTTACTATTGTAGTGGATGCGATTATCGTAGGAGTAGGAATCAGACCAATCCTTGCTCTTCAGCCCCAAATCAAGATGAGTTGGTTGAGTCCGATTCGAGATCTTGTGGATGCGGGTGTAATAATACATATCATATGGATAATAGCAGGTGTAATAATGGTAATAGCGAGGAGCATTATTCTAGCGAGTGCAATCCTACAGGATATTGGCAGAATGGTGGTGAACATTGCTGTAATCCATATGACTACACTGTCTATACCAATGAGGTATGTAAGGGATGTTCGGGCGAATGCGGTGATGTATGTGTTCCTGATAGCCCTATTAAGGTGGTTAGCGCTGGTGAATTTTGTGCTTCTTCATCGAATCTGGCTAGTGAACAAGCTTATAACAAGTATAAAGAGTACAAGGATGCATTACAATATTTAGTTGATGCTAGGATATGTCCTTCTAAGGTTGGCAATGATGACCGATGGGGAAATGTCAAGGCTACGAACTGTCCTAGCAACTGTACTCCTAAGACTATCAGTTATAAGCAAATCGCTGGTAAATACACCGCCTGCACCAAGGACGAGGCAAATAGGATAGCCGACAATAACCTAC